AATCTTGAAGTATGCCGGAATCGGTAGACGGGGCTGCCTAAAAGGTTTATGGGGAACATCCACTCCTCGCAACATACCTCATAAAGCGGCTGAGATAAATGGTCTATCTCGTGAGGGTTCAAGTCCTTCTGCTTCTTGATACATCTATGGCTCAAAGTGTAACGGTGCTATTTGATGCTCTTAGTAAGACTTTCCCGACATGCGTTCGGGAGTAAGCTGCTAAGGCTAGAGTAGAAGAGTTTCTGAGAGTCGCCACAATTGAAAATTCGTACTCGTCTTGAGCTGCGTGCAATAGGAGATAACTTGATTAGTATTCTAGAACATGCTAATTGAGAATGGTTTCGCTAACCCTGCGAGTTTTCAATTGTGGCTATATCATAATTGGTTAATGATCCTGATTGTGAATCAGGCCTATGTGGATTCGAATTCCGCTACTAACTACCAAATTCTAACATCGGGGAGATCTAATGAAAGCATATCAAAACCTTAAATCTGGCGTAATCAACCTCGTTCATGAAAATCAGATCATTCAGCTATACTCCGATAACGGTGAACTTAAACAGAAAGTTCTAGTTGAAGATCTAGAAGGTATCACACCACAATTCGATCCTGAATCCTTCCGTGAAGTTAAGGTGGAAGTCGCTCCTCAAATCGAAGGTGGTCAGCACCTAAATGTCAATGTGTTAAGTCGTGATCAGCTTTTGGATGCACAGAAACACCCTGAAAAATACCCTCAATTAACTATCCGTGTCTCTGGCTACGCTGTTCGATTTAACGCACTGACTCGTGAACAACAGAACGACGTTATTAGTCGTACATTTACTCAGGCGATGTAATGGGATTTGGATACGATTTCTCCCAGCTACGCAAGGTAGTCGAGCAAACTCCATTTATCTCCCAAGTTTTAGGAGAAATGTGTGGATCGAGCATTAAGACGTCATCACCGGCAACGTGTGAAGAACAACCGCAAGAAGTACTGGACAGTCTTTCCACATGAAGAAAGCCCTAAGCGGTTAGGTATTATCACTACTACTCCTTGCATCTGTTCTTGTTGGATGTGCGGGAACCCCCGCAAATATTATAAGAATAGTAAAGCAGGTATGAAAACCTCGGAAATTAGGAAAATGGAAGCGCTGATTGTGGATATTTCAAATGATGAATTTGATGGCTTTGTAGGATTCGGAGAAGGAATCAGCTCAGGCTGTTTCGAAGATGAACGCCCCGATCTGTGATTAATAACAAACCCCAGCTATTGAATAAGTAGTCTGGGGTTTTTCTGTATACAGGTAAATAATTTATGTATAATAAAATTCATCCACATTAGGTTAATTTAAAAGACTTAATGGAGGTAATATGAGCCGTACTTATCGTAAACAATCTGGTGATCAGTGGTGGAAGTCTAAAGCTAATTACACCCAGGGATATGCTTTCCTCAAAGCAAGTGGCTACTGGATTCGTGTTATTTATGCCAAATCCTGGGACGACATCAAAAAAGAAATGAAGGAAGCAACCATTCGTAATGAGAAAAAGGATGGTTATAACTGGAATTCTATTAGTAAGAATGTTAAGTGGCATTCTAATAAAATGGTTCGTCAAGGGAATCGTCAAGAACTCCACCGCGTGATGAAAGATCCAGAAAATTATGATTATAATCGCGATCATGACATGCGTAAGCGTGGATTATGGTGGTGCTATGACTAAATTCTGAAATAATTCATTTGCTAAACCTCTCTTTTCTTGCTATAATATGTTTATAAATTGATGAGAGAGGTTTGAAATGAAAACTCGTCTAGACTGTGCTGTTCATGTTCTTGAACATGATGTTGCGGGAACCTGTATGTCTTACCACGAAGCAGGTCGTTTAATTAAAGAACGTGTGGCAGATGTGTGCGGATTGAAGATTACTGCTGAGGAAGCTGATGATCTTTTAGGCCGAGCACTGGAGAAAACCGAAATGTTTCTCTGCGATTCTTGTTCTTGGTGGTGTGAAGCTCACGAACGTTCTTTCAACGATTATGATGTATGTCGTGATTGTAGTGGGGAGGATGAAGATGAATAAGTTTATTATTGCACTAGTGATCTCCGCAGTTAGTTTCGGTTCTCTGGCATCTACCAAAGTTTCTATGAAAAATGGTAATGTTAAAGTTCAACAGAACGGCATTATTACCGAGTATGGTAAAGTTCGTGATATTAAGGAACGTAATGGTAAAGTAGAGGTATACACTAACAAAAATTTCTCTACACCAGCAGTAACTATTCACCGTAATGGTAATATTACTACCCAGCGTTCGAACAATTCAAATTCCTTTACATGTCGTTATGACTGTGATGTTGAGATAGAAGAATGAAACATAAACCACTACCGGATTATGATTATTTAGTCCAAAGATTCTCCTATAACGAAGAGACTGGAGAATTAATCTGGAAAGAGATTGAAGTTAAGGTATACCAACACAAATCCTGGAATACTAAGTATGCAGGTAAACCTGCCGGAACATGTAATAAAAGTTCAGGCTATCTCCAGGTCATACTAGACGGAGTACAATACTACTATTCTAGAATCGTATGGAAACTTATTACAGGTGAAGACCCTGGGGAGTTCGAGGTAGATCACATAGACCTAGATAAGTCTAACCATAAAAGAGATAACTTAAGGCTTACTACCAGATCTCAGAATAATAAGAATAAAGCTCCTAAGTCTAATACTGGGGAAAGATATATAACTCTTACCAAATATAATACATATTTGGTACAGTGGAATAATCCAGATTTAGGGACAACAGAGTACTTAGGCACTTGTAAATCGCTTGAAGAAGCAAAAGCTCTTAGAGAAGCAAGAATAACAGAGAGAAGAACGTGAAAAGACTAAACATCAATAGCACAGTGCAGATTCCAGCAACTAAGGATGTTTTAACATTCCTACGGAGTGAAAACGCTCAGTTTTGGCATGATCATGTTGTAAAGAACGGTAGTACTCCAGATGTAGTTGCCTTTGCTAAAAAACGTATTGAAGAATATAAAGATCCAGAGATTAAAGATGGGATGATCACTATGCAATTGTGGGTAGCCATGAATACGTTTGGACCTACTATGAGTCTAGGAGTTACTCCACTGTTTACTAATATTCTAATTAATGAAAAGGATCTGAAATGATTATCTCTCCATTTGCTCTTTGGTTCGTCATTGGGTCTATAGTAGCTATTTATAGCTTGGTTGATGATCTGTATATTTCTAAGAATAAAGATGTAATATTATACGTTATACATAAAACTCGACCGTTAGATCTGCCTCCTCTTGATGATAAAACATTACTCAGATGTGCTAGATCTGTGATATTTATTGTGGATATTCTTCTAGGCCCAACATCTGTGTTTTTCTTTTATAGAAAAACTCGTAATATGAAAAAATTTAAAGCTGAAATGCAGAATACTTAAAGAACTCGCGTAGGACCGAGTTGCGTCACCTGCAATTGTTACGGATAAGGGAGTCGTGCCCCTTAGTGCGGTAAGTGGTGAGGTGGCTGCTAGCCCTAACTGGAGATAATATGACTATATTACTAATTCTTGTTACAACTTGGTTTTTAATCGGTGCTATATATGCGATAGCTATTATTAGACATTTGGATGAACATTCTGCTGAATGGTTCATTAAACACCTTCGTATAGACAACAAGGAGCACGAGTTTGAAAACGAAAAACAAAGAAAAGCAGTTGAAGAAATGACAGGCGAAGAATGTTTATTCTACATGCGTGCAATAGGATTCTTAGGATTATTTGGTGCTGGCCCACTAGGTTTTACCATAGCCCCTTATAAAGAAACAGTAGACGATATTAAGTTATGGAGAAATGCAGGGGTACTACGCAAAGCTAGAGAAACCAATATTACATAAGATTGATACTAAATCAACTTACTAGCAAAAGCAAATAATGACAAAGCCCAGCCTGCACTTTTGCGACTGGGCTATTTTTATAATAAAATTTTAGTTGCTTAGATGCCTAAACTTTTGTATAATATACTCATAGATTGAGGCAAGAGGATTAAATATGAGAATCATCTCTAAATTCGTAGATGTGTATGATTTGCAGAACAGTTTATTTGACGCAGATCGTGTTTGGGAACGTAAAACTGAAGAGCTAACAATAAAAGCCCCAGATGATGGCAACTATATGATCATGCAAGAACGTAGGATTACTCGTATTGAGGGGAAGATTGGCTACTTTAAAATTTTGCCTTTCTTCCTAGCTGGGGAGATTTACTGGTTATACCACATTGATGTACTGGATACCCAAGTAAAAACATTCAGTCTGGATGAAGCGTTAGAAATTCTAGAAGAGAATGGATGGTCAGCAGGATTTTCTTTACTAGACATAAATAGGGGGAAGCCAAAAGAGTCTATCTTATCATGGCAAGAAGAAGTTACCCCGAAAGCTAAAGAAGCCTTATCTGAGTTAAGAGTACCGCTAGCAGTTCTAGATTCATTAGTTCCAAATGATAAAGATAACAATAAATACTTCAAGGTTATAACTAATCCGCGTCTACACCTATCAGGTATTCCGTGGCAGGAAATTGAAAGTAACTTATACCGTTTACACCAGATGATCGAGCAGTATATTTGGGGTGTACTTGGAACAGGAGAACCAGATATTATTACCACCTCTGATAAAGACCGCCTAACAGCACATGGATTTGATACGGTTACGTCATTCAGGAATATGAAAAGATGATAAAAAACTTTATCGGTTCTCTATGGAAAGGTAAGTGGTATATCCTGGGAGCAGGTCTAGCGATAGGCATCGGATTCGGTGCTTATCACTTAGTAAATAAAGTGGAGACTTTGGCGGGAGATCTTGCGGTAGCTACTAAAAAGATTTCTTCTCTAGAGACTTCCCTTAATAAAGTGAAAGCTGAAAGCGAACTTCGTGAGACTAGAATGAATCAGTATTTCACAATGAATAATATTTCGCAAGCAGATCTAGACAAAAAGATTAGTCAGCTTGATAAAGCACTTAGTCGTCAAGACATTATAGCTGCAAAGCCTGGATTGGTAACATTAATTGCTAAAAAGCAGAGTAAAGAATTTGAGGAGAGATTAGCATGTCTTTCTGGTAGCTTGGAGTACTGTAGGGATGAGCGTAAAAATAAATAAAGAAATCTTTAATAAAGATTTAGAAGCTCAAGGTAGGACAGTAAGATTAGTTGGGGAATATGAACATAATAAGACAAAGACACAATTTAAGTGTCTTATATGCTCTAATACATGGTTAACAGCCCCTACAAATGTCAGAAATAAAGGTAGAGGATGCCCAAAATGTGCAGGCAATGAAAAGTTAACCAAAGACAGGATTAACTCACTCCTCAGTCCTAGAAAAATCGTATTACTAAGCGAATATACTAATTCTACTTCTAAGCTAAAGTTTTTATGTAATACATGTTCCCATCAGTGGGAGACAACCACTAACCACGTTTTACATCATAGTGGGTGCCCAAATTGCGCCAAAACAGCTTGGGATACACAAGGATTTTTATACATATTTGTTTCCGATAAAGGCATAAAAATAGGTATAAGTAAGAATGTGCAGAAAAGACTTCTAGAAGTTAAGTCTTGTAGTGGTTTTAAAGACCTGAGAGTATCATCTTACTATATTTGCGGCAAGGGTTCTAAGGAAGAAACAGTTAAGATCGAAGCTGACCTACATAGTATCTATAAAAATAAAAGATGCAGTTATGTGGGGTTTAGTGGAAGTACAGAGTTTTTCAATGTTTCTCCAGTAGAAGTGGAACAATACATAGAAACACATTATGAGGTGCGTAGATGCACAAAATAAAACTTGGAATACTGCTCGCAGCCGCAATCACAATCACAGGCTGTGCACAAGAAATAGAGTCAGAACCCACACATGAGCTACCAACAGCTCATGTAGACTGGCCTAAAGGACTTCAACCTTGTAGCTTTGACTTTAAGTTTGAAAAGAAATTAGCTACAAATGGGGAAGATGGCGTAGTAGTTGTTGTACCATATAAAGATTGGAATATGTTGGCAAAATGCCGTGAGGCAGAATATTCATATATTTCACGACTGACAGGTATGGTTTGCTTCTATCGTCAAGATTTGCAAGAAAAACGTTGTTTAGTATATTACCCACCAATTAACAATAGGAAAGATTAATGTCAGTATTAGTCGGTTTACATGGTGAAGCTGGTTCGGGAAAAGATACCGTTGCAAAATTAATTATCGATTGGTGTAATGACACGTATCCAACGTGTTTATCCCGTCGTTATAGTTTTGCTAAGCCCGTTTATGAACTTGCATCCGTAATCCTCGGTGTAACTCCAGAGTTTCTAGGAGAGCGCAGGGGAAAAGAGATTGACCAATGGTTTACGGTCACACAATCTCAATTGGAGCGAGCCAGAGATGTGTGGTTTAAGTACGGTATCGATAAGTTTGAAGACTTCTCGTACGTTTGGCCTATTTTTGAGGAAAAATATCTTAATCCTCAACAACTTATCTCAGAGAGTAAAGAAGACGGACTTTATAGTTTATTTATTTCTCCGAGAAAAATGTTACAGCTCGTAGGAACAGAGCTAGGAAGGCAGCTGGTGCATGAACGCATTTGGCTCATAATTCTGGAGCAATCCATCGCTAAAGACGACCCAGATGTCGCCGTAATAACAGATGTTAGATTCCCCAATGAAGGAGAGTTACTCAGAGAAACAAACCATTTAGATATGGATTCTTTGATAGTAAATGTAGTACCCGCTGAGCAGAAGTTCACTATTAAATCAGATCATCCATCTGAAAGTGGTATTCCTGCAAAATATATTACTCACGAATTAGTTAATAAATTCGATGGTATCAATAACCTTAAACTAGAAGTTTATAACTTCTGTGACTTAAAGCTAGAACCACTAGTTGGATAATCAAGGATCGCTATGACTAATAAAAAAGAAGAAAAGACTAACCTGTTTCACTCCATTCGCCAATCTAATGAGTATACCTTTTTCTTTGATGAAGAATTAGGCCCGCCGGATGAATACCGTGATTTATCAATGGTACTTATGCAAGCAAATGAGGACGACGAAATTAATCTGATGATTAATGGCCCTGGTGGTTATGTTGATACTGCTGCACAGTTATCTAACTTAATTGCTAATTGCCGTGGAACAGTTATAGGACATCTGGTTGGTCCTAGTGCTTCTGCTTACTGCACAATTTTCCTATCCTGTCATGGATGGGTAGTACATCCACATGCTACACTAATGGGACACACGTTCTCCGGGGGATTCTGTGAGAAGGGTCAAGAAATTAAGAAAGCCTATGAATCTTACAACAAGTTCGTAGAAGATATGATGCTAGATGTCTACTATCCGTTCTTCTCTATAGATGAAATTGACGAGATGGTAAAAAATAACAAAAATATCTATCTAGATAGCAAAGAAATCCATAAGCGTATTGAAGTCTTGGCAAAATATCGATCTGAGCAATGTAATAAAGCCCAGTTATCTCAATCAGAGTAGCATAACGAAGAGTAAGTAGTTTTAAGCCAGGGTTTAACGACCCTGGCTTTTCTTTTATCTAAAATTCTTCTTGACAACGACAAAATTTTGTGCTCCAAAGAAAATCTTTAAAAACACATTGTAATTTTCCTCCAAAATTAGTATAATGGTACTGGTTAGAGGAGGTTACAAATTGGAAAAGTTCTTACAATTATTAACAGTACTGCTCCAAGAAGCGAAAGACCCAGCATCGCTTCTTAAACGTCTGCTAACTATCTTAGTTGCTGTCATTATTTTCTTATTTGTTAGTAATACTAGTGAGGTGATGTCATTCTTAAAGACTTTTTCCACGTCTGCAGTTTTACAGGATTTACAAATCCAGAGGATAGATAACTTCCCTAATGTGGCGAGGGAAAAGAGCATGGTTCTCTTCTCTCAGACGGGTGCAGATGCTGTTTTTGTCGTCAAGTATAAACCCGATGCCATTAATGATTATTCTAACATTATTGCATGGGAAAGCAATGCGCAATTAGATAGGGCTGACTTGGCCGATAAAGCGGTAAATAAAACGTCTGAGCTATATAGACGTCACTTGGAAGGCTTTAACTACGCATCGGATTTAAGTGTAAAAGTAAATAAATATATGGGGTTAAATATACCTGCGTTTAAGAACGTTACTTTTAATTACATATACACTTGTCCGTATTTCAATCTAAACAATATCTATGCTGGATATATTGGTATTGCTTGGAAAGATAATCCTGTAGATGCAGCCGATTCTGAACAGTTCAAGGAATATTTAGCAAAGCTCTGTTCCCCACAACAGAGATCTTTAGGTAGGTCAATATGAGTTTTAAATTTAGTAAAAGAAGTTTAGATAGATTAAAGGGTGTTCATCCAGATTTAGTAAGAGTAACTCATAGAGCTTTAGAATTAAGCCCATATGATTTTACGATTACAGAAGGATTACGTTCCTTAGAACAAAGCGCCCAAAATATTAAGAATGGTACATCTTTCTTAAAAGATCCTAGCAAATCCAAACATGTTCAAGGCAGAGCGATAGATTTTGCTCCTCTTAAAAATGGGAAGATTGATTGGAACGACTTAGAATCGTTCAAGCTGGTGGCGGATGCCTTCTTTAAGGCAGCGGAAGAGCTAGGGGTAAAGATTAGATGGGGTGGTGATTGGAACCAGAACGGAAGTTATAAGGATGAAATCCAACGTGGTACTTTTGATGGTCCACACATTGAGTTAATCTAAGTAAGATACGGCGGGAATACTCCCGCCTTTTTAGGCAAAGGGGGCTTTAATAACTTTTGAAGATAGGAGAAAGCCATGTTTGCAGAACTATTCACTATGATGCTGCTAGGTATCTGGAAAATAAGTCTAGTAGTATTCGTTTTAATGATAGTCTTTACTATCCTTGCATTAACTACCCGAAATAGCTTATTAATAAAGGTTATTCACGGACTAGAGTATATAATTATGGGTTCATTCGGCGTTTGTAAATACAATTGCCATGGAGATACGAAGTACTGTTGGTTATGGATGGAACTAGAGAATCCAGTATCCATAGCTTTGGCTGTTTCATTCGGCATGATTCTTATGGCCCTTACTCTAGCATTAATACCTTTGATGTTAGCTGGGGGAGTTACAGCGTATTTCACCCTTTTCTCCCCAATACTTATGTACTCAATTTACCCAATAACTATGTATCTAGTTAGGAAAAGATTTATACATGCAGTAGATTAAGATAAAAAAGTAGTTGACTTTTAGCCCTAGTTATTATATAATATATACATAAATTAATTAAGAGAGGTATATATTATGTCTGATCGTTTCTATACTCAAATGGCGGAACATTATAACATGGCTCCATATGAGTTGAATATCGCATTACGTGACCTCGATTCGCCAGAGCGTAAAAAACTTGAGAAGAAGGCAGGAACTACTATGTCTAAGGGCAAAAAGTTAACTCGTCTTGATCTTAATAACATGCTGACCGAAATGCTTGGTGTGAATATTGAAGGTGCTAAATTACCGCTTCTTGTACTAGAGACTATGATTAAAAAGGTCAAAAATAAAGAATATAAGAAGGTAGAAGTCCCGGAAGGCAGATTAAAGGCTCCTTATCAGGAAGCATTAACCGAGTGTTTAGGCGTAAATCTTGATCTGAGCACCGCAACTGTTAAGTGCATGAAAAACTTCTTAGAAGCTATTAATAAACTATGATTACCCAAGAAAGACTAAAAGAATTATTTGAATATAATCCCGATACCGGACTATTTATTAGAAGAATAGGAGTAAGAGGTAAAGGAGGCAAAGCCGGAACTGTAGCAGGAACTACACTATCTAGTGGGTATATAACTATATCTGTAGATGGTGAGAAAGAGTATGCGCATAGACTTGCTTTCCTTTATATGACGGGAGAAATGCCAGAAGTATCAGACCATATTAATAGGGTTAGATCTGATAATAGATGGCATAATCTCAGATCAGCTACTATACAAGAAAATAATCGCAATGTAAAACGAAAAAGCAAATCAGGGTATACCGGAGTTGTATGGAATAAAAGAGACCAAAGATGGTATGTACAAGTTCAGAATAGTAATGGTAAATATGAGTCTGGAGGATGTTTTACATACCATGAGCTAGACAGAGCAGTAACATCTGCGAATACTTTAAGAGCAAAATTGCACGGGGAACGTGCTATTTTTGAAGAATTTACAGGATATATACCTAATATTGGAGAGTTAAATAAATGAGTAAATTAGTTTTTTTATTAAAAGGTTCCACTTGTAACCCATGTAAACTTTTCGAGCCAGTATTTGATAAAGTAGTCAGTGACTATAATTTGGAAATCCATAAAGAGACTGATAACACAGAATTAATGCAGAAGTTCGGAGTAAGAGCTGTTCCTGTAGTAGTTCTGGCAGATCGCTTACCTAATGGTCGAGTAGAAGCTAATCATATTCTGATTGGACGTCAGCTTCGTAAAGAAACTATGCACGAAGCTATTAAAAATTTCCTGGATGATAATCCAGAGGACTAATAAACAAAGCCTGATCTTAGCTGATCAGGCTTTTATTTTACTTGCTTTTTGCTAAAAATTTTGGTATAATATTTGTATAGATTGGTAGGAGGATTAAATGTTAGCAGAGCAAGCAAAACGTTTAGCTAGAGTTAATAGAGCTGCTCTTCTCAAGAGCAGAAAGAAACCGTATAGATACGTTAAAAGACGGATTATATCTTCTGTAGAATGTGGTGGTTCTTTTGTACAGTTTAATCGTGATGAAATTAGTTATGAAGCTATAAAAGCCCTTAATAAAGAGGGTTATACTCTCAAACTATCGAATAACTATGGTACAACTATTTTAAATGTTATTTGGGAATAATTATGAAAAAAGAATTTAATGTGCATAAAACACTAGTAGTACCTGATGATGTTAACTTATTCTTTGTTGGTGATATTCATGGATGCAACGATTTACTAGAAGATGCGTTGAAATTAGCCGGGTATAATAGCAAAAAAGATTGCGTAGTATGTGTTGGTGACTTAATTGATCGAGGCACACAAAACTTACAAGTTTTAGCCAAATTCTTGTATAATCCACGTTTTATCAGTGTCCGTGGTAATCATGACCAATTTATGATTGTAGGAGATTGGGCTAATTGGATGTATAACGGTGGTATGTGGGCTATGAATGAGCTGGATGCAGACACCATTAAAAATATTGCCGAAGATATGGCTGAAAAAATGCCAATATTCCTAACTGTTAGACATCGTGGTAAGAAATTTGGTGTTGTTCATGGTGGTGTACCTTTTACATACAAAGAATGTGGTAATGAAGTAGAAACCCCAGTATGGGATAATCTTATTGCGCAAGTAGAAGCAGCTAAGGAAGACCCACATGACCATCCGGGATACCATGTTGAACCATATTTATGGGATCGAGATGTAATCCAAGAAATAGGCTTCTACTTGTCCAAAAATGGTGAGGAACACCCATATTTCCAGCGTTATGCAGGATTTAAAGAAAAATACACGGTAGAAGTGCCAGAGGTTAAAGGGGTAGATTTTGTGTTCCACGGACACACTGGGGTTCCTTACCCACTTCTTTATAAAAACCGTGTTTATCTTGATACTGGCGGTGTTTTCAACGGGCAGTTGACGGTTGCGCAAGTTAACGATGAAACGGGCAAAATCACCACATTTACCACACTCCGGGAAGATAGCTGTGGTGTACAGAGGGTTCTTTAATGAAAGTTCGCTTTTGGAGTGACCTCCACTTGGGGCATGCAAATATTATTAAATTCAGACCAATCTTCTCTACTATGGAAGAACATGATGAATTTATTATGGATACTATTACATCCATGAAAGATAAGCGTACAGTATTCTATATTTTAGGAGACGCATTTGTATCTAGAAATGGTTTGGAGAAGTTCGAAAAACTCTTTGGCAATGTTAGAACTACGTTAGTTCTGGGAAACCACGACTTAGAACGAGAAGGATTATCTTTCAAAGACTTAATAGGGGTTGTAGATAACGTACAATCACTAGTTAAGTATAAAAACTTCTGGCTTTCCCATGCTCCAATACACTCTGGGGAGCTGAGAGGTAAAAAGAACTTACATGGACATACTCACTTTGAGTTAATGGGAGACCCTCGTTATATTAATGTTTGCGTCGAGTATGCAAAATCTCCAGTACGCCTGGAAGACATCATGAGTGGTAAGTACACTTCGCATGATAAAACTAGCTGGATGTTAAATGTCTAAGTATATAGCTGAGGCTATTATTAAACGAATCATACAAGCGATAGCAATACTTATAATCATTTGTATTGCTATTGGCACGGGATTAGGCATTTTAATTAAAAGTTTTATTTGCTAAAATGCTTAAGTTTCTGTATAATTACTTTATAAATTGATGAGAAGGAATCAAAATGAACAAAGTTGATAAAGCTCTAGTTTTCGCAGCAGCAGATAAGTTTGAACAAGTTAAGGCAACTTTCCGAACCTTGTTCCAGTCTTACGTTCAGGATAAGTCTAATCCTATCTCTGAACGTTTGATGGTCTGGGAATGTCATGCTTGCAATGCCCTATTAATTGCGGATTATCGTAGCGATATAGATAAAGATCTGTGCGAAATTCTTATCGCTGAGGAGGCAGAACGTTATCAGTTAATCTCTTTCCAAGATTTGGCGGAGCATATCATTCCTGATGATCTTTGGGATAAATACTATGGCGATCCTGAAGATGAAGGTATGACTCCAGAAGCCTGTATTGAGCTGATCTGCAAAGATCATCCTGAAATTGCAGAGAAATTTGAAAAAGTTTTTGCTTCTGAGTTCTCCGGCGTTGTTAACGATTGGTAAGTAATTAAAAAATTCAGTTGCTTTAAGCCTTAAAATTCTGTATAATAAGTTCATAAATTAATGAGAGAGGAAATTCTAATGGAAAACATGACTAAAGACTTCGACGCCTCTAACCTTACCAAGACTGAAATGGCCAATGTATTAGCAATTCTCCTCGACATGCAAGGATTTGAGGGGCAACTGATGAAAATGTCTATTCCGGCGATGAAGAAGATGTATGATTCTCTTAACAAGAACGCTATGGCCTTTAACTTAGCAAAACAAGAGGCACGCTTTGCTAAGGAGCATCAAGCAGTGGCAGAACGCCGAGCAGCTAGCTTTGAGCGTGAAGTCAAGCAATTAAAGAAAAAATGCTAACACAAGAAAGATTAAAAGAGTTATTTGAATACCGCCCGGAAACGGGCGAGTTTATAAGGAAAGTCAGTAGAGGACGAGGTAAAGCAGGTAGTATTGCTGGTAGTCCTGATAAGGATGGTTATATATTTATTGGGATAAATAGAAAAAGATATGCAGCCCATAGGTTAGCCTTTTTGTACATGGAGGGGTATATTCCAAATCTAGTACACCACTTAAATAATATAAGAAAAGATAATAGATGGTGTAATTTAAAAGATTGTACGTCCCAAGAAAATAATCGTAGCAAAATCGCTCAATCTAATTCGGGGTACTTAGGAGTTACCTGGAAAAAAGATCGACAACAATGGAGAGTCCAGGCCAGAAGCGCCGAAAGCATTACAGTACACGGAGGCTACTTTAGGTATCTAGATTTAGAGTTTGCAGTTCAAAGAGCTAATGAACTACGTTTAGAACTACATGGGCCTAATGCTGTTATAGAAACTTTTGATCATACAAAACCCTTACCTACTTTAGAGGACTTAAATAAATGATTACAGAAATTCTCATTGGATTGCTAGTGCTTATGACACTAATAGCTATAGGTGGGATTATTGGTATTGTAAGCATACGAAAAAACATGGAGAGTATGCTTATTACTAATAGTGGACTCCACTGTCGCTTAATAGAACAAGAACAAGATATTGAACTAGCACAAAGACGCTCAGATATTCTAAAAGAAAAATTAAACAATATTGAAGCAATAGCTGGGAATACAAAATTACCTAATAAAGTAATGCGTGCACAGATAATTACGGAGATTAAAAAATGATGATGTTTATTCTCGCATTTTATTTGATTGTGGTTGGTGTACTAGTCACTAAATACCACACATGGACGCCAAAGAATGTTGTTAAGGTAGCTTTATTTGTTATTCCAGTCCCACTTATTATCTTTTCTATGTTACTAGTGATATTAGCTGGTAAAGTAACAAAAACCGATATTAAACGTATTGCTGATGAATTGCAACAGTCTTGTGATATGGTAGAGGATATTCTTAAAGATGAAGCTTAATTTTAATGAATTAAATACCTTACATGAGATATTACAGTTTGTGAATAATAATATTAGTATTCCAGATGATACACTAGAAGTTCTCATGTTAATCGAGAAAAAGGTAGGAATTGAGATTGAGGACTCCTGGAAACCACTTTCTGTATTAACACCTCTTAATATGAAAGTGATAGTTAAAAATATCGATACTGGTGAAGAATATAAGATGATTCGTAAAGAGCTAGCTGATAGTTATTCACCAAAGTCTGTAGTAATGTATCATGATGACATACCTAAGACTCTACAGACAGCTAGTTACGTATGGCGTCTCCCATGATTGATTTAGTACCAATTACTGCGGGGCTAATAGCACTATTAGTGCTTGCAGTTTTTATTATTGTGGAGCAGGCCAAAGTAATAAGGAGACTTAAAAACAATGATAAAACGTCTTGTTTATCAGGCACCAAAGATTGTAACTGAGTATTTTGTATTACTGCCTCAGATTGTATTTCTAACAGCATTATTTAATATACTTTTTCGACATCTAGGAATAACAGAAAATATCTTCTACACTTCTGGACTACTTCCTTTTATGTACGAAGGCATCATCGTGGCAATTAACGGAGTTCGTAAATGACAGCACTACAACAACTACAGAATTACTGGTTTGATAACCAATTTAACGATCTCTTCATCCAGTTGTTTGTCGAAACGAACGGACGCTTCAACTACCGATTCTTTAACAAGTTTCACGAAACAAAATTCTCGCATACAGAAATTAATGCAGCGATCCAAGACCTAACTGGTTCTAAAGTAGTTCAATATCGTGAAGTAGACTTTACACCGGATTGTTTTGGGTTTGAATTGTTTAAGAAAGCATATAAATTTGGTAAGTTTGAGGATGCTCGTCAGTGGGTTCATGATTTCTGGTATAATACCGATATTGTCCCTAGTCGTGTACTGATTCTTAACTGGATTGCTAAACAACATCCACCTAAAACGCAATCATCCTTCTTACCAACTGACACAGGAAACCTCTACCATGACAGAAAAGAAAAATCCATTGCTGGAGCAGATGAAGGAATGGGAGAGTAATATTGAATCTGGTCTAGTAGACGGAGAAGATATTGTTAACTCTATGTTAGAAGTAACAATAGATAATCTTAACCCTATTTTGGCGGGGGAAGCTTCTGATCTTATAGGACTTTCTAGTACTTTCGATTCTTTGGCTAAATTAGCTTTAGATGATGAAGAGATAACCAAAGAAGATCTCGCCTCAGCTATGAATATGGCTATTAACGCTTACATTGGCAAACGTACCGATGAACTCGACAAACAAATCAGAAAGCGTGATACAACGTTAAATCTTATGGAAACGGCCACTATTTTAAGAAGTGGTAAACAACTTCATTAATTCTAGAGGCCAGGACTTAATTGTTCTGGCCTTTTGTGTTTCAAGGAACTTCAAATGCAAGTATATGTCCTTACTAGAGATATAAATGAGTATAATCAGGATGGTGAATATTTTGTAAAGGTATTCGCTGAAAAGCCAAGTAAACAACAATTATTAGATGCTGGAGTACCAGAAGACCAGGCTAAGTGTATACTACAAGATAAAGAGTTTACTGGTGATGCTTACGAATGTTTCTACCTTAGCTGTGAGAATATCTAATATGAGAGAAAAAGTAAATGAATTACTAATCGAGGAAGCTAACAACTTCCCGATAAATAGGTTTATCAAATCGGATGGATCTATTAATAGAACTAAGATTAAACAGCTACATCCCGACTTTCAACAAGAAGCACTAAACCTTATATTTATAAAGAAAGCTGTTGCAGTTCATGGAGCTTTCTTTGGGTATGAGCGTGTAAATTACAAAACAATGCAACAGCAAGTCGAGATCTATTGTCCAGATCATGATGGTTATTACTGGCAAACTGCTAGATCTCATTTAGAAGGGCATGGTTGTCGACTGTGTGCACACAAGGTTGTGCAGCGTGTCACAGATTATGGAACTTATACCGTACCAGCATGTTATCATAAATTTGTAATTGACGATAATCATATAATTTGGTATAATAAGTTTTCAAAGTTAAGAATGGAGATAAATAGTGAGTAGCTATATTATATGGTCAAATCCATTAGCAGCACTTAGTAACAAACTATTTAAAACAACGTGGGGCTATAATGAAATAGACTTAAGCAGTCGCCCCATACCAAATACATGCTCACTAGTCCCAGATCTGTATAAAGTAGTAATAAATAACGTAGAATATTTGGTTGACGAATTTGACAGAAGGTATATACTAGAGTGCATTTATGATAACAACACATCAATGAATGAACTGATAGATCATGCCCAAATGTGTGATAAAAGCTGGATGTTAATATGGAAATCATAGCAATTATTTTAGTAGTTATGTTATTCATCGTAGTACTTGTATCTTTTGCTATTATGCGTAGAGCTAGAGAACTAGCAGAAGATCTAATAAAATTACGTGGTGAGTTGGCTGCTCTTAAACTACAACGAGAGGCCTTAAAAGTATTTGTAGCTCAAGGTAGCGTAGAGCATACAGCAGAAGACTTCATCATATATCTCAAACGTTACATGGGAGTTAAATAATGGAAACTCTTTTTCTTTTAATGCTCGTGGGTTCCCTGCTAGTTATACTAGCACTTCTACTAATCTGTAATATTCTTAATAATAAGAATTTGGAGTTAAAGTGTGAAAACCAAATCCTTAATCGTGAACTTAAACAATATAATCTTGCAGCTCATAAGCTGCTAGACAAACTGGAGAATAAATAATGACTTTTAATGCGCAACAATCTATTCAAGTAGTACCAGATCATGAACTGAACACATGGGATTATAGCTTTAAAGACTTAACTGCCACTGTACAGTTCAAATCTATGAAGCTAACATTTGCACACACTGACCTTAGAGCCTGTAAAGATCTTGAAGGTAAGCTCGAAGATGCTCGTAAGATTTTTGGCACGGCTCGCATCCCAGCTGATAATCTAATCAACGCATTAATCGATGCAGGGTACAAACTCGTGAAGACCGAGGTGAACCGCCCTAGTACTCCAGTGACTATTAGAGATCCGTGGCAGTCAGGGACAATCTCAATGCTGAATAACTCCGATAAAAGATTAATGTCGGATTTGCACAATGTTCCTTGTGGGGGTGTGATAAGTAGTACGCAGTCATATAAGTTTGGTGAAGATTACGGCCCTTCTGTACAGTTGAAACATACTCAAGAAGCTTTTGAATCTGATATGAGAAGCGTAGCACCTGCGGATGCTGGAGTTTCTAGGAACTCATATACTATTCATTTTAATAATCCTAGTAAACATGGAAGTTTAGAGGATGCTATTATGGAGGCACTAGGGACTGTTATTAACGAAAGTAAAAAGGATTAATAATTCCTAATACACGAGCCTCTACGGAGGCTCTAAAATAAAAAGAAGGTCATCCAGACCTTAAAAACGGGGGATAATAATGTATAACTTTAAAGATAAACTAAGACAAAATGCTGGTAAAACAAAACCTAAAGAGAACAATAATGTTCCTAACGCCAAAGTATTACCATTTCCAGAACTGTCTCAAGAAGAAAAAGATAAGTTAGCATTTATGTTCGATGCCCTTCTAGGACTAAATGGACGTTTATATTCCTCACTCAATATTAATGAGAAACGTCTAGTAGAGATGTTCTGTAAGCGTTATCAAGTTACTTCAAAGGGCAATTCTTATAAGGAAGGTGAAAAAGCATTCACAGTCTTAAAGATTAGCGCATATGCACACCGTTTCTTAGTTTATGGGTTACAGATGGAATACTTTACTATCCCATCATTTAGCTCTTTCCACATTTTTGAAGATGAACGAATGAATATTGATGATCTCTATGGGGATACGTACAAATACTCAGGAAGTCCATTCCACGATGCATTAAGGAGCTACCCAACTAACTATTTACCCGTTAGAGCATCTCAAGGTAAAGCTAGCGTTTTTGCTGTATACTCAGGATCTAAAGCATCGGATCTAGAAACTTATATATTTAAAGAGCGTAAATCTGTGCTTCCAGATGAAGCATTGTATAACAATCCATTGCTTCCAGAAAAAGAACCAGAAAAAGTTGATGTAACCCCACCAATCCCATCTGATTCTCAGTATTTAATTTATGAGAAACAAGTTAAGATATCTCTAGAGATTGGTTTAGCTTCACCGCTTGCTGCAGCATTCATCAATAGGTATCTAGAAATTCCTGATGAGTTCCACACACGTTATAATACTGATATTCAGATAACAGATGAACTAATTGCGTTAGCAAAAGGTACACCTATTGACACTGAGGCGTATCAAAAAGCATACCAAGAATTACTATAATACTCTGCATGTCTCGGTGCACAATACCTGTACCGAGACTCAAATACAAACTCTCGTTGACAGATAGCTAAATGTATGTTATCATAACTCTATGAGTTAATAGAATTAACCATTTAGAGTTGCCACACAGAAGGTGTGGTGGTTCAGTAATTTAAAATTACTAACTTGTAGCGGAGGATACGGAGCGACAGGACAAGTTAATAAGTAATTTAATATAAATTGCTAGAAACATCACGAGACCTTCTGGCGGGGGCAAACCTCTATATGAGAACCCTGGGGGATCTTATATTTAAAATAAAAGTAAAACTTTTGACCATATAATTTACATTCAAGATGATACACCTGTTGCCGCTCATCTGCTAGGATGGCACAACACTTTCCTAGAAACTCCAGAGTTCTCACGAAATACTCACGAGATATCACACTTCTAGTAGGCGGTTCTCCTAAGTTTCTAGGAACATATACTAGGCGGTTTAATACAGGGCGGTTATAGGGAGGGCGGTTATTTCTAGAAGACATTTTTTGAAAACACTTTTCCAGAAATTACTGTCGGATTTGCACATTGTGTTTCTAGAAATTTATGGTCGGATTTGCACAATTGCCTAAGTTTTTAGGAACATATAATCTCCTGAAAATAGCAGCATTATTTCGGGCCGAAGGCCCATGATTGCCTGAGTTTTTAGAGCCACAGAAATTTTCACTTGTCAAGCTATTTTGCCCCGTTTTGCTAATAAAATTTTACTTTATCTCCTCTAATCTCAAATTAACCCAAATCTTCTCAACTCTTCCCCAAAATCCCCGCAAATCGGGTGCCCAGCACCAAACATGCGCCCCTCTCGCAGTTCCCCTAATTTTCTCTCGCTCTCTCAACTTCTCTCCAAACTCACACAATCACACACCCTCTCATCGAAGTCACAAAAATCTTGTCGGTTTTGCACTAATAAACCCCTGTCGTATTTGCACATACTCTAGTAAATAACACAGGATTCGAATAGGGCGGTTATGGGGAGGGCGGTTATTTTCAAATATAAAAATTTCACTTGCACACTTTCGAAAATTTTGTTATAATATTACTTCATAGGAGGAATTTTATTATGTCAAGATATATACCTATCGAATACGCACAAATGAAAGACTTATTTTTTATTGACCCCTCAAGTCCCAGTGGGCTGAGTAGATTACCTAAAAGAAAACATACAGGCACTTTAAGGGACGACGGGAAAGGTAGGAAATCTTTTGTGGTCTTTGTAAATGGGATAGGGACTCTAGCGGTTTCCCGGATTATTTTCTGCCTGCATAATGGCAGTGTTGATCCCGAGCTTCAGGTAGATCATATAGATCAAGACCCCACTAACAATAGTCCAGAAAATTTACGTCAAATCCCTGATTATAAAAATGCTAGGAATCGTAGAGATACTAATATCAAAACAATTAATCTACCAAAATATATCCGTGTAGCTCGTACTACATCGAAAGGGGACTATTATCGAGCTTATGTGCCCACTAGCAGCGGCACTAAGTCCAAGTGTTCCTACGATTTGGAGTTCCTAGTAAAATGGAGGGATGAAATTTTAGGGTCGGATTTGCACACTACCAAAAATGGGTCGGATTCGCACATACACGCCCGCACGTAACACCCGTGGAGCAATGTCGGATTTGCACAAAAGCGCAGGGCAATTGCCCTGCGCTAAATACGAATGATAATAAGAATCATTCTCATTCAAAAAGCGGAATGAGAATGATAATAATTCGCATTTAGAAAGTGGAATGAGAATCACTCTCATTTAAAAAGCGGAATGCTTCTCATTTAGAAAGTGGAATGATTCTCATTTAGAAAGTGGAATGCAAATGATAACGCTTATCATTTAGAAAGTGAAACGAAAATTATTCAGGAAATGGAATGATTCTCATTTAAAAAGTGAAACGATTCTCATTTAGAAAGTGGAATGCAAATGATAATGATTCGCATTTAAGAATGGAAGTGAGAAACACTGTTATTTAAGTTATCCACAGACTTATCAACAGCACGATTTGACTTGACAAAATTCTAGCCATTTTGAGGCGTTATTAACAGACTTATCCACAGCTTATCCTACTGTATAAATATACAGTATTCCTACGCAGTGAATAATTCTAATATACCGTTAAAACGCTCTCAAACGCATTCTAACGCGTTTAATTTTGTTGGGGGTACTAAAACAAGGGCAAAATTGGAGGAGGCTTGAAAATTAGTTAGCCCGCTAACGATCACACAAGGCGACACGTAACACCCTAACCATTAGCGGGCTAACCATCGCGGGCGCGGTCAAATGAGAATCATTCTCATTTGAAAATTGGGGGCACTTCCGGATAGTTGCGCCCCGTTACTATATAACCTTATTGCGCCACCTTATTCATACACGCTATCAGTGATAATTATAGCGGTGTTTTCTAATTGCCCAGCACCCTCCGCTAAAAATGTAATGTGCGCAGTATTGTTAATATAAATTGACTTATGGGATTTTTTCAAAGCATACGCCCAACCACGAATAGCAACCAGGATCTTTTCTAGTGGTATGTTTTGCGCCCCCAATTCCCTAGCGCGTACAGACATTGCATCATGCGCTTCAGTCAATCCCCTAACTGTAAAAATACCATTACCGTGATTAATCATTGCGCCACCTTTCGAAACGCTGTTTCAATACTATCAGCCGTGGATTGAATATATGCGCCTTTCATTATCAGGCGCTCGGTGCACACCTTGCGGAAAATATTAATAAAATCGTCTGCATTTTCTGCGATTAATGCCTCACCCATAACCTGAACGTCGCAAGATGCAAAGGTTAAAAATTGAAACGCTAGTTCACGGGCAACGACCGCATTGATTTTATAATGCGCCTTGCCCTCATAAATATTAATAACGCCCTTATATGTTGGCGAAAGCTGATTTAAATAGTTTGCTAATAATGCCGGGAGGCAGTTAGCAACAAAACGGTTGCCCTCATAAATAACCATTTTATAACACCCCACGAAAGGCCGCGTAAAAGGTGGCAAAGTATTTAACCGTTTCAGTGATCACGTTGCCGCGCTTATCGAATTTCTTTTCAGTAACACGAAAGGCATTTTTATTACGTGCTACATATTCGATTTTACAATCTGGACGCTCGAACGTGTTAGCATCCACCAGCTTAAAGCCTTTCGAACGTGCAAGAGAAACGTTGCGGATCATTTTTTATTCTCCTTTACTAGTCATGCAGCCCAGCAGATAAGAAAATACAGCGATACCCGCGCCAATAATAACCGCGTGAACGTCGAAAGCTATTGCAAACAAAGATAAAATAGCGCCCAAGATACCCGCCAGAATAGCTCGAAAAATAATCATTTGTAATACTCCCCTAGTTAGTGGGGCGAAACTAACGCCCCGTTATTAATTACATTAAAATAATTTTTGCCGCTTGTTTTTTGGTACAGTGTTCCGCCTTCAGGGTATCCAATAAAAAGCCCGCCGTTTGCTGATCGATTTGATCATTATCATAAAGCGCCTGTATGGTGTTATAAGTTTTAGCAATGCCGTATTCTTGCACCATTTCTTGAATAATCCAGCGATTTGATACCCAGCCTTTACCAGTGAAAAGAGCGTCAGAAGAAGAAAAAGCAACCATTTTAAGCCTCCAAATTTTTGGGAAAATTTTCAACCGTCCTCAAACGGTGTAAAGGCATTATAACAAAAAAGGCCGCCATAAAAGGCGACCTTTACAAAACTTTACATTAGGTTAGCTATTACTCGCTTTCGTTGTTAACGGTAAAAGTAGAAATATCGATACCTTTTACCATTTCATCGATCATCTCAGCGATGTTAAAACTTTGCACCATTTCTAACATTGCCGCTTCCATAGCCGCGCTTGCTACCGCTTTCGCTTTCTGGTTACTTGGGGCGTACTGGTCAACCGCTACACTCAGCAGGTTAGCGATCACTACGCGACCAATCGGCGTATCAATATAGCCTTTAATCATGAAGGGCGCTTTTTTAGCCGCTACTTTCGTAATTTGAGTCAGTGCAATTTTACCCGCTTCCAGTTTTGCAGCATTTACAGCAGCGGATTTATTGGCGGCAACGATATTGGCGATCTTGGTCATGGTGTTTTTTCCTTTGTTTTCAGTAGTTTGAGCGTGAACGTTTTTAGTGTTAGAATTTACAGCATGTTTTTCTATATTGCCAATACTTTCTTCCCTTTCGAAAGAAAATCCGGCGTCAACAATATCGCCTTCATATACCCGATTATATAACTCCGACGGTAGCAAAAAATTACCGTTATCATCAAAGGCCATTATAGCCGCAAAACGATACCCATCAGAATCCGACCGATTCCAGCCAACTGATAAATAACGCCAAAATGAATCGAGAAAATTTTCTACGTCATAAAGATCATTATCATTGGCCTCATAGTTTTCTATTGAAAAAACTTCTAAGCCCGCCCCAGTATCATAGGCTTTTACTGTGTTGCCTTTTACGATTATGAAATCAGTATCCGGCCCCCGACTAGTGAGCAATTGATAATCCTGATTATACAAAACAAGCGTTGCCCCTTGCTTATATAACGGTAGAAAACTATTCATATTATAAGCATCATAATCATCAAAAAAGTTTTGATGAATAGTTTCAATATTGAAAACAAAATGCTTAATGCTGGTTGTTCTGCTACCATCCAGCAGGTTACGCAGCGCACCTTTTAAGACGGTTGCGTTATCTGGTTTATATAGCCGCATTTGTTGGCCCCCTCGTTAATCGGTGAGTGAATGATAAGGGTAATTTTCTAGCATAGGCAAAGATTATTTTACTTTTTTATTTTCCTTGCCTAACGCCTATTTTTATGATAACCGCTGCGGGACAAAACACGGCGAAGCCACCAGGCCGCCGCACTGAATCCACCTGGCCGCCGTGTTGGGTCTTTACTTTAATATTGCCCCGCAGCGTTTAGCTCGTTAGAAAGCGTTTTAGGCGGCCTAAAATTGATTGCAGTTGTTAACACTGCCTTTTTACCCTGTATATTTATACAGTAGGATAACCTGTGGATAAGTCTGTGTAAAAGCCCTCATATCGCCGCCTATTGTGTCAAGTCAAAAAGTGCTGGGGATAACTTTGTGGATAACTTAAATGATAGTAGTTCTCACTAACTAATTTATGTAGTTATTATATCGTAAAATATAGTTAGTTGGCTAATAGGTTTTTAGAGTGATTATGAGTCGGCTAATTAAACCTGAAAAACTCATTAGCTAGTCTGCTAATCATTTTGATATAATATAATAGAGATTAAATTAATAACATAAGGAAACAATTAGATGCCTAAATATAAAGATATAGATTATGACCTTTTTAATAGTTACTTTTATTATGATGAAACATCGTTATCGTTTTTACGGTGGCGAGAAGATCACGCCATCGCAGGTGGTTTAAATGGTAATTATTGGCAAGTTGAATTATTAGATAAAGGACAATTCAAAGTACATAGAATTATTTTTTGTATAATGAATGGCGGTATAGATAGCGAGCTAATGATTGATCATATTGATCGTAACCCCCGTAATAATAACATTTGGAATCTTCGCGCGGTTGATAGTTCCCAGAATAACTATAATCGTACTCCTAGTGAGTATGAAAACTGTAAGCGTGCTAATGGTATCCCTAGAAACATTTACGTTAATAAAATTCGCCCCCGTGATACTTACGGGCGTGACTATTTGACTGCTCAGATTAAGAATCCTATTACTAACAAACGTGTTAGTAAGTCAGGTTATGATTTACAAGAGTTATTATTATGGCTTGAAATTAAAAAAGCTGAATTTGGAATTGTCAATTAATTTATTTTATAAAATAAGTCATTTGATCTTGATTTTTAAAAGTCAAGACCTTTTCTAACTATTTTTCAATTTTGCTTTTGTTAATGATTTGTTAAATCGAAAATAGGCGGCCTAAAACGCCCTAGAACGCGATAAAGTTTTTAGCCATCCCATCATAAGGGGATAAGCCGTTTATCGCTGCCACGAGCTTTTTAGATTTTGTCAAGTAGGGGAAAGCAAATATAAATGAAAAAATTACTTGCCTATCTGCTATGTTTTGTGGTATTCGCGCGCCCGTTTCTTTTAACTTTAATGCGCCGCGCCCAGGTCGCCGCATGGTGTCCGGTGGCACTTGTCTTTACATTTCTTTACAAAAATAAGGTTGCGGCTTTTTCGTTGTTTGTTATTATTTATCTCGTAGGGCGGCAATGACGAACTACACGGCGGTAAACTTCCCGCCGCGCTCTTTAAAAATTGGGTATATCTTAAAGCCTATCGGCGACAAACTTATTACATTATAAGGAATCGACGATATGAAACAAACTTTATTGATCACTGGTAAACCTAGCAAGGCACTGGACAGCAAAACAAAAAATTTGTTGACAGTAGCGCAAAGATCGGTAAAATATCGATTTAAGCAGTACAAGAAAGGCCGCCAGCAAGGTCTGGAAATGATCTGGCGAAATATTATGATTGACCTGAAAGAAAATCATAAAAAACTGCAAAAAATAGTTTGACAACCTAGCCGATAGGCTTTAAGATGTACCCAGTTCGATAAGAGCGATAACTTGATACAATTTGACGGCCGGTACTTGCCAGAATGTGCCCCGCCCCCTAACGGGATATAGCGGCCCTTGTGGAGTTCCTTAAATTGATTTTATAATGGCGAGCGGATTTTTTCTTATTACCTGTTATTTTCTAGCAGGTAATGCGGAACAATCCCCTAAATAACTTGGAGTTTATACCATGAAAAACGTTATTACCGCGCCTAAAATTGGTCAATCCGTTTTCATTCCTTTCGTTACTAAAACGGATGAATTAACCGGAAAAGCCGAACGTATTAAAGGCGCGGCGCTTATGCCGTTTGATACAATCGACGCGGTATACGCTGAAAATGAGCGCAGTAACAACGGAAAAACCGTTTTTAGCGTTCGCGTTAAATCCGGCGACGTTGTAAAGGTTGTTCAACGTAACGAAAAATGGGAAGCTGTATTATAAATTAGTGTTAACTTTATATTCCCCTGAAGTATGGGGAATATAACGATTAACATTAATGTTAATCTAATCCCTTAAATTAAATTAATTGGAGTTTATATTATGACTAACGCAAAAACCGCAAAATTCTCATGGAATGAAGAAAACACCCAAAAAGCTGTTACCATGTATCAGCAACTAATCAGCGAAAACGGTTTAGATTTTGCAAATAGCGACGGCCTGAAAGAGATTGCAAAGGCAGTAGGCGCGGCCTCCCCCGTATCCGTTCGATCAAAACTGACCAGCGCGAAAGCCTATCAGAAAAGCGACAAGCCGCGCAAAGTTGGCGGCGGCAGTTCAATCCGTAAAGCTCATTATGTGCGAGTAATTGCAAAACATGCCATCGATTCCGGCATTATCAAGGACGCCGATGATCTGGCAAGCCTTGAAAGCGCGAAACTGGAAACGCTGGACGCCGTGGCGCAGTTGTTAGGCGTTGCCGATGAAGTAAAACAGGCCGCAGGTGAATAAATTTAAATAGTGGGGATTATTCCCCACTATAATTTCCCTTTAATTGGAGTTATTAAAATGATCTTTTACCCCACTGAATCGCTCATTCTAGGCCTATTTATTGTGGCGGCCTCGTTATTGTTCGCATATTTTCAAAATGACTTAGATTCGTATTATTTTAAACGCAAATCTAAGTTAGCGAAGCGTTTGGGCCTGATTTGTTTTATTGCCGCCGTTGTTTGTGGTGTTAGTTCAAGCCTGATGCCGATTAGTTAAATATTGCAAATTATAACGCCTATTATTGGAGGCGTTATATTTGGCAACATTTGCCAATAACAAACGTTTTTTATCCCTTTAATGGAGTTTATTACTATGATTATTTCCGCAGAAAAACAAACCGTTATCCTGAAGCTGGCCGCTGACTTTAATTTCTACGGTAAACGTCTACGCGCCACCCGGCTGGAAGTCTGCGACGATATTTCTAAAGCGGTTTATGATACTGCAAAACACTCTACCGCGATTTGTGATTGGTTAGAAGCAAATAAACCAGCGAAACCGAAAACGGCAAAAGTAGCAAAAGCCATTAAAAACGACGAGCGCCCCGAGGCGGCTGGAATTATTTCCAGCACGGTGGAACAGTGGGAAGTAAAACAGGGTAAACGCTTTATTATTACATCGATTCAGAATAATACTTTCCCGCATAAAAACTTTTTAGCCTCACTTGAACAATATGCTAAATTTTGCGGCGCTGATTTGCTTGTTTCTAAGTATGTTTATAATAAAAACGGCTTTCAAAATGGTGAAGGCGCAGACGGAATCAAATATGATTCCGCGTTTGATAAATATATTTGCAGCAAAAACGTGTTTTTAAATAACCGCCGTTTCGCTTTCATGGCTGAAATTAATGTTTTGCCCACCGCAGATTATCCGCTATCTGGATTTGCAGAAACTGCAACGGCTCTAAATATTGAAGGTCTGGCAATTGGTCACGCTAAAATTACCGCCGAAAACGTGCCAGCTCTCAAAGGTGAAGTAGTACGCCGCATGTACTCAACCGGAACGGCAACGCTTAAAAACTACATCCAGCAGAAAGCAGGGCAAAAAGCGGAAGCATTGCATAATTACGGCGCGCTTATTGTCGAGTTCGACGAAGACGGTGAGTTTTTTGTGCGCCAGCTTGAAACAATGGACGAAAGCGGCATGTTTTACGATTTGAATATTTGCGCCACCCCCGCCGGATGTTTTGAAACGTCGGGGCATGTTTTAGGCTTGCAATATGGCGACGTGCACGCTGAAAAATTAGATGATGAGTGCGCCGCAGCGTCATGGGCTGGCGAAAACAGCTTGCTTGATATTCTCAAGCCTAAATATCAGTTTGTGCATGACGTGCATGATTTTACATCACGCAACCACCACAACCGCGCGTCTGGTGTATTCCTAGCGAAACAGTATGCAGCCGGACGTGATAAGGTTATGGATGATTTGATCGATACGGGGCGCGTACTAGAATCAATGGAGCGCGATTTTAGTCAAACGATCATTGTCGAATCGAATCACGATTTGGCGCTCTCTCGTTGGCTTGATGATCGTAATGCTAACATTAAGGACGATCCAGCCAACGCCGAACTGTATCACCGCCTTAATGCTGCTATCTATGCAGCTATTGCAAGGCAGGATGATACTTTCAACGTGCTAGATTATGCGCTGCGTACGGTTGCAGGTTGCGAGTTTAACGCGATTTTTCTGACCACTGACCAATCATTTAAAATTGCAGGCATTGAGTGCGGTGTACACGGTCACAACGGCATTAACGGCAGCCGTGGCAATCCGAAGCAATTCAAGAAATTGGGCAAGTTAAACACGGGGCACACCCACACCGCCAGCATTTACGGCGGCGTTTATACCGCTGGCGTCGCTGGTAGTCTGGATATGGGATACAACGTTGGCGCGTCAAGCTGGACGCAAACGCATTTAATTACCTATGCAAACGGCCAGCGCACTTTGATTGACTTTAAAAACGGCAAATTTTTCGCATAATTAAATTTATAAGCGGGGTATATACCCCGCATATATCCCTTGTTAAATTAATTGGAGTTTTATAAATATGAAAAAGCAAAATATTCCTTTCGATCGCGCGCAGTCCTCAATTGTTCTGGTTTATTCGAATGGTGAACGTTACCACGTCGAGGCGGGGCACGTTATTGATGAGCTATTGGACTTTAACGACGCTTTGCAGGTTACTACCTTTGCCTATACACAAGGCCGCGCTAGTAGTTACATTAAAGCCGCAGGCGTTTATGTTGACACGGTGAAGCAGGAAACGATTATCATCGACGCCGTAAAAGCTGGCCTTGCGTTTGCAGTTGTCGCGCCTTGCCCCGCTTGCCTCGATGATCAATTGATGAGCGCAAAAGTATATACTTGTGCGGGTATCCGTTCCGGTGTATCAGGAGAAGATATTAGTTTTATCGCTGATGCGTTGGCTTATGGTCTTTAATAGTTGATTTATTATTGCCCGCTGATAAATAGCGGGCAATGCTGGATAAACTACATCCCTTTATTGGAGAACGTAACAAAATGAATCAAGTTAAAACGAATATTACCCGTAATTTCCCGCATATTTCCCGCGTCATGATTTGGGATCTTGATGGCACTATCGTTAATTCGTTCCATCGTGTAGCGCCTTGCTTTGATAGCGACGGGAATTTAGATTTAAATAAGTACAAAAATGAGGCTTGCAAACATCATTTAATAATGCAAGATACCTTATTGCCTTTGGTGGAATATATGCGCCAGTGCATGAATGACGCAAATACTTTAAACATTATTTGCACCGCTCGACTAATGAGCAAATCAGATTATTATTACCTACGCAAACAAGGACTGCGAGGGCGTGGGGATAGTAATATCCGCGTGTTTTCCCGTGATACACTGCATAAATATTTTGAGGCTGATAAGGTTAGCGAAATATACCACAGCAAAGACGCAGTTTATAAAAGCTATTACTTTGAATTATTCAAGCAATTATATCCGAACGCTGATTTTACGATGATTGACGATCACAAAGGCGTGCTAGCAGCGGCAGCGTCATACGGATTTAAAACGTTGGACGCGCAAGCTATTAATGATATTCTATCAATCGGCGTCACATTGATAGGTGAAACCTTTATTGATGAATCGCTCGACGATGATAATGATTATCAGTTCCTGGCCGATCGCTTGCAATTATGTTGGGAGAGTATGACAGAAGAAGAACGCGCAGAATATAGTTGCAGCCCGCAACAATATATTGAGAAATTAAAAGTTGCGTAATAATTAAAGTTGAAATAGTTTCACCCTGCAATTAAAATGGTTGCAGGGTGAAACAGTTAGCTTGCTAATAGTCACGGGGGTGGCGGTTAGCAGACTAAGTATTTTCGCCCCAGCCACTGGACTCACCCACGCGTACGTAATCCAAAGAATTTGGCAAAAGTCATTTTAGCGCTAATTAACTGTTTAACTGGGCAACATCTGGTATATTCCCTTTGAATGCCTCTTGTACTGCAAAGCTGCCATGAAATTTCTTTCTTAGTAAATTCGCATAGTTTACCGCGTCTTCCAATCTGTCGTAGGAAAAATACTTAGTAGTACCCTTTATAAGTCCATGCTTGTCATGTAATCTTACCATCCACTTCTGGAGTCCCTTATGCCACGTAACATTTAGATAGCCTGAGGATGTTTTTGAGGTTCTACCATTATGATTATTTTCCGTAATTGTAGCTTCTCGCAGATTTGACCACCTATTATTTAGTTTATTTCTATCTATATGGTCTACACATTCCCCCGGCCACCTATTTTCCATAATAACAAAAGCTACTTGATGTGCATAAGCTTTAAATCCTCGATACTTAAGCTGCCTATACCCCCTATTTAAAGTACCTGCTTCTTTATCCTTACGATTGCCACTTTTCCAGGTGAAAACTCCAGTTTCGGGATCATAAGCAAATGCTTCTTGTATATCCTGTATACTTAAATTATTCTTCATCACTCACCTTAGCCCGAAATCTCTTCCGCGACGCCCGAGATCCATCCGACCACTCCCGCTCAAACTCCGCACGTTTCTCGTCAAACTTCCGCTCCCTTTCCGCAATCTCCCGCGTCACTCCCGCGATATATTCCCGATGCTTATTGATTGCCGCAGTCGTCCCGAAAACTCCCGCGAGTATCCCGATAATAAAAGCAATTATAATACTAAACATTATTTATATTCCCGTAGCTTACGTTCAATACGAGCTAAGTGGTTATCCAAGATACATTGCCCTAGAATTACCACAACTAATAAAACAATAATTATTACTCCCATTAAATCCACCCCGCCATAGCTGCTAACCAAAAACCTACGAAAATAAAGAATAGGATAGTCCCAAGTCCAAAACTATTAATCCAGCTATCATACACTTCTCCGCGTCTGCTCTTTCTTTTGTTTGACATACCTTTCGTGCCCCGTAAGTGTGGTATTTTAAAATATTTTATAACTTGTGCATAACCAACCGTGCTTATGGACTCCTAGAAGGGCTTTTCACTTTCTTACATAGTGGTTTCTGCCAATATACCATCCAAAAAATAAAAAATTTAGTTTACTTGGATGTTTTTTTGCTTTATACTAATTACAGGTAGTTAGATTGCTCTAGTTTAAATTTACAATCACCATATTTAAGGTCAAACTGACTGAGATCCCACCACCCAAACTTAGTACGGAGCTGTACTACTGGAAAGCGATCTCCCTTAATACGAACTTTTTGAACCTTGAGACCGTAATGTTCTTCTCCCGCACCACCAAAAGATTTTACAAATCCAGTACAAAATGGTTTGGGAGCAGGTGCACAACCAGATAACATAACTGCGGCAACTAGTGCAATAACAAACTTTTTCATATTTATCTCTCCATTTCTAATTTATGAATCTATTATAGCAAAATAGAGAGATGAAAGCAAATACATTTTTATAATAGGAGATTATATGGGTTTTTTCGCTGGAAAATATAGCGATGGTAAGACCGTACTATCTTTAAATACTGAATCTGGTGGTGACATTAATCGTCACTATAGTCCAAATGCCAATAGTATTTTTCATAGTGATATGCCATTTGTCCTAGTTGATGGTACTTACGAGGCTGCATTAGGCAATGCTGGAAATGGGTTTTTTGTATGTCAGATGCCTTCTGACATAATAAATATTAAATCCAACGACCCAGGTAGAGTTATACTAACTGCCATTGAGATTAATGGTACTCATAGGGCTTTTCTTAATGGTACTCAATCTCAGGTTGGTCAATTCACTGCATTTTTTGAAGACCCACCTATTGGTAGGGCGGGTGCCGAAGTAGGTCTTACGTCAGCTTTTGCATCAGGTAACAGCTTAGCACATGGCACCTATATCTATAACTCTGGTTTAGGCCATGAAGAGTCAATTGCTAGACAGGGTACAGGTGGTACCATATCTCAAGCTTCTGGGTTTAATTTATATAGGCCGGGAGGAGCATATGCTGGTGAGGCTATAGGTAGGGCATGGACTTTAGCAGGATTTCCAGCAGGAGCGTCTACAGTACCTATAGATGGTGGTAATGCTGACTACTGGCACCCTAATTGGCAAGCTCCTATAGGGGCCGCCTATAGAGGACATAATTGGTTCTACGTTTGTAACTCTAATATACGAGGTTATGTAGGTAAAAAGGGCACAGTACCGGCTAATGTTAACTTATTGTATCAATCTCCTACTTACCCTGATAAGGTTTATATATGCAAAGGTTCAACATCTAATCTAGCGGCACAGGCCGCTAAGAAAGTGTATGTGCAGGATGGTTATAATATTACACCTACCAAAGTTATTTGGTATGTACTTAACCTAAGGTACTCTAATGGTAATATGGGCGTATCTGGTAATCCATTTACTGGATCAGACATACTTATAACTCCGTCTAATTTTACTATAAAAGGTGTTAGTTTACCAAATACTGGATATAAGTTTATCAACCAAAATGCTTTTGGTAACTTAGGCTATAGGCCAGATATGGAATACGTCGGAAATAACGCAGCGTACACTGGAGTCTTCGGGGATACTACTGCGCGCTGTGAAATTGTAGGATCTAGTAATGGATCTTTATGGTCTCCCGTAGACTATGGAGGGGCTAAGTCTCAAATTAGTATTTACAAGTTCGGAGCTGGTAAGCAATGGTATGTAAACTCAAGTAATAACACTATCGGTAATGAGCACGGAGCTGTGTGGAGTCCTAGTACTGTACCCTTAAGACTATTTCCTAATAATGTTGCTAGTACCTACGTTGGTGATGATATAACCCCAGCATATCCTGGAGCAGGAAACTATTATATGGCTCTAGCTACTATAGGACTAGGATTACCTAATGCTAACGCAACAGTAATATTAACTACTGAAGTTATTATGGGTAATATTAATACAGCTGGAGGAGCCATACGCACATACGGTGGTACTGCTTGGCAAGTACAAGGAAGAAGACAGCATAGTTACACGGAAGGTGATGGAATATTCCATCAAATATTAACCTTACCTCCGGGATATTTAGTCCCTTATCACTCCACTACTGCATACAGCTACACTCAAACTTGGGCAAGTAGACCTGATGAGTTAACATTTAGAAGAAACGGATATATTTATACTATTAAAAATCTAGGAAATGGTAATGCTGAATTGGGCGTAATTATTCACGCTGATGAGGCTGCAGCTATTTTCCTACCGAGATTAAGAGTAACAGTTCAACGCCTTACCTAAAGGAGGAAATATGGCAAATGATGTATTAGTACCAGATCTTATGTCCCCTGAAGGGATGGATGTGATTGAAGCTTATTTACAGTGTGGCAGTGATGTGCCTTCTGCCGCACGTAGTCTTGGGATGTCCGAAATTGCTTTCCGAGATATTATGAATCGTAGTGAAGTTAAGAACTACTTAAATGATATTTTTATGGAGAGTGGATTCCGTAACAGAGATCGTTTGTTTGGTGTTCTAGATGAAGTTATTAAGCGTAAGCTGGAGGAACTGGAAGAAACTGGCATGGGTTCTGACCAGGATATTATGGATATTCTCTGGAAGGCACACAAGATGAAGATGGAAGAGATGAAAATGATGGTAGAATTGGAGAAAGTGAAGGCAGCAGCCCGTACTCCAGCTAACCAGACCAACATCCAGAATAATATTATTGCTGGAGCTGGGGACCAAAACTACATGGACTTAATTACTTCCCTAGCTACTGGAGGTAAGAAGTAATGGAAGTATCAAGACCCTATGTTAATACGGTAGATGTTATAGATTTCGGGATAGATAAACGTTTCTTTCGTCTACCCGTTTCAGGAATATTAGCACAAGAAGGTATTACACCTAATGGTCCTCAAATAGCGATTATTAATGCTCTAGAGGACCCTAGACATCGTTTTGTAACGGCGTGTGTATCACGCCGTGTGGGCAAGTCCTTCATCGCGTATACTCTTGGGTTCCTAAAGTTGCTGGAACCTAATGTGAAGGTATTAGTAGTTGCTCCTAACTATTCACTGGCCAACATCGGATGGTCTCAGATTCGTGGTCTTATTAAAAAGTACGGCCTACAAACCGAACGTGAGAACGCTAAAGATAAAGAGATTGAGCTGGCAAACGGCTCACTGTTTAAACTAGCTTCAGCGGCGCAGGCTGACTCCGCAGTTGGACGTTCATATGATTTTATCATCTTTGATGAGGCTGCAATTTCTGATGTAGGTGGTGATGCCTTCAGGGTTCAGTTGCGTCCTACCCTAGATAAACCTAATTCTAAGGCTCTATTTATCTCTACTCCTCGTGGTGGTAACTGGTTTAAAGAGTTTTATGCCTATGGGTTTGATGATACGTTGCCTAACTGGGTATCTATTCATGGTACATATCGTGATAACCCACGTGCTGATCTGAATGACATCGAAGAAGCACGTCGTACAGTTAGTAAAAACTACTTCCGTCAGGAATACGAGGCTGACTTCTCTGTATTCGAAGGTCAGATCTTTGATACCTTTAATGCTATTGATCATGTTAAAGACCTTAAAGGTATGCGTCACTTCTTTAAAGATGATGAAGCATTCGAAACATTACTTGGCATTGATGTTGGTTATCGTGATCCTACGGCAGTTCTTACTATCAAGTATCACTATGATACAGATACTTACTATGTATTAGAAGAGTACCAGCAGGCAGAGAAAACTACAGCTCAGCATGCTGCGTATATTCAGCACTGTATAGATCGTTATAAAGTTGATCGTATTTTTGTTGACTCTGCGGCAGCTCAGTTCCGCCAGGACTTAGCTTATGAACATGAAATTGCATCAGCTCCAGCTAAAAAGTCTGTCCTAGACGGTCTAGCATGCTTGCAAGCGCTATTCCAGCAGGGTAAGATTATTGTAGATGCTTCATGTTCCTCATTAATTCATGCATTGCAAAACTATAAGTGGGATTTCCAAGAAGGTGAAGAAAAATTATCACGTGAAAAACCACGTCATGATGCTAACTCTCACCTTTGTGATGCTCTGCGCTATGGAATTTACTCTATTTCCCGTGGTAAATAAATAAGTATAGGATGGGATACTACTCAGTTGGTATCCCATTCCTGCATTTTAAAATCCCCTTTACAAATTCGATACGATTATGTATACTATATTCATTGATCGGGAGAACTTCTCCCATAATAGAACGTAAACAAGAAAAATTAGTGCTCTACATGGGGCGTGGGAGATTCTATGGGTCGACAAAAGCTAACAATAAAAGATATAAATACTAGATTAGCTGATCGTGGAATCCAAATTGTCGGTGAATATGTAAACCAACGTACAAAAACAGTATTTAAGTGCCAAAGAGCACACGTTTGGGAAGCAACGCCACATTCTATACTTCATACAGGAAGAGGTTGCCCACATTGCGCTCCTAATACTATATCGCTAGATGAAGTTAATAACAGGGTATCCAGTATAGGGTATACACTGTTAAATAACTATATTAATGCAAAAACAAAACTACATCTACGCTGTAACAATGGTCATGAATGCTACATTACCTTAGATGGGCTAACGCAAGGTAGAAGATGTCCTTATTGCTCCCTTAAATGGGATAATGGTGGATTTCTCTATATCATGTCCTCCTCTATGGGTACTAAGGTAGGTATAAGTTTATACCCTGAGAAGCGGTTGAACGAGGTTAAAAGAGAGTCTGGATTTTCAGATTTATACTTGTTTACCACATATCATTTACCTGATAGGGAAACTGCTCTAGATTTGGAAAAAGAAGTCCATAGAGAGTACTATAATAAAAACTGTGGATTTTCAAAGTTTACAGGAAGCACAGAGTTTTTTGATGTTGCTCCAGAGGATATAGTAGTCTTTCTAAGTAACTTTGGATTGGAGGAATATGGCCACTAATACTAAGTACAAACGTGATGCCATTTCCATAATGAGAGATGGTATAAAATCTAGGTATAGTAAGGATGGTTGCTGTGCTGTATGCGGTAGTAATGAAGACCTAGAACTTCATCATTACCATACTATATCTCAACTAGTTAAAAAATTTGCCAAAGAACTCCAGTTGGATTTCACTGATGAGAATATCGTCCTTTCAAATAGGGAAGCATTCTATAAGAAATATGAGCATGAACTAGTTAGAGACGTGGTAACATTATGTCAGCACCATCACCAATTATTACATAAGGTTTACACAAAAGAACCTCCTTTATTTTCTGCTAATAAGCAAAAAGTGTGGGTTCAAAAGCAGAAAGACAAATTACAGAATCCTCAAGAAAAGACACAAGTCAAGACTGAAACAAAATCAGGATTCGCAAGGTTCTTATAATGGGTTTTAAAAGCTGGATTACTGAAAAGCTAAATCCGGGTCAACGTATTATAAGAGACATGGAACCAGTTAGTCATCGCACTAACCGTAAGCCTTTTACCACTGGACAAGCCTACAGTAAAATTGAGATTCTCAATAGAACTGCTAATATGGTTATAGATAGTGCGGCGGAGTGTTCTTATACTGTCGGAGATAAATATAATATTGTCACGTATGCTAATGGCATCAAGGCAAAGACTCTAGACACTCTCTTAAATGTACGACCTAATCCATTCATGGATATAAGCACATTCCGTAGACTTGTAGTCACTGACCTACTTTTTGAAGGTTGTGCATACATCTATTGGGATGGCACAGCACTTTATCATGTCCCTGCTGCATTAATGCAAGTAGAGGCAGATGCCAATAAGTTTATCAAAAAATTTATATTTAATAACCAGATAGACTATCGCGTAGATGAGATTATCTTTATAAAGGATAACAGTTACGTGTGTGGCACAAATTCTCAAATTTCTGGACAATCTCGTGTTGCTACTGTTATTGATTCTCTTGAGAAGCGTTCTAAGATGCTTAACTTTAAAGAGAAGTTCCTCGATAACGGAACCGTGATTGGTCTTATTCTTGAGACGGATGAAATCCTGAACAAGAAATTGCGTGAGCGTAAACAAGAAGAATTACAACTAGATTATAATCCTAGTACTGGTCAGTCCTCTGTCCTGATTCTAGATGGTGGTATGAAAGCTAAACCGTACTCCCAAATATCCTCTTTTAAAGATCTAGACTTTAAGGAAGACATTGAAGGATTTAATAAGTCCATCTGTCTAGCCTTTGGTGTTCCGCAAGTGCTACTTGATGGTGGTAATAATGCAAACATTCGACCAAATATCGAACTGTTCTATTACATGACTATCATCCCTATGCTGAATAAGCTGACTAGTTCTCTTACTTTCTTTTTTGGTTATAAGATTACTCCTAATACTAAGGAAGTAGCTGCATTAACACCAGATAAAGAATCTGAGGCTAAACATTTAACCTCATTGGTTAATAATGGTATTATGACTGGTAACGAAGCTCGTTTAGAGCTGAACCTTGAACCTTTAGATGATGAGCAGATGAATAAGATTCGTATTCCTGCTAACGTTGCTGGTTCTGCAACAGGTGTATCGGGTCAAGAAGGTGGTAGACCTCAAGGTTCCACCGAGGGAGATAAAGAATGATTGATTATAATGGTCTAAAGACCATTTTTGGTGAAAAACTGCCAGAATCTCATATCTTCTTTGCTACGGTTGCTGCGCATAAATATGTTCCTAGCTATGCTTTTCTGCGTAGAGAACTAGGACTTTCATCTGCGCATACTAACCGTAAAGTATGGAAGAAATTTGTAGAGGCTTATGGTAAAGCAGTTCCTCCTGCTCAGCCTGCTCCGCCCTTAACTCTTTCTAAAGATTTAACTGCTAGCATGTCCGTTGAAGAGGGAGCAGCGTTAACCCTTTCTGTTACTGCAACCGGCGGTACTGGTCCATATACTTATGCATGGACTAAGGATGGTTCTCCTATTCCGGATGCTTCAGGAGCTATCTATACTAAACCTACAGCAGCAGCTGAGGATGCCGGCTCTTATAAAGTAACTGTAACAGATAGTAAGCAAGTAAGTAAGGATTCTACTGCATGTGCTGTGACAGTTAATCCTACTGTTCCTGGAGGCTAATAAATGACACAAGCTGCTATTGACTATAACAAGTTAAAATCAGCACCCGTTCATTTAGATGCTTATATTAAATCTATTGATAGCGAATCCAAAGAGGGCGTTGTAAAAATCCGTGGATTCGCTAATACAATTAGTAAAGATCGCGCTGGTGATGTAATTCCTGCTTCTGCGTGGAAAACATCTAATGCACTTACTAACTATATGAAAAACCCGATTATTCTTTTCGGACACGATCATCGTCGTCCAATCGGCAAGTGTATTGATCTTAACCCTACTGAAATGGGTCTCGAAATCGAATGCGAGATCTATGAAAGTTCTGATCCGGCTATCTTTTCACTAATTAAAAACGGTGTACTGAAAACTTTTAGTATCGGATTCCGCTGCCTAGACGCAGAATGGGATGAAGCTACTGATATATTTATTATTAAAGATTTAGAACTATACGAAGTTTCGGTAGTTTCTGTACCTTGTAATCAGGACTCGACATTCAATCTCGCTAAGAGCATGAATGGTCATGATTATACTGAATGGCGTAAATCTTTTACTGCAATAAGTTCTAAAGCTGTCCCAGCTCAAGAACGTAATCTTTCTGAAATAGAAAAACTTGCGATAGCTTTAGGCTACGTTAAAGAATAACGGAGAATTATTTAAAAATGACTATTGATATTAATAAGCTGAAAGAAGAACTTGGTCTGGGTGATCTGGCTAAATCTCTGGAAGGTCTGACCGCTGCTCAGAAAGCTGCTGAAGCTGAACGTATGCGTAAAGAGCAGGAAGAAAAAGAACTGGCTCGTATGAATGACCTGGTTTCTAAAGCAATTGGCGAAGATCGTCAGAAACTGGAACAAGCTCTGGAACTGGTTAAGTCCCTGGATGAAAAAGCTAAAAAGAGCGCAGAACTGTTTGCACAGACTGTAGAAAAACAGCAGGAAACTATTGTTGGTCTTCAGGATGAAATTAAATCTCTGCTAGCAGCTCGTGAAGGTCGTTCCTTCGTTGGTGATAGCGTAGCTAAAGCACTATATGGTACTCAGGAAGCTTTTGAAGATGAAGTTGAAAAACTGGTTCTGCTATCCTATGTAATGGAAAAAGGCGTATTCGAAACTGAACATGGTCAGAATCACCTTAAAGCTGTAAACACCTCTTCTTCAGTTCAGGTTTCCAGTGAAAACTATGAAACTATTTTCTCCCAGCGTATCATTCGTGATCTGCAGAAAGAGCTGGTAGTTGGTGCACTGTTCGAAGAATTGCCGATGTCTAGTAAGATTCTTACTATGCTAGTTGAACCAGAAGCTGGTAAAGCTACTTGGGTAGATGCTAGTGCATATGGTACTGACACTACTACTGGTAACGAAGTTAAAGGTGCTCTGACTGAAATTCAGTTCAAGACCTATAAACTGGCGGCTAAATCCTTCATTACTGATGAAACTGAAGAAGATGCAATCTTCTCCTTGCTGCCACTGCTTCGTAAGCGTCTGATTGAAGCACACGCTGTTTCTATTGAAGAAGCCTTTATGACTGGTGATGGTTCTGGTAAGCCAAAAGGTCTGTTGACTCTGGCTAGTGAAGATAGTGCCAAAGTTACCACCGAAGCTAAAGCTGATGGTACTGTTCTGGTAACTGCTAAAACTATTTCTAAACTGCGTCGTAAACTGGGCCGTCATGGTCTGAAGCTGAGCAAACTGGTACTGATCGTATCTATGGATGCTTATTACGATCTGCTGGAAGATGAAGAATGGCAGGATGTTGCACAGGTTGGTAACGATGCTGTTAAACTGCAGGGTCAGGTTGGTCGTATTTATGGTCTGCCGGTTGTAGTTTCTGAGTACTTCCCAGCTAAAGCAGCAGATAAAGAGTTCGCAGTTATTGTTTATAAAGATAACTTCGTAATGCCGCGTCAGCGTGCTGTTACTGTTGAACGTGAGCGCCAAGCTGGTAAACAGCGTGATGCGTACTACGTTACTCAGCGTGTTAACCTGCAACGTTACTTTGCAAATGGCGTTGTATCCGGTGCTTACGCTGCATCTTAATAGTAGTTCCCATATCCCCTCTAATGAGGGGATATATAGTACAGATATAGTACTATATCTGTACTATATACTTATATGGAGATTACCGAATGGCTGGAAAAGCAATACCCTATGAAATAAGAGAAAAACAAATTCTAGATATTTGCAAAAAAGAGGGGTATGTGTACAGGGGGGTAGTTGGTGAGTTTAAAAACTCGGAGTCTAAAGTATTACTAGAGTGTACCAAAGATGGTAATCGTTGGACACCTAGTATACGTAATTTTGTGAATACTGGGTCTAGATGTCCTAAGTGTTGTCAAACGCGGTTTTTACATATGAGGGACGATAAAGTAGCACTCGAAGAGGATAACCCCACTATTTTCTACGTTCAAAAGTTGTCTAATAACTATTATTCAGTTCTAAAGTATGGGATTACCTCTCGGACTGTTGACACTAGAATTAAAGAACAATCCCGACATTCCCTCTATTCCCATGAACTAATCTTATCTGTGCAACTATACTCCAGGAAAGAGGCATTTATATTAGAAAGTTTAGTGAAAAAGGCCATCCCTTCAGGATTTCTTACCCCCGCCTTACTCCCCGATGGGTATACAGAAACATGTCTGGAGAAATACCTACCAGAAATAAAACAAATAGTTTATGACTATATGTTTTCTTGTTAACGGCTCTTTAGCCGAAAGAGAGCTTCGGCTCTCTTTTTTATTGGAAAAATAAATGCAAATCATCACAGCTGAAGATTATAGATTATATGGTGGTTTAAAACGACCTGAATTAGAATCTGGTGTAGAAATGATGATTACTGCTGCCAATGCACTGATTACAAGCCTTCTAGGCATGGATGATGCTGATGCGGTAGACCAGCTAATCAATACAAAACCTACACGTAGGAAATATTTTCTGAGCTCACCATCTGCTACCTCCGTAACTAAAGTGACGATTAACGATAATGAGATTGACCCAGAGCAGTATAAGCTATACTCTGACGGTATTATCCTTCTCAAATTTAATCCTCCAGAAGGTTATATGGATGTAACATATACACAAGGTGGATTCAATCCGATGCCCGAAGATCTTAAGCTAGCAGCATGTATGCTAGTAGATCATTGGCATAAACAAGATTACCGCCAAGCTAAAACAATTGGTGGTGAAACAGTAACCTTCAATAATACTAAATCTGGTATTCCAGAGCATATTCGTACTATTATTGAAGTATATAGGAGAGTATAATGTCTCTTTCCGATCTAGCTAAACAAATTATTAAAGAGCAGCTAGATACTGCAGGACGATCTGAAAATAATAAGAATACTGTTGTATACTCTGTTGAAACAGGGTTAAAAGATCCTACCAGAGATGGTACTGTTGCTCAAGTATCCTTTAAGTTTTCAAAACCCGTATCACAAGATCTTCTTGATGTTAGAGCAGCCTCTATACTAAAAGCTATATCCTCTAGTTTAGATCTTTCGGGAGATTTAGGTGCCCTAGAAAACCTAATACAAGCAACTGCTGGTAAAAAATCCTCAGTAGGTAAAAAACGTTCTACAGGCAGAGTACAGGTAAACTTTGGGGATCCTAGAGACGTAGAGGATGGATACTCAGGTGCAATAATAGGTGCTTCCGGACGTTTCGTGTCTAATAGCAATATGAAGGTTATATTAGAGATAGTTGCTAAAGAATACTTAATTAAAGATATGAAGAAAGCAGGGGCTCCTTTGAAATTTAGAACAGGACGCTTTGCTAACTCTCTTAAAGTTAAGGATGTAATGCTAAGAGATGCTGAAACTAGTAAAGGCTCTCCTGAATTAAACGTAACATACAATTATATGACTCGTCCATATTCTGTGTTCAATCCGGCAGTATCTACCTACAGGAGACTATCTCTACGACCTTATCCTGGTGCTAGAAACCCCCAAAAACTTATTGGTGAGGCTATAGCAAAAGCTGCAAGAGACCTGATTCACTCTAGATATAAAATCAAGGTTAATCAAGGAACCTAATAAATGGATCATAGAACAAGTATTGCACAAGCCTTGGTTGATCGAATCTCCACACAAATGGATGGTTCTCAACCTGACGAATATTTTAATAATCTATATGGAAACGTTTCTCGTCAAACTTATAAATTTGAGGAAATACGCGAGTTTCCTTATGTGGCAGTTCACATCGGAACTGAAACTGGGCAGTACCTTCCTTCAGGCCAACAGTGGATGTTTTTAGAACTTCCAATCCTGGTGTATGATAAAGATACTGATGGAGATATTCAATCTTCCCTAGAAAAACTCGTAGCGGACATAAAAACCGTTATTGACACAGGCGGAAATTTAGAATATACTGTTAGTAAACCTAATGGATCGACCTTCCCCTGTGAGGCAACCGATATGATCATTACATCAGTTAGTACAGATGAGGGTCTACTGGCCCCATATGGTTTAGCAGAAATAAATGTAACAGTGAGGTATCAGCCTCCACGTAGGTCACTTCGCAGATAAGTTACAGATTAGGAGAAAATAATTAAATGTCTTTACAACTATTACGTAATACTCGAATCTTCGTGTCTACGGTTAAGACTGGTCATAATAAGACCAACACGCAAGAGATTCTAGTTCAGGATGATATTTCTTGGGGTCAGGACAGTAACTCAACAGATATTACTGTTAATGAAGCTGGTCCGCGTCCAACTCGTGGTTCTAAACGTTTTAATGACTCTTTAAACGCAGCTGAGTGGAGTTTCTCTACTTATATCCTGCCGTATAAAGATAAAACTACTAGCAAACAAATTGTTCCTGACTATATGTTATGGCATGCACTTTCTAGTGGTAAAGCTCTTAACCTAGAAGGTGATACAGGGGCACACAATAACGAAGCTAACTTCATGGTTAACTTTAAAGATAACGCGTACCACGAGCTGGCAATGCTGCATATCTACATCCTGACTGACAAAGCATGGAGTTATATCGATTCCTGCCAGATTAATCAGGCAGAAGTTAACGTTGATATCGAAGATATTGGCCGTGTAACTTGGTCTGGTAATGGTAATCAGCTTATTCCTCTGGACGAGCAACCATTTGACCCAGATGAGGTAGGTATTGACGATGAAACTTATATGACTATCCAGGGTTCTTATATTAAGAACAAACTGACTATCCTGAAAATTAAGGATATGGATTCTGGTAAAGCATATGATATTCCTATTACTGGTGGTACTTTCACTATTAATAACAACATCACGTACCTAACCCCGAATATTATGTCTCGTGTTAATATTCCAATTGGTTCCTTTACTGGTGCTTTTGAATTAACTGGTTCATTAACTGCCTATCTGAACGATAAATCTCTTGGTTCTATGGAACTGTATAAAGATCTTATCAAAACCCTGAAGGTAGTTAACCGCTTCGAAATTGCTCTAGTACTTGGTGGTGAATACGATGAAGAACGTCCGGCAGCTGTGTTAGTTGCTAAACAGGCGCATGTTAACATTCCTACTATTGAGACTGATGATGTACTTGGTACTTCAGTAGAGTTTAAGGCTATTCCTACAGATCTGGATACTGGTGATGAAGGTTATCTTGGTTTCTCTAACAAGTATACTAAAACCACTGTGGCTAATCTGATTGCTACAGGAGATGGCGCTAAAACTCCACCAAAATTAGTTGAATCAATCACAGTTAAATCTGCTGGTGATGTCACTTCAGTGGAGAATAGCAATACTCTACAGATGTCTGTTGAGGTAACTCCGCCAGATGCTACTAATAGTGCTGTAACTTGGTCTATTTCTAGTGGTGATGCAGCTACAATTGATCCAGAATCTGGTCTATTAACTGCGGACACTACTAAGACTGGGGAAGTTACTGTGAAAGCTGTAGCTAAAGACGGTTCTGGTGTAGAAGGTACTAAGAGCATTACAGTTACTGGTTCTGGTGGCTAATTAAATGTATTACTCTCTAATGAGAGAGTCAAAAGTTATAGTTGAGTATGATGGTAGGGCATTTCATTTTGATGCCCTATCAAACTATGATATACAGACTTCCTACGAGGAATTCAAGACTCTTCGTAGGACTGTTCATCGTAGAACTAACTATGCAGACTCTATTATAAATGCTCAAACCCCCTCTTCTATCTCTCTAGCAGTAAATTTTAGTAATACTCTTACGGAGGCTAACTTCTTTGAATGGTTAGGTTTTGATAGAAAAGGCAATACTTTCTTACTCCCACTATATAGTAATAACATTGAACCTATTATGTTTAATATCTATATAGTAAACAAAGATAATAACTGTGTATACTTTGAAAACTGTTATGTATCTACAGTAGATTTTTCTTTAGATAAGAACATACCAATTCTTAATGTTGGTATTGAGTCTGGGAAATTCTCAGAAGTATCTACCTATAGAGAAGCAGCTTCTATTATACAGGGTGAAGTAATGTCTTACAGCCCAGTAATAGCTTCTACTAATGGCAGCACCTTACCCGGCCTTATTTCAGCCTCTTTATCTTTCCAACAGCAGTGCTCCTGGAGAGAGGATAAGAGTGTTTTTGATATAAATAAAATCTATAATAATAAAAGAGCTTATGTAAATGAAATGAATGCTTCGGCAACCATTTCTCTATATTACTTAAAACGTTTTGCAGGAGATATGGTTTACAATATCGAACCAGAGGTAGATGTACCTTTAAATATAAGAAATAATAATATTTCTATAGATTTTCCTTCAGCACGTATTACAAAACGCCTAGACTTCTCAGATGTGTATAGAGTTGAGTGGGATATTATACCTACTGCTTCTTCAGACCCCGTGAGAATAGATTTCTTTGGAGAAATTAAAAAATGATTAATTTAAAAGATATTACTCTTGATACTCGTACTATTACTCTTTCCTACCCAGGTATGCCGAACTTTAAACTAGAACTTAACTATATGTCTCGTGCTACCTCTAAACGTGTTATTTCTTCTGCTAAACGCGATGAATGGGTTAACGGTACTTTGGTTCAGGTACAGGATGATGATAAGTTCATTGAAGCCTTCGTTGACGCAGCTATTAAAGGTTGGACTGGTTTGACTGTAGGTGACGTTGAAAAACTGATGCTGATTGAAACAGACGCTGATCCTGCTACTGAGGTTCCATTTAGTCGTGATAATGCTGTAATGCTTATGCAGAACTCTGCTGCGTTTGATTCTTGGATCAACCAGACAGTGTTCCACTTAGACACTTTTCGTAGCCCAAAAGCGTAAAGAACTTCTAGATGCTGTTGCTGATTTTGCAGATAAATGTATTAAAAGCTCAGCATCTAAAATGACCAAACAACAATATTTAATACTTTGTGAGTCAATGGGTATAGAGCCTGATCCTAAGGCTATGCCCGTTGAACTTGAGGATTTTCCACCTATTGTAGCTATTAGTATGAATATTTATAACAGTCTAATTGACTGTTTCATACCGGGTGACTTTCCTATTTTTATAGGTAAGGATAAGGCTGCATTAGGTGTTTTATTTGATATTTATGGGATTACTGATCCTATAGAAAAAGAATTTGTTCTACACATTATCAATATATTTGATGCTAAAGCTGTAGATGCTGCACGTAAACGTGCTGAGAAGCATAAACCGCAAAACGGAAGGATTCCTAACGTTAAGCCACATGCTAGATCTCGAGCACGGTAAAAGTTTCCTCCAATGGGCGTTCCACGATGAGGCTTGGCTCTGGGTGATTTGCCCAGAGCCTTTTTTATTGGGAAAAATAAAACATGACTGATAAGCTAATACGAGAATTACTAATAGACGTTAAGCAGAAGGGGGCAACTCGTACTGCAAAGTCTATTGAAAACGTATCTGATGCGTTGGAAAACGCTGCTGCTGCTTCCGAACTGACAAATGAGCAGTTAGGCAAAATGCCCAAAACCCTTTACTCCATTGAGAGGGCAGCAGATAGAGCAGCGAAAAGTCTTACTAAAATGCAAGCTAGTAGGGGTATGGCTGGCATCACTAAATCCATTGATGGTATTGGTGATAAACTAGATTACCTAGCTATCCAACTTATTGAAGTAACAGATAAACTAGAAATTGGATTCGATGGAGTTTCTAGATCCGTTAAAGCAATGGGTAATGATGTTGCAGCTGCAACAGAAAAAGTTCAAGATAGATTGTACGATACTAATAGGGCTTTAGGAGGTACAGCTAGAGGTTTTAATGATACTGCTGGTGCCGCTGGTAGAGCTTCTAGAGCTATTGGTAATACTTCTGGTTCAGCACGCGGTGCAACTCGTGATTTTGCGGCAATGGCTAAGATCGGTGGTAGTTTACCTATTATGTATGCAGCTCTTGCTTCCAACATCTTCGTTTTGCAATCTGCATTCGAACAACTTAAACTAGGTGATCAGCTGAATCGTCTAGAAAAATTTGGTGTTATAGTAGGTACTCAGACAGGTACTCCTGTTCAGTCTCTTGCTAGATCACTACAAGAAGCTGCTGGATATGCTATTTCTTTTGAGGAAGCAATGAGACAGGCATCTTCAGCATCTGCTTATGGATTTGATGCCGAACAACTTAATAAATTTGGTTTAGTAGCTCGTCGTGCGGCTGCTGTTCTTGGCGTTGATATGACTGATGCACTTAACCGTGTAATTAAGGGCGTATCTAAACAAGAAATCGAACTCCTAGATGAACTTGGTGTCACCATCCGTCTTAATGACGCATACGCTGATTATGTTAAACAGTTAAATGCTGCAAACACAGGTATAACATATAATGTTAATAGTCTTACTACCTTCCAGAAACAACAAGCGTACGCTAACGCGGTAATTGCTGAATCTACTAAACGGTTTGGCTACCTAGATGAAGTACTACGTGCAACTCCATGGGAGCAATTTGCTGCTAATGCAGATGCTGCACTAAGAAAAATACAACAAGCTGCTGCTAAGTATTTAGGGCCAGTAATTGATGCTATCAACACAGTATTTTATACATCTCAGGCTTCTATATCTGCTGAAGCAGCTAGAGCTCAAGAAAAAACTAATAGACAGATAGACCCTACCAACGTTGGTGCTGTTGCTTTAAGTTTAGCTGCTTCTGAAGAAGGCTATAATAAAGCTCTAGATATGTATAAGGAATCTCTTGATAAGCGTAATAAGCTAAAATCTGAGTTCGATAAACGAATGGAACAAGCAGATTTCTATACAAAACTAGCTATACGTCAAGTTGGTGAAGGTATTCCTGTTGGTCTTGCAGCAGCAGGTGCTTCGGAAGCTAATAAACAATTTGTAGCAGAAACTGCAGCTATGGGTCTACAAGTAGCTAGACTTGGTAAGGAAGTAGAGGATTCTACAGAGAATCTCAATGCTTGGAAATCAGCGTATCAAGCTGCTGGGGCTGCTGCTGCAAAGGCTAGCCCAGAGTTTCAGAAGCAAATTAATCTACAGAGAGATACTACTGATCCTGGTGCTGTATACGATTTTAACTCTACTGTATTAAAAGGTCTAACTGAGCAACAGAAAGCATACAATCAGACTAAGAAAACTGCTAGTGACTTAGCTAATGATATACAGAACGTTGCTCAGAATACAGATACTGCTGCTAAAACTAGTGCTACCTTAGCAGATGCTATAAAAAACATAGAATCTCTATCTCTAGGTACTGGTAAGAGTGCTGATGAGTACGTTAAAAATCTTAACCTAGGCTATAACACTCTGTCTGAAATGAAAACTGCGTCTCAGGCCTTATCTGAATATGTTAAACTAACTGGTAATGAAACTAAAAATCAGTTAGCAGTTCAACAGAAGATAGCTGATGTATATAACCAAACTAAGGATAAAGAAAAAGCACAGGAAGCCGGTAGGCGTTTAGAACTCCAACAGTTAGAAGAGCAAGAAGCTGCTTTACGCCGTGTTCTTCAAACAAACCAGGGAAATAAGGCTGTTGAGAAAGAAATTGAAAAAATTCAGCTGGAGAAACTTAAACTTACTAATCAGGGTATGGAAGCTCAGAAGAAAGTTAAGGATCATACAGATAAAATTCTGGGTGTAGACCGTGAGATAGCTCTTCTGAATGACCGTACTATGACTAGCACTCAGTATAGATTAGCACAGTTAAAGTTAGAACTAACCATAGAGGAAGAAAAATACGAGTGGTACTTAAAACAAGCGGACAAACAAAAAGAGGCAGAACAGTCTAGACGTGCTCAAGCACAAATAAGTAGAGAGTTATGGGAAGCAGAGAAACAAGCTACTGCTACTCATGTATCCGCTCTTATGGATGCCTTAGAGGTTAGCCAAACGCAGAGAAATGTCACTGGTCAGGCCCAGATTCTCACTGAAAGGTTATCCATTCTGCAGCAGCAGCTGGAGCTGTCTAAAGATAATACTGAAGAAGAAATTAAATATCGTAATGAGATTTATAAAACTTCAGCAGCCTTAGAACAGCTTAAAAAGCAAAGAGAGGATCAAAAGTACAAATCAGTCGTATCCTCACTAGGGGGTACCTTCACTCCTACCTATGGATTATCTGGTGCTGATAAGGAGTTTGCTGATTTTGAGAATAGAATGTCTATGTATGATCAGGCTATAGCTAAGATGTCAGAAGTGGATTCTGCGTCTACAGCATTGGCTAACAGCATAGGTAATTTCTCCTTAGCAGTGGTGGCTAATGCACAAGATAGCTTGGATAGTATAACAACCATATCTGCAGGTATGCAGATGGTGGGACAGATGATGGCATATTCTGCTAACCAGCAAATAAGTGCAATAGACCAGGCTATTGCAGCAGAACAGAAGCGTGATGGTAAATCTGAGGAATCTAAAGCTAAAATCAAGAAGTTGGAGGCAGAAAAGACTAAGATACAACAGCGAGAAGCTAAAAAGCAAATAATCATATCTACAGCCGTAGCTATGATGAACGCTGCAGCTACCCGTCCGTTCTTACCATTAGGGTTAACGATGATGGCCACTGCGGCTGCTGCAGGCGCACTATCCTTAGCCGCTGCTTCTGGTGCATCCTCTATACCCTCTGTGGATTCTGGAGCAAATACAACTAGTTACCTAACCTTAGGAGAGCGTCAGAAGAATATAGATGTGTCTATGTCTGCTAATGCTGGTGAATTATCTTATATCAGAGGCGATAAAGGTATAGGTGGTGCTAATTCTTTCGTTCCTCGTGCTGAGGGTGGTAATATGTACCCTGGGGTTAGTTATCAAATGGGTGAACATGGTACAGAAGTAGTTACCCCTATGGTTCCTATGAAAGCTACACCTAATGATGAGCTAAAAACTTCATCTAACTCAACTTCAGGAAGACCTATCATCCTGAATATTAGTGCTATGGATGCTGCAAGTTTTAGAGAGTTTGCTTCTAGTAATAGTGGTGCTCTAAGAGACGCAGTAGAATTAGCTCTGAATGAGAACGGTGCTAGTCTGAAAACATTAGGAAATTCTTAAAACTGGAGGAGGACTTTGAGTCCTCCTTTTCTTTATGGAAAAATAAAAATTTCTTGATAAAATTTTCTAATACTATTATAATATTGTTATTAAAGAGGAGAAATTAACTATGAGATTACCAGACCCATACACGAATCCAGAACTTTCAGGCTTAGGATTCGAAAGTGTTAACCTGATTGATAATGACCCAGTAATTCGTGATGAGTTACCAAATGGTAAAGTTAACGAAGTTAAGGTATCTGCTCAATACTGGGGTATAAATATTTCTTATCCAGAATTATTTCCAGATGAATACAGTGTTCTAGATGCCTTTATCCTAGAATACAAAAGGACAGGTGGTTATATTGATGTTATACTACCACAATACGAAGCTTTTAGAGTTAGAGGTAATACTAGTCTAGTAAATATACCCGCTGGACAGAAGGGTTCTAATATAACTATGGATACAAAAGGACTTCTTACAGGTACTCCAAAACCGGGGGATCTATTTAAGCTGTCTAACCACCCAAAAGTATATAAAATAACATCATTTAACAAATCAGGTAATACATGGTCTATAAACTTATACCCTGATTTATTTATAACTACTACTGGAGCGGAGAAGCCAGTATTTAATGGAATACTATTTAGAACAAAACTCATGAATGGCGATGCTTTTGGGTCTACACTAAATAATAACGGAACATATTCCAACATCTCATTAAATTTACGGGAAAGTCTATGAAAAAAATATTAGATAGTGCTAGAAACTACTTAAAAAATAATAGCAGAATAAAAACTGCTAGTCTAATTTCTCTAGAGTTGCCTAGCTCTACTGGTACTAGTACTGCTTTTATTTATTTAACTGATTATTTTAGAGATGTACTATATAATGGTATTTTGTATCAGGCTGGTAAAGTTAAATCTATTAGCGCACATAAACAAAACAGAGATTTATCTATTGGCAGTCTATCTTTTACTATTACGGGTACAGCGCAGGATGAAGTACTGAAATTAGTGCAGAATGGTGTGTCCTTTTTAGATAGAACAGTATCAATCCACCAAGCAATTATTACAGAGGATGGTTCTATTTTACCTGTAGACCCAGACACAAACGGGCCTTTATTATACTTTAGAGGTAGAATTACTGGTGGAGGTATTAAGGATAATATTAGTACTTCGGGAGTTGGAACCTCCACAATTACTTGGAATTGTTCTAACCAATTCTATGATTTTGATAGGGTTAATGGTAGATTTACTGATGATGCTTCTCATAGGGGGCTTGAAGTTGTAGCAGGGCAATTACTTCCATCTAACGGGGCTAAAAGACTTGAGTACCAAGAAGACTACGGTTTCTTTCACGCTAATAAAAGTATCTCTATTCTAGCAAAATATCAGGTACAGGAGGAAAGATACAAGCTAAAGTCTAAGAAAAAGCTATTTGGTCTATCCAGAAGTTATAGTCTTAAAAAGTATTATGAGACTGTTACTAAAGAAGTAGATATAGATTTTAACCTTGCTGCTAAATATATACCAGTAGTTTATGGTGTACAGAAAATACCTGGAATACCTATTTTTGCGGATACGGAATTACATAATCCTAATATAGTTTACGTAGTATATGCTTTTGCTGAAGGAGAGATAGACGGTTTTCTTGACTTTTCCTTTGGTGATAATCCTATGATTTGTATGGACTCTAATGATAGCTCTGCTAGAACCTGCTTCGGTGTTAAAAAAGTAGCAGGAGACACCATGCAAAGAATAGCATCAGGAATACCTTCTAGTAGTCCTTCTGTGCACGGCCAGGAATATAAATATAACGATGGTAATGGTGATATAAGGATTTGGACTTATCATGGAAAAGCCGATCAAACTGCTTCTGAAGTATTAGTAAATATAGCGAAGGAGCGTGGGTTCTATCTCCAAAGTATGAACGGTAATGGACCTGAGTACTGGGATGCTAGATATAAACTATTAGATACTGCATACGCGGTAGTACGCTTTACTATTAATGAAAATAGAACTGAGATCCCAGAAGTTAGTGCTGAGATTCAGGGTAAGAAGATAAAAATCTATCATTCTGACGGTAGAGTAACTGCTAATAGCACTAGTTTAAATGGTATCTGGCAAACACTTGATTACTTAACTTCAGATAGATATGGTGCTAACATTACTATTGATCAGTTCCCTCTTCAACAATTGATACAAGAAGCTGCTATCTTAGATATTATAGATGAATCTTACCAGGTATCTTGGCAGCCATACTGGAGATACGTTGGGTGGACTGATCCATTAGCAGAAAATAGACAAATAGTACAAATGAATACTATTCTAGATACATCTGAATCAGTATTTAAAAATGTGCAAGGTTTGCTAGAATCCTATGGTGGGGCTATTAACAACTTATCTGGTCAATATAGGATTACTGTAGAAAAATATTCTAATACTCCATTAGAGATTAATTTTCTGGATACTTATGGTGATTTAGAGTTATCAGATACTACTGGTAGAAATAAATTCAATTCAGTTCAAGCATCCATCGTAGACCCAGCTCTTAGCTGGAAAACTAACTCTATTACCTTTTATAACTCTAGATATAAAGAGCAAGATAAAAATTTAGACAAAAAATTACAATTATCTTTTGCAAATATAACTAACTACTATACTGCTAGAAGTTTTGCAGACAGAGAACTTAAGAAATCTAGGTATTCTAGAACCCTCTCATTTTCTTTACCATATCAATTCATTGGTATTGAGCCTAACGATGCTATTGCATTTACATACGACCGTTACGGATGGGATAAGAAATACTTTTTAGTAGATGAAGTCGAAAACTCTAGGGAAGGAAAGATAAACGTTACTCTACAAGAGTATGGGGAAGATGTATTTATCAACTCTGATCAAGTAGATAATAGTGGTAATGATATACCAGATATTAGTAACAATGTTCTCCCTCCTAGAGATTTTAAATATACCCCTACGCCCGGTGGTTTAGTTGGTTCTATAGGAAAAAATGGTGAGTTATCTTGGCTTCCAAGCTTAACTAATAATGTAGTTTACTACTCTATCGTGCATTCCGGTCATGCTGAGCCTTATATTGTGCAGCAACTAGAAACAAATCCCAATGAACGCATGATCCAAGAGATAATTGGAGAGCCTGCAGGTTTAGCAATATTTGAAATAAGGGCTGTGGATATAAATGGTAGAAGAAGTTCTCCAGTAACATTATCTATAGAACTTAACTCTGCTAAAAACCTAAGCGTAGTATCTAATTTTAGGGTAACTAATACGGCTTCTGGGGATGTAACTGAGTTTGTCGGCCCAGATGTAAGACTAGCTTGGGATAGGGTACCAGAAGAAGATATAATAGAAAGTATATTCTATACTCTGGAGATCTATGATTCTCAGAATAGAATGCTAAGAAGTGTACGTATTGAAAATCAGTATACTTATGACTATTTATTAACGTATAATAAGGCAGATTTTGCTCTTCATAACAGTGATGCTCTAGGAATCAATAGAAAACTATATTTTCGTATTAGAGCAGAAGGAGATGATGGAGAACAGTCTGTGGAGTGGGCATCCATTTAATGATTTCGAATAATGCACCAGCCAAAATGGTCTTAAATAGTATAATGACTGGATATACAATGGCATATGTCCAGCACTCTATATATACTGACTATGACGTTATTGGCAGATCTTTTTGGTTAAAGACAGGAGAAAGTATAGATAGACGTGATTATACTGGTATAGATACTTTCTTCGTAATGATTAATAATCTGACCCCTTCAACCTCTTATGAGATTCAAGGGACTTTCTACGACTCTATTATTGATTCTGAACTACTAGAGGCTAAGATTGGTATCAATCTCTCTAATGAGACTAACTTTAGGACAAAAGAGAAGCCAACAATTGTTGCAGCAAGATCTGAATCAGAACCTGTGGATGTTGGGGTAGGTGCACCGATAGTTGTCGTAGAAACAACTGGTGAAGCAAGCTACTGTACTATTGAGTTAAAAAGTACAGCTACTGAAGACAGTCCTTGGACTAAGTATTACATTGGTGCTTTAGGTTCTACTATTAAATTTGGTGGAGTTCCTATCGGAGATTACAAGATCAGAATATCTGGTCAAGTAACTATGCCTGATGGTGTTACAGTTGATTCTTCTGGGTATTATGAATTCCCTAATATTTTAACTGTAGCGTATAATTTTGTTCCTCCTACCGCACCTATCGATATTGTTTTTAAAGCTGCACGAATTGCTGATGGTAAAGAACGATATGATGTTAGAATTGAGTGGGATTGGGAACGCGGAACTGGTGCTAATGTTCGTGAGTTCTTGGTTACTTATATAAACTCTGAAGAATACGCTAAGACTGGATGGGCTAAAGCTCAAAAGATAAACGTTGGTGCTGCCAGAGCTGCAACAATTATATCATTCCCCTGGAAAGTTGAGCATACCTTTAAGGTTTCGTCAATTGCCTGGGGACCAAATAAGCAGGATATAACAGAATCAGTTCCTGTAACATTTATACTGAATGAAGATACTCCTCTAGATAACAGCTTTGTCAATGAGACGGGTATTGATGTTAACTATGCCTTTATTAAGGGCAGCATGAAAGATGGAGAAATCTGGAGACAGACATTCTTAATCGATGCAGCTACTGGTGCTATTAACATTGGTCTGCTAGACGAAGAAGGAAAAGCACCTATTTCTTTTGACCCTATAAACCGTGTTGTTAACGTTGATGGTAAAGTAATTACTAGAGATATTAATGCTGCGAACTTTATCATGACTAACTTATCTGGTAAGGATAATCCAGCAATTTACACTCAAGGTAAATCTTGGGGGGATAATAACTCTGGTATTTGGATGGGTATGGATAATACCTCTGCCAAAGCTAAGTTAGACATTGGTAATGCCACACAGTGGATTCGTTATGATGGTGATACTCTTCGTATATCTAGTGGAGTTGTTATTGGAACTCCTAATGGTGACGTAGATATTGGTACTGGGATGCAGGGTAAACAAACAGTATTTGTTTATAAGTTAGCAACATCTCTACCCGCTAAACCACTAGAACAAGATTATCCGCCCCCTGGTTGGTCAAAAACTCCACCTAATCGTACAGATATGACACAAAATATCTATGCGACTACGGGTACACTTGATCCAGTTACTAATAAACTTCTTGCAGGTACTAGCTGGTCTGACGTAGTTCAGTGGAGCGGTACTGAAGGTACTATAGGACATGATGGGCAACGTGGTCCTGGCATGTATTCCTTAGGTATTCCAGGTCTTGGTGGTTGGGATGATGGGCAAGCTAATACCTTCTTCCAGAATAACTTTGGTAGTCCACCAGTTAGATATGATGTATTGACTGAGTTTAATAGTAATGCTCCACAATCCGCATTTACTCGTCAATGGAATGGTTCCGGTTGGATTAACCCTGCAATGGTTCTTCATGGAAACATGATTGTTAATGGAACTGTGACTGCTGATAAGATTGTGGCAGGAAATGCCTTCTTATCACAAATCGGTGTTAATATAATCTATGATAGAAATGCTGCGTTATCAGGGAACCCTGAAGCATACTATAAGATGAAGATAGACCTAAATAGTGGGTATATCCATATAAGGTAAAATAATGAGTACAGAAAATAGAGTAATTGATATTGTTGTTGATGAGAAAGTACCTTATGGTCTTGTCATGCAGTTTATGGATGTTGATGATAGTGTCTACCCTCCCTCTGAAATACCTGTTAACCTAACAGGTTACTCACTTCGTGGAACTATTAAAGCAAGTCTTGACGAAGATGCGGAAATTTTAGCTACTTTTAAAACTCGTATAATTGATGCGGCTCAAGGAGCTGCTGCTATTAGCCTTAGTGTTGGAGATGTTAATAATATTGGTATTAAGGCATCCAAAGAGCGTGATAAATACAACCCAAGACAACGTTTTGCAGGTTATTACGATATTCTAATGACCCGTGATGTTATTGGTTCAGAAGTCAGTTCTTTCCGTATTATGGAAGGAAAGGTTTATGTGAGTGACGGGGTAACTCAATAATGGCGCTTAAAACTAAAATTATTGTACAGCAGATTCTGAACATAGATGACACTACAACTACTGCTAGTAAGTATCCTAAATATACAGTAGTTTTAGGAAATTCTATTAGCTCTATTACTGCTGGTGAATTAACTTCTGCTGTAGAAGCCTCCGCTGCTTCTGCGGCAGCAGCAAAAGGTTCTGAAATTGCTGCTAAAGATTCTGAGAATAAAGCAAAAGACTCCGAAATTATGGCGGGTATCTACGCAGATTCCTCCCAAACATCAGCTACTCAATCCGCAGCTTCAGCAGCAGAATCTGAGAAACAAGCTAGATTATCTCAGAAGAGTGCAGATGCTTCTGCTACATCAGCGGAAGAGTCTAAAGGGTTTAGAGATTCTACTGAACTAGCTGCTCAGAATGCTGAGAACAGTCGTAGACTTGCTGAACAAGCTAAGTCTGCTGCGCAAGCTGCTCAAACAGCGGCTGAAACTGCTAAGACTGGTGCTGAAACAGCAAAAGCTGGAGCAGATGCTGCTGCTACAACTGCTGGAGAACACGCTGCTGCTGCGAAACAATCAGAATTAAATGCTAAAACTTCTGAGACTAATGCTGCTAGCTCTGCTACAGAAGCTGGGGACAAAGCTATTGATGCTACTACTGAAGCAGATCGTGCTAAAGCTGAAGCAGATCGTGCAACTCAGATCGTTGATAGTAAACTTGATAAGGTAGATATTTCTGGTTTCATCAAAGTTTATAAGACCAAAGCAGAAGCCGATGCTGATGTTGGAAGTCGTGTACTAGGGGAGAAGATCCTAGTATGGAATCAAACTGATTCAAAATATGGGTGGTATAAGGTCACTGGTACTGCCGAAGCTCCTGTTCTAGAATTAGCAGAAATAGAGCAAAAGCTAGTTTCTATTAATAACGTTCGTGCAGATGACGCGGGTAACGTACAGATTACTCTTCCTGGTGGTAACCCCTCTTTATGGCTAGGTGAAGTTACTTGGTTCCCTTATGATAAAGATTCAGGTGTTGGCTACCCAGGTGTTCTTCCTGCTGATGGTCGTGAAGTTCTTCGTGTAGACTATCCAGATACTTGGGAAGCTATTGAAGCTGGTCTAATTCCTTCTGTTTCAGAAGCTGAATGGCAAGCCGGTGCAATCCTATACTTCTCTACTGGTGATGGTTCTACAACCTTCCGTTTACCAGATATGATGCAAGGGCAGGCTTTCCGTGCACCTATTAAGGGAGAAGAAAATGGTGGTGCTATCAAGGAACAAATCCCTTATATCACTACTGTGAATGGAATTGGTCCTGCTGACGATACTGGAGCTATTAAGCTCCCTTACGTGGCGATGGTTAATGGAGCTATTATACCAGATGAGAACGGGAACCTAGCACTAGGTAACGTTGTTACTAAGAATGTTTGGAATGGTACTGATGGAGAAGTTCTACTTCGCGGTGCTTTTGGCTTAGGTGGTACTGGTATTACATTAAATGAGCCAGATCTAGTATCCTTCTTTAAAGCTATGAGAGCCTTTGGTTCTGGGTATTATCGCAATGATATTGCAGTTGATGGCTTGCCCGCGTATTCTGCAGGTTTCTACTCTAGAACAGCAGATACTAACTCATTTATCTGTTCTGGGTATGGCAGTGCCGTAGTATTTGTAGCTGCAATCAATGATGCTGGTTTAGATAGTGAAAACCCTGTTGTTCATACTAATATTCTTTATGGTACTGTTAATAAGCCAGATCTAAATGGTGATACTAATGGAGTTCTTAGTGTTGGTAAAGGTGGTACTGGAGCTACCACAGTTAGTGCTGCTAAGAAAGCTTTAGAAGTTGGTGGAGTTTTCTGTACTGATAGTCCCGCTGATGATGCTTTCAATTCCCTCCAGAGCCCTGCTGGTGTTCATGAGTTTAGACTAACTAATGGTGGAATATGGGGTGTCTGGAAGAAGGGTGAAGAAACGGTAGCTGCGTTGCCTATAGGCTCTGGAGGTACGGGAGCTACTGATAAAGTTGCTGCACGTGATAACTTTGAATTGGGGTATCATAATACTCCTAGATTTACTGGGGTAGATCTATCTAATCCCGAAAGCATACCCTATAGTGGTATCCTTAATCTAAACAGGCTAAAGGAATCTGATAAAAATGTTATTACTCAGGGTAGAATCTATCATGAGATGCAATCAGATTTGGCTAAAATTACCCTTCATATTAACAATACTTTAAATGGTGCAAACCGTTATATACAGTTTGTAGAAAATGGTGATTTAACTGGGCTACAGAATGTACATGCAGTTAACTACCTTGCAAGTGGTTATGTTACAGCCCAGGGATGGATCAAAGGCGGGGAAAAAATCTATATACAGCAAACAGGTGGGGGCAACAGGGAAATTAGTATGGCTGTACCTACTCCTAATAATGACCCTGGTGCTGGTTCTTGGGTTAACTTACTACAGGGTAACTGGTATAACGGTTACTGGCAAGTAGGTGGTGTCCGTGGTAGTGGACCGGACTTAGACTGCCTCCGTATTGGAGTTAACAACTCTGGTACTGATTGGAAGGAATTCAATTTCTACAACTCCTATGGTGGCCATATAACTGCTCCAAAAGGTTTTCGTGGTCAGTGTACTCAAGGATATTGGGGCTTAGAGTGGGATTACATGGGCGCCCCATTTCATGCAGAGTCTGTAGCAAATAATGATGGTGGTTGGTCTCCTATAGTATCGGGAGGTTCTTTATCCGCTGGTGGATATCATTTAAGAATAGGCCTTGGCTGTATCTCTAATGGTAACGCTGCATGGCCTGACGCTGCTCTTAAGTTAAATGGGGATGGCCAGTTCCACCGTTCATTCAACTTTAGAACAAACGGTAGCGTGTATACTTGGGGTAATGATCCTTGGGGAGGTAACTATGACTTTGCTATGAACCCTTCTTCAGATAGAGATATCAAAAGAGATATTAATTATGATGATGGGTTAGCCTCCTATGAGAATATAAAGCAATTTAAACCTACCACATTTATCTATAAACTAGATAAGTATAATCGTGTACGTCGTGGTGTTATTGCTCAAGATCTTTATAAAATTGACCCTGAGTACGTAAAACTGGTTCCTGGTTCTCCTATCATAGAAACTCCAGAACATCATTGCTGTGACGAAAAAACTGAGAATGTAGAAAGTAAGATCATTGACTATGAGGATGATACTTTAGCTCTGGATATTAATCCGATCGCTATTGATACGGCATTAGCAGTTCGTTACTTGTCTCTAAAGTTCGAAGAGTCCCAGGAAGAACTGAAGTCCGTTAAGGCAGAACTGGCAGAGTTAAAAGCTCTAGTAGCCACTCTGGTAAATAAGTAAGAGTATAGGGGAGTAACCTCCCCTATTTACTAAGGAAATACTATGTCACGTAATTTAATGCCTAAATCTGGCGCAATGGCGCCTTACGTAGTAGTTAACAGAGACGCTGCAGTTGCTGGTGTTTTCTCTGTCGATGGAGAGGCTGGTGCTGTTGTACTAACTTCCAAATATCTACAAATTACAAAATATACTACTGATAAAGCTGCTACTGATGCATCTATTAATAGTATTAATGAATCAATTGGTAATATTAATACTGCATTAGGTGGTATTAATACTACTTTAGGTACTAAAGCTGCTAAAGGTGCTAATAACGATATTACAGAATTAAATGCACTGACTAAAGCTATTACTATTGCTCAGGGTGGTACTGGTGCTACTACGTTAGAGGGTGCTAAGAAGGCCTTACAAGTTGAGCGCCTTCGCCAACAGAGTAATGGAACTTTTATTGTATCTCCTAATGAGAAATATTCTTTATTTATATATGATAGTGGAGATTTTGGTCTACTTGATAATTCTACCGCAGCAGTACAAGCATTAAAAGTTGCATTTGGTGGTACTGGAGGAACTACTCCAAAAGCAGCAAGAAAAAATCTTAATGTTCCGGTTGGCGCCTCGGCTGAAAAAATTGCTGATGGGGAAGATGTTCTAAACTATATTGCGGTTGCAGGTCAAAGTGGATACTATTCATCTGGTGAATTAATAGTTAATGGGCCTCCTAAGCAAGAAGGTTGGTGGGCCTATAACTTCCACTGTCATGGTGTGGATATTAACGGAGCTGCTCAGTATGGTACACTAAAAGCTACAGGAGCACTTGGAAGTACTTGGATCAATATTCTAGATGGTACAGACAACTGGAGAGGATGGAAAGAGCAATTTAATACCCAGTCTATCATACAGTTTTCAAATGGGGGTACTGGTGCTACTTCTAAAGATGGTGCAAGAACTAACCTGGATATTGACAGATTCAAACAAAGTGCTACTGAGACTATGGTATACGCTCCCGGAAGTGGATTTAGAATCACTGCTAGGCCTAATGGGGAATGGGGTACATGGAGAGATGATACCGGTACTTGGGTTCCTTTGGCTATTACAGCCGGGGGTACAGGAGCTAATTCTGCCGACCAAGCTAGAAAAAATCTAGAGTTAACAGAGTGGAACCTCTTATCCTCTATGGATGGTAAATACCCTAATGGGTTTAATTTTGACACTCTTGCTGTAAATAGTAAGTTTACTGTTCCACCTACTGGAGGAAATATTGTTGGTACCCGACCATACCAACAAATAAACGGGTTGGAAGACGCTTGGTTTTTCCTAGAGACTCTAGTACACCCAGATCCTAGCTATAGAATGCAAAGAGCCACCACGTTTACAGGAACTTGGAAAGGTTCAGTAAGCGTACGTATTATGGAGAATGGTACTTGGGGTGTATGGCAACAAGCTCATGGGGCTTTGGGGCAATTAGTTAATGCAATCTCTAACCGAGGTGCCATTAGAGTACAGGGGGCTGCAAGTGGGGAATCTGGGTCACTAATAAGTGGTGCTATTACTGGTGGTTCATTTACTGATTGGAGATCAAGACCTACAGGAGTACTAGTAGAACATACTGGATTGGATTCTGCATCTTCTGTATTTAAAAGCGTAATGTGGGGTGTAGACTGGTTAGCCGGTATGGATGTAGTAGGCTGGAGTGCCGGCGGTGCACAGTTAAACATGTATTGCAGGGGGGCTGAGTTTCGTTTTGATAGCGCTGGTAATGCTGTTGGTGGTAACTGGGTAAGCAGTTCTGATATTCGCATGAAAGCCAATCTTAAGGAAATTGAGAATGCTCGTGATAAGGTTAAGTCTCTAGTAGGCTATACATACTACAAGAGAAATACTCTAGCAGAAGAAAGAGATACCGTGTACAGTACTGAGGCTGGTGTTATCGCTCAAGATGTGCAATCTGTTCTCCCAGAAGCAGTGTACAAGATTGAGCCACAAAAAGAAGACAGTATGCTTGGTGTCTCCCATGCAGGTGTCAATGCTCTTCTAGTTAATGCTTTTAATGAACTTAACGAAGTTGTTGAAAAGCAGCAACAAGAGATTGATGAGCTTAAGAAACTGGTAAAACAGTTACTTGATAAATAAAAGAAAACCCCAGTGGATTGCCCACTGGGGTTTATTATTACCTGCTACCAGCAATAATACCTAAATTAAACACTGCTAACATAGCTCGAAGAGTAGGATCTTCTGAATTACTACATAGTTCGATAAAAGCCTCCTCATCCCAATGGATTACATTGCCTTCACGATCTACTTTGAGAACTACGTTATTCATGTCTGGTTCTGCTACCATAACATGATGATATGTAGCGGGATGTTCAAATGATCCTACCATATTAGGATCAACAAAATTATTTACTTCCTGAACTTCCAAATCCACCTTCTCCACGTACAGTCTCCTCTAGTTCGTCAACGATTTCAAAATTATGAGTTGAGTAGTGTGGTACTACTACTAGCTGACAAAGTCTTTCAAAATTTTCCAAAGTTTGAATTTCAGAACCATAGTTAAACAGGTTCATCTTAATAGTTCCACGATAGTCTGAATCGATCACTCCTGCGGTATTTGCAATCATCAAATGACGTTTACCTAAAGAACTGCGAGGAACTACCAAACCGAACCAACCTCGCGGAATTTCCACCGCGACACCGGTGTCAATCATTAAGGATTTGCCTGGTGCAATAGCACGTAAATCTGCGGCAGGGTTAGTACCAAAGAACGCTCGTAAATCCATACCTGCGGCATCTTCGGAACCAATCTTAGGCATACAATCTGGATGAGTTAATTTAATTTTAATCATTGTTCTGCAATCTCCAAAATATCTTTTGTAAACTTATCTAATACATCTTGACCTACAGCAGCAATAGCATCTACACAGTAGGTAGGTAAATCAACCAGAATTAAGTTTCGGTAAAGCAATTCTTCCGAAGCATTTAAATTCTGTATATATTTCTGTTTTCCAGGTAGTGGAAGCTGATCAATAATATCCAGAACGTTACCAAATTCACGAATAATATTATACCCGCGTTTTGCCCCAATACCTTCAACACCACGGATATTATCCCCTAAATCACCCATAATTGCTTTCAGAGAGATAAACTGCTCTACATCGTCAACATTATGATGCTCATACATATCACGAAGATGGTATTCGCGACGTGTTGTAAAAGAGAAGCGAGAAACTTTATCAGTTAATAAAGTATCCCAGTCACCATCAGTAGAAATCAACCAAACGTGATCATACAGATGTCCAATGAGTTTAACGATATAAGCCGCCATATCATCTGCTTCTACACCACGAATAGTGAATGTTGGGAATGTAGTTTCACATAGTTCGAAAGCATCTTTCAAATACTCGAAGAACTGCTCATCTAACGCTTTCTCCTCTTCCGTACGCTGCGAGTATTTCTCATCTCGATTCCCTTTATATTCAGGGAGATGCTCTAAGCGGAATGCAGACTTCCCTTTATCTCCTAAAACTATTGTAGTTCTAGCGGAATAAGATTTTGCTAGAGACTGAATAGTGGAAACATAACTTGAGGCAAATGGTTTTTTACTGTTATTATGCTTGAAGCGAAAGCCTAAGTTAGTTCCATCAACAATCATTAGGTTACGACGGGAAGCCATTTCAGCTTCCTCTTCTTCAATAAATTTTCCCCAGGATTTACTCATTATTTAATTAAGTCCTCAACAGATGCATGATGTAGCCACGGCTCAAATAAACCAATTACGATTTCCATGTCTTTCTTATTTAACACCATATGGGTACGACTCATTAAGTTGTCAACCATCGGGTCTGAGCTATCCAAAGCTATTAACCACTGTCCTCTGTCTTTCTTGAATATTAATGCAGGTTTGGAGTTCATCTGCTCACCTTCACGTGAGCACTGCTGCCACCACTTCTCTAGAGTGGATTCACCAACATTAAATAAATTACTTGATATATTATCATCTTTATACCACTTAACTTCGAAGCAGTATTTACTAATGTGTCCGCTTTGTGGTGGAAGGTAGATGTCACCCTTCAATCCGTGGCTCTGGCCAAAAGCACCAGAACCAGGAACACGTTCCCACTCAAGACCTGTACGTTCACGTAAAATATCTCTTACCTGATATTCACCACGTTTACCCTTCTCTCTACTATCTACAGCCATGTTTTATTCTAAGTAGGAAAATCCTTCTGCATCTTTTTTGACAGTAATCTTATGGGCCAATGGATGCGTATGCCCATGAGAAACAATGATAGAATTTAGACTTTCTTCCTCATTTAATAATTCAACAAGGGTGTCAAGTCCTTTAGTATCAATAAAGCTAATTACTTCATCAAGGAATAGAAGATTAATATTAACTTTACTAATAGATGTTAGTAGCATTCGAATAGCTAACAGAGTTGCTAGGTTGATTCTACTTTGCTGACCAGTAGAGCAGTTCTCCATACTGGTACGGTTTCCATCATTGAAGATTACTACTTGTAATTTCGTTTCATCAAGCTCAAATCCAAGTGCGAACTTACCGCCAGTCATAATAGAAAGGTATTTATTGATAAGCTCTTCAAATACTTTCACACTATGCTCTAGTTTATACCCTACCAGATTTTTCAATGCGGCGATCAGAATATCGAGATCAGCAACAGCTTCTGATACTCCATCTAGTTTGGAAGTAATCTCAGACATTTCTGCCTCAGCTTTCTCAATCTGTTCTAGTTTCGCTCTATATTTTGCATTGGCTAATTCAACATTTGCATTATGCTCTTTGGCAATTGCAACCTTAGAACGTCCGTCAGCGATTTCCTGTTCTAGTTGTCGGATTTGCACCTGTAGGTTTTGCACATTGAGTTCTTCAAAAGAGGCATCACTCATTGAATTTTTGAACTCGTCTCTAGCTGCTACTGCTTTATCCAAAGCATCCTTTGCTCTGATATACGTAGTGTACTCAAGTTGTTCTTTCTTCAGCTGTTCTAGCTTGGTTTCAAGAGATTGCTTCTCTTTGAACAGAGGATCATATTCTGTTCTAGCCATATCCATTGCTTTTTGAGCAGCAGTTGTATCCAGATGAGTACCACAAGTAGGACATTCAGTATTTGAAGCCTCTTGCTTGAACTTCTGATAACGTTTCTTGACTTCGCCCGCACGTGAGGTCACAATTGTTAGGTCACGCGTAACACTCGAGATCTCTTCATTTTGGTCGGTGGGCGCAGGTAAATTTTTGAAAGGCTCGAAAGATTGTTCGGCAACTTGTACAGCTTTGTCCAAATTACGCAATTTAGTAATATTAGCCTCTTGAGACTTGGCTAATGCCGCCTTAATTTTCGATTCAGTAAGTTCTTGTGCTAAGGGTTCTTCGTCAAACTCAGGCACTTCGACTGGTTCCTGCAAAGTCCCCAGATTATTCTTTCCATTAAGGATTTTCGTAATTACAGCCATTTGGCCCTGCAAATTATTTAAGGTATTTGCTATTTCTTTACGGTCAGCCTTAATAGTTTCCGACATTTCTTTATACTGTTCTTGATTGAACAAGTTAACAAGAAAAGCCTTACGTGTCGCATCTGTTGCTTTTAGAAAGTCTAGATTTGAACCCACTGATTGATAGATTAGTTTAGTGAATGTTTGGAAGTCACCGCCCATAATCTCTTCAATCATCTTGTATGTTTGGGTTGCCGTATGCCCACTAATATCTTCTCCATTCTTAATAAGAGTTACTTTAGCAGTTGATTTAACTACTTTATGCAATTCGTACTCATCTTCATCTTTCGAGAAGTAAGCGTGCATATCATACTCTTTTTTAGGAGAAGACCAGGAGAACAGAGCATCCTTCTTAATACCGCGTGAGTTCTTATTATAAAACAATTCCTCGATAACCGTGGCGATGGTGGATTTCCCTAGTCCATTGCCACCAATTAATTGAGTAACTGGGTTCTTATCGAAATGAATTACGATGTCCTTACCGTAAGACATAACGTTACTAAATTTTAGTGTCTTAATTGTAATCTTTGACATATTTCGCAGCTCTAGCCAAGATTCTATCAATGTCGCCTTGAGATAGCTTCTCGACTTCACGGAAGTAAAGTTCAAGTTCACCTAACATATCAAGATCAACAAGATTTAACTTAGCATCTTTAGTAACTCGATGGTTAATCTTCTTATCTAATAAATCAGAGTCTTTAATAGACTTTAATTGAACAACGTCACCAGTAACTTCATATACTACACGATCATAATCACTAGGTTCCATCTCTTCACCAGCTCCGATTGTTTTACGAATCAGTTGTGGTAAATCCCCTAGTTCAATCCATTCTACTTTTAATGTGTCGGTATCAATGATAAAGCAACCATTTGTACCTTTTGTGCGTTCTCTATGGAACGATGTAGTTAATGGAGACCCGGGGTAGAGAAGTCTAGTAGATCCGATAGTCTGGCTATTAGTATAAGAATGTAAATCGCCAGCAATTACAGTATCATAACAGTTGTACTTAGCTAGATCAATTTCTGGTTTTACATGTGGGGGGATTTCACCACGAACATGCGTGAAACATAGTTTTGATTCAGATGGTTTCCACTTAGATTTATGGATTTCGTCGTATGGAACAATATCAAACTCAGGGGAACGATATGGTTTGGTAATTACTTCCCACTTACCCCTCGTTACTTTATTAATAACTCCTGCATAATGATATAGACATGAAATGGTTTTAGTTATTAATTCATGATTACCTGTAAATACCATTCCTATATGATCTAGCCTAGACATAAATTTTTCTAGAAGTTCTACTTCTTCCGACGACGGGTCGGAATGATCAAATAAATCACCACCAATAATATGCAAATCACAGTTATGATTATGGAATATATCATTTAAACGATCTCCCAGCATTAAGAATCTTTTCTTCTGCCATTCTTTGGGAATTTTATCTTGCCCAAGTTTTATATGGTGATCAGCACTAAAGAGTATTTTCATGATCTGGCAAATTCTCCATGTAGTCGCCTACGTTCCCTATCAGCTACTACTTCTGCTTCTTGAATAGTATCATAATATCCAAAGTATTTTGTTTCTCCATGGATTTTAAACTGAACCCTATACTTATGTCTCCCAGGTATCCAATATACATTTTTAATACCTGTGGTACTATTAGATCTTACGCTTGTGTTTCTTTCATTACCCGATTTATTAGTTGGTCTTAGATTACTCCATCTATTATTCTTCTTATCTAAGTCTTTGTGGTCTACTACTTCTGCCATTTCATTAGTCTGCATGGCATAAATAATTAAATGTACAAGATACTGCTCATTATTAAATGAGGTTCTTAAATACCCTTTTCCATTATCCGTGCCTACTATAGATCCTGCTAACTGACCGCCAGTTCCTACTTTCCTAGAGAGTAGACCGGATTCAGGATCATAGGAAAATCTTTCTCTGAATTTATTTACTAATAAAATGAATTTTTTAGGGTCTTCCAAAAATAAGGAATATAGCTTATTTCTCATTGGTTAAAAAGAAAGGGGCCGAAGCCCCTCTATTTATTAGTCGTCCAGATCGCTTGCAGCTTCTGTGTCAATACCTTTCTGGGAGCCTGCATTGCTATTACCAGATTTGGCATCATCATCTTTATTCTCACGACCCTCCATGAAGGCTTGAATTGCTTCTTTCTGCTCTTCATAGGTAGGAACCGGATAGGTTTGTTCCAGAGAAGGAACTTTTTCGAACTTAATGATGTCGCCATCTTCGTCACACATAGCTTCACCGATCAGATCTACATCTGCAGCATATTGCTTAGATTCCGCACTGTTAGGATCTTGCAGCTTAATCTGGAACTGCATAGCAGCAATCTGCTGTACATCATACTCAGTATCGAAACCTTTACCTTTTTTCTCGATAGAAATATCAATATCAAACGGAGTTGCCAGACTCAACTGCTTCATGATAGACTGAATGCCTTTCAGGATAGTAGCCTTGACTTCCATTACTTTCAGTTTGTTATCAGAACGGTCAATAACAAAAGCGATATAGTTTTTCTTCGGTTTCAGCGGAACACGATTACCATCTTTATCCAGCTCTTTCTCGAAGAAGCCCATCTCATGAACCGGATCAGCTTTACCACGAACAAAGCTCTCTTTGTCACGGTTAAAACGGAGACATTCGAAAGGAGCTACGCTACCCTCTTTATTAGTCAGCCAATAGACATAACGTGGAAGAACACCAGAAACGATACGAACACGAGTGATACCGTTGTTGAACTTCAGGAATTCGATTTTATCGTTAGAACCGCCAGTAGTTTCGCCCCAAGACTTAGCCATATTTTATTTCCTCTTTAAAGATTAATTTCGATTTGTTAATTGCGATTAGTGGGTTAGTGTCGATTACTAAACGTGGTATCCATACTGGAACATATTGTATGTCCAAACTAGGATCGTTTGTAAACTTGTATTCGGCATAATTTCGTAGACTTAAAATTCCTAGATATTCTGCCAGTTGTCTATTAGACAATTTATTTGGATTATCAACTATTGTTGATTCATTCAAAATGAATGAGGAACCGACCAATAATTGGTGAGCTTCAGGCTCTGTAAGCATTCTTTTGAATAACTTAATAATTAGGTCGGAATTTCCTCTAGCTAGTAAGTATAGCTTTTCATAATCGAAGAATTTAATTTTTGTTTTCTCCTCGAATTTATGTATATATTATACTAGATTTCGAGAGAATTTAGCAACTAAAATTTTTATTTTTCTGCTTCGGACTTTCTTATCAATCCGAAACTTTCTCTCTCAAATTTATGTATATATTATACATCATTTATGAGCTGTTGCCAAATGCAATTTTAGCTAATTGAACTGCTTTCTCCGGAGTCATAGTAATAGTTTTCCACCCATTGTTACGATATACTGCCATACGTCCAGAAGCCTGTCTTAGTCCAGTGCCGCCTTTCATGATTAGATCTACAACAATAGGGTCGAGTTTGCCATCGACAATACGTTGAACACGACCTGCAAGCTGTTCAATGAGAGACTCATTATTAATAAGACTTCCCATTATTAAACAAGACAACTCATTAAGAGAAATACCTTCAGAGAAGATACTTTGAGCTGCTGCAAGTACACAAGGCCCACCTTTTGCTATATCTTCCTGGATTTTTAATCGGTCATCTAAGTGGGTTGCCCCTATAATTTCATATGTTGTAACACCACGCTGTGCAAGAGCTTCTAGTACTGTTTGGATTAACTCTGTTCTGTCACTTACAATGAGTACTTTATGCCCCATATTCACGTATAAATGTGCCAGGTTTATAATAGTCTCTCGATATTCAGGATGATTATACACATCGTTAGCACGTAATGCCCACGGTACGTTTTGGTTTCCTGATAACTCAACAGGCACGGAGTACCTATGGATTGTAGGTGCAACAGTATTATTAACCGGTGGGCTAAAGATCTTATATCCAAAGAAATCTTTGAACATAACTTGTAGACCATCTTTACGTTTTAATGTTCCAGATAGTCCAATCTTATAGCGAGCACATGATATTTCTAGGAAGTTAGTGAAAGTTGTGGCCACACAATGGTGAACTTCATCAACTATAACAGTACCGAATACTTTAGAAAGATTATTCGCATGTTTATTCACTGTTTGAATATTACTGACCACAATTGGTGGATCAATATTGTATTTCCCAGAACCTATGATGCCTGGTTCAAACCCAAACCATTTACGAACTTCTGCCGCCCACATTTCACGAATAGATGTGTTGGTACAAATTACCAAAGTTTTCTGGCCAAATTTATACGCAAGTGCAAGGGCTAGAATAGTTTTACCAAATCCAGGCTTACCATTAATAATACAGGTATCATCGCATTCTTCATATATTGGGAGCTGGTCTTCTTCACGCAGTTTGAACTTAGGTTTTGGTATATCTACCGGAGCTAATGTGCGTTTATCAACTAATTCGTATTTTACTCCTTTAGCATCTAGTAAATCCAGACGCGTGATAGGAATCCACTTAATCTCTTTAGCAGCAACACCACTATTCTTATACATAATAGGGTATTTACTAGTCATTGTCTCTATGTGATAAGTGGTTTGCTTACTACAATAATCCCAAAGTTCATCATCGGGCTTGAAATAGGCTTTATTAGATATAACAACCTTCATAATTTTATTCTAAGTCTAGGAATTTCAGGCTCCTCTTGATGGACTTGATAAATAACAGGGCTATTATTTACCAGAATATAGCTTATATAAGCTGGAACATAGGATAATACAAATGGGTATGGAACTTTAGCTACATAGCATTGGTATTTTCCGTTATAAATTCTAGCTGAATGCAAAACTTTAGAGGTGACAACATCATAGAACGTAGTTTTCTTCCAGTTAATAAGATTTCCATCAGAATCTATAAATTGGCTACGCTTTGACCCAACTAATTGAGACAACATTGATATTCTACCCCTAATAGGATAGAGCTTGTATGGTAATTCTTTCCGTTTCTCAAATAGAATAAGTCTACGTTGAGAAAACGTGCCAGGCAACTTCCTGTTATCTAGCACATATTTATTATACCTTGTTGTAATTACGGAATAATCACCTTCTTGCTCAATTGATACAAACGCCCGTAAAGCATATACGGGCAATTTGAAATCAAGCACCGAGAATCCTTCTCACGTTATCCAAATCTTTACATACAGCAATAAACTTATCATCCTTGTATTTGCTATGATCTGGATGCTCTTTATCCATTGCAGCTAGTTTCTTATACTCGAACTCTGCATCAAGTAATACACCCTTGACATAACGAGTATATTCATCATCATCAATACAAGCGATTGATGGGTGCTGCTTCTTCATCTTACCACAAGAATAGTCACGAGAACCTCCTGCTTCAGAATCTGAATCAATACCAATCGGACAGCCAGGAATACTGATACCACGGTCTTTTTGGATATTACGAATCAGGATTTCATTGTATTGGTCGATCAAATCCTCACGAACAATAGCAACTACGGAGTCGTGAACCAGCATAACAATCTTCATCTCTTGTTCTAGGCCAAGAGAAATGATCTCATTATCTGCATCTACAGCACCTAAAAGGAGACTATCAGAAGAAGCAGACTGAATGATTGCGTTAAATCCAGAACGAATTTCTTCGCCCTGAACACCACGGTCTTCGGAGTGGATATTATGCAGACGACGTTTACGACCGAAGTGACTATAGATAAACCCATGATTCTTGATCTGGTCGTGACACTTATCAATCCAACGCTTAAGCTGCGGGAACTGACCGAAGTACGTTTCAATGTACTCTTTAGCATCTGCAACCATACATTCTACAAACGGTTCGCCTGTCTTAGCAGCCTGTTCCAAAAGAGCTTCGTTAACAGAATGAGCTACTTTAGCTGGGCCAGAACCATACAGAATACCAAAGGTGATTGCTTTAGCTGCCTGACGCAGAGCTGGGAATAACTTTTTAACATCACGAGGTTCGCATTGGAGCTTAAATACCATGTGTGCGATGTTAGAGTGGAAGTCAGGGTATTTATCAGGTTCATTTCTCATATTGATAAATACTTGTTGCATATTTCTATCACCAGATAGAACAGCAGCATAATAAACTTCCGCAGTTGTTAAGTCCCATGCGATTACACGATACCCGGGAGGAGCTACTACACAACCCTTGATAATAGATTCATCACGAGGTAACTGTTGCAGGTTCAGCTTACCAGAAGAACTCAGACGACCAGAAGTAGTCATGTGTTCGTGGAAGCCAGTACGAATGCAACCATCTGCATCAATACTCAGAAGAATTTTCTCAACGTAAGTAGAGATCAGCTTAGTCAGCTTACGAATCTCTAGTAGAGTCTTAGCAATTGGATGCTGCGTAGACAATTCGTTCAGAGCTTCTGCATCTGTAGAGTCTGCTCCAGTATCCGTCAATTTACCTGTTGGAGTTAAGCCAACATAGTCAAACAGAAGAACACGGAGTTGTTTAACAGAGTTTGGGTTAAACGCTTCATTCTGATCTTTCTCTAGCTGAACTACTTCTGGATAAGTATACAGCTTCTCACGAGCTTTATTCAGATTATGAGTTAACTGGTACTGAGCTTCTTTTAAACGATCAATAGAAATAGGTACACCACGATCCTCAACACGCTGTAGAAATACACAACCAGGCATTAGGACATCATAATACAGACTGCAAAGTTTTTCATTCTTCTCAATTTTTGGTAAGAAGAAGTTGTGCAAACGTAGGGTGGCATCAGTATCTTTCGCAGCGTAAGGCCACATAATATCAAACGGAATTAAATCATAGGTGAAATCTTCTTTCTTGATTTTATGTGCTTTGCAGTAATCCTCTTTGAACTTATCTAGTTCAAAGTCATAGTCGCCCATATCGGTATACTTCATTGCTAGAGATTTCAAGCCATGAGTACCACGACGCTCATCTAGAACATAATGCTGCAACATAGTATCATGGAGCCTGCGTTCTTTATGTGCCTTATCAAAAGTAAGTCCCAGATGGTACTTATAAAAGTGCATATCAAACTTCAAGTTGTGAAAAACAATAGTGTGGTTTTCACTGTCCAGAATTTTCTGGAGATAATATACTGCAACCTCTGTGAGACAATCAGAATCGATATACACACCCTGATACTCTTGGTGAGACATAGAAACACCAAGCAGATAACCATCTCGACAGTATAGTGCTGAGGTTTCGGAGTCGAATGCGACAGGTCCGATAACCATATTATACACCATCTTGATATATTCTTCCGCCTCATCAGGGTCAGTAATAGGACGGTAATCACCAGCTTTTGCAATCTTCTCACGACCATTGATAATATCGTGGATATTCTCTACTGTTGCATCAAAAACTGGTTTCATTTCAGGCTTAAAGTGTAACTGGGCTGGGCTGATACTCGCAATCCAGTTAGCATATCCATTATACTCTACACGTTTACCGGTATAATCACCGATACCTTTCTTACCCGCAAAGTATAGGAAAGGTTCAGCACCTACCAGTATAACAAAATCATAATCATTCGGGTCAAATGGGTTTTCCGGAGTCCCGATAGTAATATGCTTTTTAAGTAAACGACCAGATAACTTCTCGTTACACATATGGAATACATCAACTTCCTCGCCGTATAGCTGGAAGTGTTTATCGTAACGAGTGTTATTTAGAGCTTTATCAACTACTGCGATTTTCAAATTTAATCTCCTCTTGGTAAGTAAGTATAACTTCAGTGTTTCTTCTCTAACTTACCAATATATTATACCAAATCTTTAAGCGATTCAGCAACTAAAATTTCAATACGTTTTGCTAACATATCAATTTCATCTTTGTTTAAATCACCTGGATCTTTGCCTTCAGGTAGGAGAAAGTTAGCAATTACAGGTGTTAAACGCGTTTTTGTACGAATTAGCTTAGCCAATGCTTGTGCAGCTTTATTACCAGAAGCATCATTATCTAGTAAGATAACAACAACTTTTACACCAGCAATAATATAAGGACTGAACTTATCTGCAATGTTATCTGAAGTGAACTGATGTGTACCAAAGCAGCAAGAAGCATAGTCTATACCATTATCCTCTAGGTTCAGCATATCAAAGATACCTTCAACTAGAATAAGAACTGGAGTATTATATCGTACAGGGAAAATCGGTGGTGAAACTTGTTTTGGTTTTACTAAGTATTTAGGAGGGGCAGAACTGTTTATAGAACGACCCAAAAATAGGATATTGCGTCCAACAGCATCTGTGATTGGGAATACAATTCTGCCTTCCCAGTTCTCTTGGTGTTGGAAAGCAAAATATTTCTTCAAGGTCTTAGAACTGATACCTCGGAAATCACCTTCAAAAAGAAAGGCAGATTCTGGGATTGCAAGATTCGTAGATCCATTTCTAATCTCAGAAATTTTTTTACGTACTTGGGATAGTCTTGGAGATTGTCTGTATTGAGTCTCATTAAAATAATGATAAATACTAGGTATACCTTTGCCAAAACCGCAACTCAAGCAGTGCATAATCCCGGTTTCAGGATCAATACGCAAACTTGGGTGTTTATCGTCATGATCTGGGTTTAAGCAACAAATTAAAATGTCACCCCCTGTATCTTTATATTCAATGCCTTTCAGATCAAGTAGTTCTGTTATTCTACTCATGAATTTAACTCCTCTAGTGCAGGATAATTAGACGGGTCGAATATTTCTTGAATAGCATTTTCCCCATGAAATTGTAATCGTAGCTTATTAATCTTATCTACTGCTGACTCTAAATTCTGGTACTCAAAATATCCACCGAATACTTTCTTTTTATTGGTATCTCTTAGTTGAACTTGCCATTTTTGCCGTTGTTTATTCCAACTAACTCCTATATACCCTGATTTACTTTTAGCTGCTTTATTCCTACTATTCTCTTGGTGAGAAGAATCTTTAAGATTAACCCAACGATTATCACTTCGTATACGGTTTATATGGTCTACTTCTTCAGGTAAATAACCTTCCATATAGAGAAAAGCTAGTTGATGCGCATAGTAAGGCTTTCCATCTACCCATATACATATATAATCATCTTTTCTTAAAGAGCCGGCTATACTCCCAGCTTTCTGATTGCCTCTAGATACTTTTCTAGTAAACTCCCCAGTTTCTGGGGAGTAGTCAAATAACTCTTTTAGCCTTTCCTGTGTTATCATATATCGCTGGCCTGTTCACCTGTTGAATTTTCAGCTTTGTCTTTCTTAGCACGTTTAGGTTGAGCCGGCTTATCCTTCTCAATAGGGATAACGAACTCAGCTTCCATTTGAGATATATCTTCCATTGCTAGGTTGGTAGTGTTATCCATTCGCAGAGTTTCCCAGTTCATTTTAGGCATAAATTTCACGCTATCAGAAGAACGAGTCTTAACGAAGTCAAACATAATAGCACCTTGACCATTATCAGCTTTTGCTGCATTAAGATTAGCAGCCATGTCTGCGGAATCAAGAATCCCCTTTGACATACGTGTTCTACCATCTTGATCAATCTGGTAAGGAGCTACACCAGCCACGTTATGTTTCTGGCAGATAGATTTGAAAGACGAGCTAACAACCATCTGTTCTTTCCAGTCATACATATCAATGGTTTTAGAGTCTGGAAGTCGGGTTTGGTTAATATAGTCCAGTAAAGCTACTGTAACTTTATCGCCATATCTAGCAACTAATTTGTTTAGTTCTACGTCAACTGTTGTAATGGACAGCTCAGGATCATAAACAATAATCATAGGAGTATGTAGCTCATACCCTTCTATTAGCTTACTCTCCATATCGTAGAAATCACTCATCTTAGCCATTGTGTACTGTTTAACGAAGCTATCAAAAAGCTCTTCACCCCCATTAAACATCCTAGCTCTAGTTCTGGCTAATCTCAACAGAGCTGCACCTTCTAGAGTATTATTACGCATTGCTAATGCTGATACACCAGCTAACATGGCTAGATTACGTCTAAATACTTCATGTTCTTTCATCTCAATTGAGAAGTATGGAGCAATATCTCCATTCAAATATTGCTGAACCTGTATGTTTGAACAGATAATGGATTTACCAGTACCACGCCAACCACCAAGCAGTAACGTTTCTGTGCGAGCTAAACCAATTTGAGCGTCGAACTCATTACAAATACCAAGAGCGATTAAGTTCAGTTTGGTATCTTCTTCTCTCTGGAAAATACGCATGTTATCTGCGTTGAATACTTTTCCAGTATTCGTTACTTTCTCTTCTAATTTTAAGTGAAGGGAGGCAACTCGGTTGAGAATTTCTCCCTGATCCAGCATTGTTAAATCTTGAAGCACGTCTGTTTCTAGAAGTTTCAGGAATAAATCCTGTGTATATTCGGCTTCTAGGACTTCAAGTGCCTGTTCCATGCTCACTTCTGGAATTTGAGTGTTAGCTAAGACGACTAGAGCTTGAGAAAGGCGGGCGTTCCTATTAGCTTCAAGCATAAGTGCGTCAATGGACGGCATTGTGTTATATTTTTTATAATAATTCTGGACGGCTTGGTAAATTGAGGAGAAAGCGTCATTAAAATGATCTTTATGCAGTTTTGAGAATGTTTCCAATGCTATTTGCTTCTGTTCAGAAGCTAGAAGCATCTTCAACACTACAGCTTGCACGTTAAACAAGGTCATTCTCCTTTGCACGCTTTCGTGCCTTCTAAATGCAAAAAGGGGAAGGAGCATAGCCCCCTCCCCTTAGGTTTAATTTACCAGATTATTCAGCAGCCGCAGCTTTTGCATCCAGTTTAGCACGCTTAGCGGCACCATCATAGTCCTTAGCAACCAGACCACGACGAGACAGCATAGATTTAACACCACGCTCAGACTTACCAGTTTTCTCAGCGATCTCAGCAACAGTCATGTTAACCAGATCCAGACCTTCTAACAGATCTTCACGAGTTTTAGCACTTGAAGTTTCCTGTACCGGCATAGCAGCGATACGACCTTCACGAAGCAGGCTCAGAGCTTTACCACGGATCTGCTTAATATTGCGACCGAAGTGAGCAGCGATAGCTTCAATAGTAGCACCAGCAACAACCTGATTAACAAAATCAGTTTCTTCATCCGGAGTGAAGGAACGAACAGCAGCAGCTTTTTCAGTTGGCTTAACAGAAGCGGTCATTTCCAGGCTCAGAATCTTACCCTGTACCTGCTTAGCACCGAACTGACCACCAGCTACAGCAGCAGCGATTTCAGCATAGGTATACTGACCAGCATGAGCGTTCAGGAAATCAACCAGTTCAGCTTCCTGCTCAGGAGTCCACGGGGATTTCTGTACTTCGTTAGCTTTCTGTACTTCAAAACCTTCTTTACGCAGTTTAGAGCCAACAGAGCGAGCAGTAACATCTTTGCCAGTTTCAGCAGCCAGTTCAGCAGCGATAGCAGCTACTTGTTCTTGAGAGATTACAGCAACACCCAGAGCAGTGGCTTTTGCTTTCAGAGACTCGGTTACACCTTCTACGTTCCAGTTCAGTTTAGACATTATTATTTTTCTCCAATAGTTCTTTAATCGACAGGATTTCTATCCCATTCGTTTCGGCTTTCTTATAAGATGAGGAAGAACGTTTTGATTCATCCTCACAGATTAGGTATTTGACGTCTTTGGTAACGGATTTCTTAACCGTATATCCTAGACCTTCTAAATAGTTTGTTGCATCCGTTCGATTTGCAAAATCTTGCAAAGATCCGGTAATACATACCGCGATTCCATTTGGCTGGGCAACTAAATCATCAGTAACGACGGTTTTAGCTTTAGCACCAGTTGAGAATTTCCACGGTAGTTCGATAACATCCTTGCCTTGTGGGGAATTTAGCCAGGCTTTATAATTTTCTCCGGCCTTGCCGTCAGCCTTCACATCGTGGAAGCTAGTGCAATTTTGGGATAATTTCTTTGCTGCAACCTCTCCAATTAGGGGGATTCCTAAAGAACCGAGAACTGAACCAAAGTCAATGTCTCCGCGAACTTTAGTATTTAATTCGCTAATTAACTTAGCGGCAACCTTGCTACCCACGGCTCTAACCAAATCTTCTTCGGTTAGGTAAAATAGTTCTGAAATCTTCGTCAGCTCCAGCTTCTCAATAGTTTTTGGGCCAAAGCCCTTTAACTTCATTTTTGTACAGAAGTTCTCAATTAACTTACTTGATTGCGCTGGACAGTTGGACTTATTCCTACAGAATAATTGTCCGTTGACAAGATCTAGCTTAGAACCACAAGAGGGACATTGTGTTGGAATTTCGATTTTCATCAAATTTCTTCCTTATCAATTTATATAAATATTATAGCAAGTATTTAAGCATTTAGCAACTACAATTTTAACTAACTTTGCTTACCCTCGCCATAACTTTCTATCCCTCAACTGAATGATAATAGTATATACCTAAGTGGCGAAAATGTCAATAACCACTTTATAATTCCGATATGGTAGATGGGTAGCAAAGGGTTATGTATTAATCGTATACTCGCTCTACTATGCACGGGATTACACCACCAGCACGAATTACTCGAATCTGGCAACCGATCTCTAGATCAAGAGAGTTAATATAATCAACGTTATTAAGAGTCGCTTTAACAATTGTAGCATCATCAATAATTACCGGTTCAAAATAACCAACTGGAGTTACTTTACCAGAAGCCCCTACCTGCCATTCAACTTTAGTAAGAGTTGTAATCTCGCCTTCTTCATCCTCTTTAATAGCGAATGCTCCACGAGGAAATTTATTAGTCCAGCCTTCTCGGAAAAATTTGTTGTTGTCATTAATACGAACAACTTTACCATCCGTCGGAATCCATTTAAAGAAGGAACGCACATTAACAACTGTTAAGAAGTTCTCATTCTCTAGCCAAAGCATATCTTTTAAATACGTTTCTGTAATACCTACAGATTCAGCAGAACACTGGATACCATATGCAACAAAGATTAAACCACCCTCACCAATACGTTGCATGAAATCATCACTATCTTTGAGGTTGATAGCACCAGAGGCAAAGTTACGTTTATTTTCTACTTCTTTTGTAATTAGAACTTCACCAGTGATTTGAGTAGGTACTTTTTGGGAAATCTTTTTAGGAATGTTCAGCAATCTTACGTTGCTTGTGACATCATTCCCTAGAATACCGTTACCACGAGTTAGTGCTTGAACAAATTCGCCATTAATATATAACAGAGAAATCGCACAACCATCTAACTTATCAGTTTCTACCTGACCTAATGGGTTAAACGGAGGTTTATCTCCACGATTATAATAAACTTTCTGTAAAGAATACATACGATACAGATGTGGAATATCACCCTTAGGCCCGATTTCTTCTTCTAATGGAAATCTTTTAATCAGACGATCATATTCTTCGTCAGAGATTAAAGACATTCCCTGGTAATATGCTTCTTGACAACGTTTAATAAAGTCTTTTACATTAGTCATTCATTTCTACCTGTAGTTCTTTATTATACTGAGTAGTGAGATCGGCTAACTCTTGCGCTTCTTTCAACCACGCATCTTTGTACGCTTTATCGTTGATTCCACCAAAGTTATCTAGATAGTTATTTCTAGCAGTTGATACTAGGTTTAACTTTGCTTGAATTTTTGGAAGTGTTATGTTCATAATTGATCCTCTCATCAATTTATATAAATATTATATACTAAAACTGAGTTGAAAGCAAATACATTTATTCTTTTTCCGCCAGGCGTTTAGCTTCTTTTTCTACTTCTAATAAAACCTCACTATTAGATAATATTTTAGTAAATGCCTTAAATAAATGAGATGTTGTTTCTAGAGTGTATGGCATACTGAACCCACTTTTTGTTGGAAACCATTCACCTTCTATATCTTGGAGCCAGTACCTAATTCCTAAGTATAGATTCCCCCTAAACTCAGATACAGTTAGCCTAACCTGTTGGCCATCTTCTCTTTCCCAGATAACTATGGACTGATCATCTACATGTCCAACATAATCCTGATTTACATTATCTCCCGACATTTTATTGCTCCCTGACTTAGGAGATATTCCTCTGCCTCCTCTGGTCTAATATTAAAAAATTCTGTGGAACCATCGAATATAGATTCCCTAAATAATTGTCTACTACAGAAATATCTATGAGCTTTATTTTCTAGATTATACGCTGATTCATCACAAGAGTATACTCCATATATACTCAAGTCCTCCAGATTAGAATCTTTTTTGATCTCTAAAAGTCTTCTATCTGGACTTTTAGATGTTCCTATTTTTGTTCCTAGCCGTGGACTATAGAATATATACAAATAGCTTGTAGTTACACAAATAGGACAAGACCTTCCTGCATTTTTAACTTTATCCACACTACTAGTCCACCTATGTCCCTCTGCACACTCGAATACTGCTTGACTATGCGCATTGATATAGGGGGGTATAAGTTTTATGCCTCTATTGGCTAATTGTTGATTTATTTGCTCAATAGTAAGTTTAGCTTTACCGCTACAATGTGGGCAACCACTGCCTTTTCTTATATTATTTAGGTGTGCATTCCACCGGTGGCCTTTTGAGCATCTAAATATAGCGGGTGTTCTTATGTTAATCCACTCACTTACTATACTAAAACCTCGCGGCTCTAATTCTTTATTTATTTGCTTTACTGTTAACTTTTTCACTATAACCCATATACAACAAAGGAGAGCCGAAGCTCTCCTTTTCTTTATTATTTTTTGCCTACTGGCGTAGCTCTATCAAGTTCACTAGACAATGAAGTGATACGTTTCACCTTATTTACGGGGATAAATCGGAAGCTATCATTAGTACGAGAGAAGACAAGGATTTCGTCATCTTTTGGTTGACGGATACGCTCCTGAGCAAAACGTTTACTTAGGTACTTATCAGAAAAATCCATAGTACCCTGAAGATACGTAGTACCTTTTTGACGGAGTTTTTCGTAATGAAGATAAAATTCATTATGAGCTTCACATGCGGAGATAATTTCTTGCTTAGTCATTTTTAATCCCCCTTATTACTTAGTGATAGCTCGGATTGCTTCTGCCAGATGAGCAGCCGCTTTACCGGTAAGTTTGTCGATAATTGCATCATCCAGAAAATCTGGTGCTAGGCCAGCATCAGAGAATGCTGAACGAAGATCGGCATGAGCTTGGGCTTTGGAAGTACGAGAACCACCAGAAGCTTTTTCTCCAGTAGATGCGCTAGATTTAGAAGCAGAGCCAGCAGCTTTCTTGATATACAAACCTGCTTTAGTCAGCTTCATACGAAAACCGTTCGGAGTTACACCATTTTCCTGGGCAATTTCGCTAACAATTTCCATACTAACACCCGGACGTTCATCCTCTGGAAATTGCTCCATACGAGCAACGTATTCGGAAGACATTTTTTCGAACAGTTCATCAGTCCACTGAGTTGGAGTAGTCATATTTTATATTTCCTTAATTAAGAATTAAACAGAATAGTTCTTTCAAACTATGAGAATATTATATCAAGAATTATAGGATTAAGCAACTGAAATTTTTCAGTAATTGCTACACATCTAGCTCAACAATCTCCCAATCATCCGCTAGAGCTTCTTCTAGGGTAAGGTTTACTTGACGGATAAGTGGGGATTCCATACCGTTCTCCCACACATGTTCGGTCACTGTACCCTGCTCTACGTTAAATTCTAAAACCACTGTAAAGTTTTTATCGTTTTTCCAGCAATCTCGCTGGAGATATTTTACGTCCCCAGCTTTGAGCAAATCTGTTAGCTTACTCACGGCGTTTTCCTTTTTCTTTATCAAGTTTCAGGGCAGCCTTAACAGCTTCGTTAATCAACGTAATAATTTCTTCACGAGTCCACTTGTATCCTAGAGATTTTACGTCAACCCCTAACTTTTCCAGATGTTTAACAGAAGCCAGCTCGTAATTCATATAATGGACGTTCTGTTGTTTGCCTTCTGATAGAAGCCATACACGGTAGCAACCAACAGGATTATCCATTGCTTTTTTGATTTCACCGATACACTGGTATCCAGGAACCCAAACAAGTTCACCAACTGCAAATTCTTCTGCTACAGCATCATCAGGAATAATCGGAGGATTCAATGGATCTACAATATCGTTCAAACGAAGTAGAGCACCATATCGTTCCAGAACAGATTTAACCATTGCTACAGAGCGGTAATTACGATCGGCAATTTCTTCGAAAGAATCACCAGATAAATACTGCTCAATAACGTTAGCTAACTCGATGCCTTCGATGAGTGTGCCACGTTTCTTTTTCTTCATTTCGGCAACTTGAATCTGGCGGTCTTGCCATTCTTCAATCATCCTTTCCATAGTTGGATTGGATGATACGCCGAGCATTTCACATGCTGCTTTCTTAGTACCACCGTTCTCCAGATGCTCTATAACCTTTTTAAAGACTTCATCCGGGATTTCATGAATGTGTTTTTTTCTACGAGAACCAGCCATATTTAAACTCCTCTCTCAAATTTATGAATCTATTATACAGAAAAATTTTCCTGAAAGCAAATAAATTTTTACGATTCCTTGAGCAAAGAAGCAAGTTCAGCATAGACTTTATCTAACTCAAAGCCGATGCGAAGAGACACGTTTGTTTTCCGTTGTTTAAGTAACCACTCGGATATGTTAGGGATGCCAGCTAATCTATGCGGTACCACCCTACATAGCTTTTCCGAAGTGTCGTAAACAGGAACTTTACGTTCTTTTACTGGGAACTTCCTTGTTTCCCATTTTTTATTCTTCACTGTCATTTCTAGCACCTAGCTCTGCCATTGCTTCATCATGCATATGTTTCTCCTCGTCAGTCATAAACTTATATGGGATTGGCATACACTCGATTTTACAATAAGTTCTGTACCAGTCTACAATATTCTCCGTATTCATATCCTTACCAATACCCATCATACCAAGATACATTCTCGCATATTTTGGGTTAGCACTCTGACCTGTTTTAAGGAAGAAATCTTTCTTTTTACCTTTCAGAGCTTCTATGAATGGTTTGATAGTGACATTTGAACACTTCTTAATATCTTCCCAGAACATCTCGTGCATTTTATGGAAAAATGCCGCTCGATCATTCGGTTTATCCTTGATATATTGTTCAACATGCTCAACTGTTACATCTTTAATAGACTCAAGATGATAGTAGCGAACAAGAAGTAGTTTAGCTTCATACGCATCTGCATGGCGTGGAGCACAATAATCAGGAGTTGAATACAAAATAGCTTTGATTCGCTCTTCCGTATATTCCTTCCCAGCACCTTCGATAGTTCCCCAGCTTTCACTGAAAATATCAATAGTTGCACCCTGATCAAGCAAGTAATAACGTAAAGTACTAGTATAGTTCCTAGATTCCAGCTCCCTACGACGTGCGTATAATTGCTGTGCTAACTCCAGCCAACCTTCATCAATGTTATATTGCTCAGAACCTGCGGAGAATCCACTCGTAGATTTATCAATAAAATAATAAATGTTCTGAGCGCCACGGTCGCGCCTGATTGCTTGAAAACGCATGTTTGGCGCTTGATTACTAGTTCTAGTGATAACGAATACGTTATCAAAATAGTTAAAGTCAACACCACTCGTTACGGATGGACTACATAATAAGCAATCAATTTGTTGGTCAATTAGCTCATTAGTTGTGTAATCCAGAATACGTCTAATATCTACATCAGACGTAGAGTTTGAGTGGATTTCCTTAACTAACGCACCAGTATTACGACGCAATGCCATGCCCTTCTCATTCAGTTCATCTGGACCACAGTCAGATACTAGGATAGACTTCTCACCCATCTCTAGAGAAGTCTGAAGTGCAACCCAAATACTGGATTCATCCGGGAACTCATAAGCATGAGCTTTTGATAGCATTTTACGGTGATGATTATAAAATGCAACCGGTTTATCAAACTCAATCAAAGAACCATATGCTTCAATGGTTTCTGCACTAATATCCCCATCAGATAATATAATGATTTTTGCAGTTGCAAGAATGTCCCGAAGAACCTGAATACATTCACGACGTTGTTTAACAACCGGGGCGAATAATAGGTCATTCATTACAGCATCACATTCATCGATAAAGATTGCATCAATTTGACCAATAAAACTCTTGAACTTATGCAAAGAGTGAATAGTTGTGGACATACGGTCAATAGCGCCACGCTTAAAATTAAGCATATCTACAGACTTATCATATTGTCCTGCACTGAATTTTTTAGCATTTGAAGACACCAGCGCTCTAGTATTGGTAATTGCTAAGAAATTACCTTTAATAACTCCCGAATCTAACCAACGCACAACCGCCGTAGTTTTACCTGTACCTAGACTTGCTTTTACAAAAGTCATATAACCTTCTGGTGGCACAGTATTTAATTTCAAGAAGTTATCAGTTTCTAGAGAATTAGTTTCTAGCTTTTTAAGTGGAATACCTTTTAAAACATCAGGTATATCGCGTTTAGAATTATTAACAAACGCTTTCAGAGCCTGTTTACGACCGTTATTAAAGTAGTCTTGAATATTACGACTATTATCTTTAGTTGCAATATATTCTGATAAGGCTGGACGGATTTCTTTTTCTAGCCATGCAAAATCAACACCATCCTCTAAAGCCCTGTGATAGAGTTTAGGAATAATACGTAGATACACTCCATCCTCAGCTTCTTCTAGTTCGCTGATAGTTTCCTCTACTTTATCAGAAGCAGCCTTTTTACCTTTAATTTGATCGAGTAAGGAGTAAAATTCCTCTTTAAACTCTCCTCTAGTTGTTTCATAGTCAACTAGATTATTAGGTAAATTTACCTTCGAACCTTTAACAAATACCAGACGTGAAGCACCCTCCGCCTTAAACGGATCGACTATACCATCAGTAAATAAAGGATCTGCAAAGTAATGGAGCTGTACGGAAGAGTAATAAGCTAAGTCGGCAATATCAAAGCCATACTTTTGTCTACTACTTTCGTTGATAGATGTAAATAAGAACTTGATTTGACCCTGAGTTACTTTAACATTAGATTCTAGTATTAAGTGCATTCGGATACCTGGTTTTAGGCCAGCCGAAGACGATGCATGAGCGATAAACCCTGCATCAAGAGGAAACATATCCTCACTAATACTATTTAACATCCTAATAATATGTCGAGCCATGCCAACAAGATCAAACTTGTTACAACCACCTGTATCTACAATACCATCCACGTCCATTGCAATTATATGACTTGGGTTAGATACATTAAAGTTGCCCTTCTTACGTCGCACATTATTTTTAGGTGCAAGACATCGACCTCGTACCGCAACAATATGAGGATCAGACGTTAAACGTCTCATAAGAGGGAGCATTTCTACTAGGGTTTGAGGATCAACTTCATCAATTACATCAAACTTGAAGGGCATTGAAGCTGGTTTACCTTCAGGATGCTTTGAGGAAAATCTTTTAGCAAAAAGATAGTCTTCTGCTTTAACTTCTCGCCAAATGCCTGTGGCTAAGTCGCGATGAAATCCTGCATGACCTTGTAGGATTGAGAACACAACAATACTCCTGTGTTGGAAATGAAATAAGTTTTCTTTAGGACTATTCAGAAAGAATAGAACAACTGTTACTGTCAATTTCTCAACAAATTAATCGCAAATACTGAAGGGGGGTGGCAACTTCCCCTTTCACGCTGCGCTGCCGCTTCACTATACCGCACAAATCCTTGAGGATGGCCGCTAAGCCAGATTTGCTCACCTAATGCTTCATGTACTAGCTCATACTAGATGCAGTATACCTTACGTCATCACTTCTCGGTAGTTTTTCACTCCTCCCGTCTCACTTCACAACCACCTCACACTAGGTTGCTTCGAGGCCTTACCAGGGTTCCTACGGGACGCAGATCGCTAAGTATTCTATTAACTATTTGTTTAAAAACCAACACGTAACAGTTAAAACAACCCTTAATGGGGCAGCCTAACTGTTCCGTATCGCGGATTGTAAACAAGAAAAAACTTTTTCGTAAAGCTCTAGCAACGTACCTTATGCAGCTATTTACGGGTCATCGATTCCTCTCGCCGTAAATCCCTTGTCAGCTTCACTAAGAAAAATTAGCAAAATCAATTTTTACTAATGTCTCTCAACTCAATATAAATATTATAGCAAGATTTTGAGCATCATGCAAGTAGATTTTTAAAGAGAATGCTATCAGTGTCTTTGAGCACAGAGAAAACCGAGCCAAAATGACTCGGTTATATGGATTAGACACTTAAAATACCACGAATAGTATTAGCAAATTTAAGTATAATAGCGCGGTTTGAGCTACTTAACTTTTTAATATCGAAAGTGGGATCAGTCAAATATCTCGCCATAAATTTTACTTGTTTAGCTGAAAGTTGACCCTTATTCCACTTTTTAATTTTACCATAACATACCCAATATTCTTTATTCATCACTTAATCCCGGAACATAGATCCCAACATGGTTTAATTGTTCTTTAGCTTCTTTGAGAATATCTGGAGTGTACTCCCAAATATCATCTTCCACCTGTAAAAGATGGGGCGAACAACCGTCATCAGGCACACGACATATGGCCAAACCACGTGGATGGAATATAGAGAAGTTTAGGGCAACAATCAAGCCCATAGCAGACAATTCATTCCAATCCAATTCCCATTCCCCGGCGTAGCCGGATAGGAAAACGCCAATGCAGGGATCATCTATTTGCTGCTCCGGAAAAGTGAAGGAGGCTTGTCTTACCCCCAACCAACGTTGTAGCAGCTTTTCCGCACGTTTCACCAAACTAGGATCAATCTGACGCCAATATACTTGTTCCATTCTGCCTCCTTAAGCAGTTAAACCTGGGATCATATACCCGAAACGTCGAAGTTTCTGAATCCCCTCATTTACTTCTTCCGGTGAGTAAGACCAACCATAACGTTCATTAACCTGAAAACCAGGAGATTCACTAGTTTTATAGTTAACAACAAGGCGATGCTTAGCAGGCATAAACAGCTTATAGTTTAACGCAAAAACTAAGCCCATTTCATCTAACTCTTTCCAGCCGACAATCTCTTCAAGACCCTCCTCTACCTGAACAATTAAACCAATACAGGGAGCCTCATCAATATCATCTTTAAAAGCAAAGGAGATTTCGTTATTCTCACACCATATTTTCAAGGAGTTAATAGCCTCATTATACAGGCTAGCTGGGAGAGTACGCCAAAAGTTAACCAAAATTGGGTTAGCTTCTTTAGAGAATACATTATTGAACATATTTACACCTTAAATTGTTGTAAGGATTTACACATTTCAAGATCTGGGCTAAATTCTAGCATATAGCTAACAGCTTTTAAATCTTGAAGATTTATCCCAGTCCTACCGTTGACTATAACCGTTGGATACTGATACATCATAGCACCCGCATCATCAAGCACACACCAATGTTTGAGCCTATACTTTTCAACGAAGCGAAGAACAGAATTACCCCTAGATAATCCACCTCCAGTAAAATCCGTGGTACCAAGAAAACGATCGATAAGACCTAATCCGGTCATAATCTGAACGTTCTCCATCTCATTCCTGACAGAGAACCAAGATGATACTCCAACAATCATTATCGGAGAAGGACGAATAAAGTCCTGAAAAGCCTTGAGAAGCGGTTTGAAAACCCAGTCACTTCCAAAGAAAATCTTTTCATCATCAGGTGCATGATGGTGGGAGATGCTCGAATTGAGCACCCCATCAATGTCTAGAAAAATAATTGGAGTATTACTTATTTCCTGACACATAAGGTCTACCCCCTAAATGAGCTTCTACACGAGCAATAAAATCAGGATCACTGAAAGCATCTACCGCACCTTTACTCCAGTAAGGGATACCGCGTTCTTCCAGCTGGTACATCTCACTACGAGTCATACCTTGATAGCCCGGTTCCGCCGCTAGGGCACTATCATAGTAGTTAACAACCATTAGCTTGGCAGCAGTCAAATTAAGAACAGGAAATAATTCCCAGTAGAAGTTAATTACTTGGTTAGAGCAACCAACCACAACGATCATATCCTGACTGGTAATACCATCAAAAACATTGTACATTTCTGCATATGCAGGAGCATGCTCTCCAAAGAAGATTACATTAGGTTTAACCCATTTATAATCATCTGGATCAATAGAATTGTATCCTACGTCAATAATCCGTTTATTGCTACTATTGTAGCTATCAGCTACAACAACCTCTTTTAAATATCCGTGAATGTGCAGAATGTCACTATGAGGAACGCCAGCACGCTCAATAAGGTCATCTACGTTGGTAGTCAAGTTTACTACTTGACCGGGATATTGTTCATACCATTCACCAATACGCAAATGCGCAAGATTGGGTTCAACAGTTTTTAGCTCTTCACGACGCTTGTTGTAAAACATATGGGTTTTATGATAAAAATTACCGCGAAAGGCATGAATATTACATACTTCTTCTAGATCATAATCATCCCACAGTGCTTTACCACTAGCAGTATCAGTACGAAAGGCTCGTACACCACTTTCAACACTCAAACCTGCACCACTAATAATAATTAATCTACGCACTACACGATTCCTCACTTAAATCCTTCGATAATATATCGGAGTAAAATTGCTTCCTCCTGGCGTACCTTTTCTTGCTTAATAAGCATGTTTTCTGGATTATTTTTTAGATTCTGATTCAAGAAGCCCATAAAGTTTCTCCTCTAGTTCCATAACACGATTTTCATAAGAGGCACGCAACTTTTCAATTGCCAGTGCACGCACAGTAACCTCATTAGAATTAATAGCTAATTGGGCCAGATCTTCTGTTTCCATACGTCCGTTGTAAATTAAGCGATATTTAAGATGTTTTACGTTTTTCATTCTTGTTCCTTAGTTCTGTACTGTAAATTCATTCTTATCACAGTGAGCATAATAATACCCATACATACGATAAATTTTCACAGCCTTAGTAGACCCCTTCGATTCTTCATAATCAATCCAGAGCCACTTGTCTTTACCTACATAATGTACCCGAAACTTCTTAACTTTCTTATCATTCCATGTTGCAACAACACGACGATAATCAAATCCGCCCAACCAATCTAGAGCCTTACGTTCTTCACTAGGCTCTCCAAGATGGGAGACATCTACTTTAGGAAGCAATTCGCTCATAGCTTTCTCCTCTCAAATTTATAAATCTATTATATATAAATTTTTGGCTGAAAGCAAATAAAATAAAAGCCAGGTCGACTAGCAACCCGGCTGATTAGCTTATTTAAGATTTAAGTGCTTTACTCTACCAAGTACTTCTTTTTGTTTCCCAGAATTAAAGGGTCTACTGCCGGGAGATCCCAGGTACCCGCAAACCCTACGTGTAACTTCTATATCTTCAGATCCACAACTTGGGCATACAAAACCGCGTTCAGAGGCGATAGATTCACCCATATATCCACAGTTAAAGCATTCATCAATTGGTATATTGACACCTATATAATGACTACATTCTAGCCCTTTGTCCACTACATATTCAAGAGCTTTATGGAACTTTTTCATTTGTGGTAATTCCACAAATGATATATTACCACCATTAGCTATTCTAGTAAAATGAGCTTCATACTCAAATTTAGTATCTGGAGCTACTTTCTCCCTTACATCCAAATGGTGGCTATTAGTAAGGTAGCCTTTATCTGTTAGCCAAGAATACTCAGGGAATCTACGTTCCAGTAGTTTATTAAAACGATTACACAGAGACTCACTAGGGGTAGCGTATAAACTAAACCCAAGATTAGTCTCATTAGCCTTAACTTCACAACGATTTTTTAAGTGAGTAAGAACTTCTTCCGTAAATTCAATACAATCCCTATGAGTCTGTGGTAATCCAAACATTATTTGGCACATCTCATAGACCCCAATATACCCGAGTGATACAGAAGATCTACCCTCAAAAATAGGCCAGACGTATTCCTCCGCATCCAAACGTACACCAAAACCACCGTGCATGTATAGAATAGGGGCTTGTTTAGCTTTTACTTTCTTCAACCTATCCAAGAAAAAATCATGTGCTTCAAAAGCCTCATCTACATACTTATCCAGAATACCCCAGAAATCTTCAAAAACTCCATCTGCCTCAGCAGCAACCATAGGTAGATTAATAGACACCACACCCAGGTTATTACGCCCTGCAATTTCTCCAGAAGGGATAGCAGATAAAAAACTACGACAACCCATAGGGGCTTTAAAATCGCCAGTAACAGCTACAACCTTCTCATAGCTTAAATAGTCTGGGTACATACGTGTAGCAGAACATTCTAGTGCTAGCTGTTTTATATCATAATTAGGATCACCAGGATTTTTGTTTAACCCCTCCTTAACTGAAAATATCAATTTAGGAAAGATAGGTGTCGACCCTGCTGCCCCTAGTCCTTTAAGACGATTTTGAAGAATAGCTTTCTGAATCATCCTTTCTTCCCATTCTTGTCCTAAACCAAAGCCCAGAGTAACAAAAGGAGTCTGCCCATTAGAGTTAAATAACGAATTAGTCTCATACTCTAGGGCCTGGAATGCATCATAACATTCTTTTTCAGTAAGTTCAGTAGCATATACAGCAGCTTTTCTCTCATCCTTAAGCCAACGTAGGCCACGCCCCAGATGTTTATTGTAGGACTTCCTAACATACGGAGCTAGAACTTCATCAATACGATCAATGGAAGTACCACCATACTGAGCGCCTGATACTTGAGCAATAATCTGAGCAGTAATCGCACACGCAGTAGTTATGGATTTAGGAGTTTCAATATTCGCATTACCAATTTTAGTGCCATTTTTCAACATACCGCCTAGGTCTACTAAGCAACAGTTAGTGTACCCCTGTGCTCTGTAATCCATATCATGGATGTGTATTTTACCTAGATTATGGGCGTCTAATAGATGTTTAGGTAATTCTTGTGCTACTAAATATTTGTTGATTTCTCCAGCTAATAAGTCTCTTTGAGTATGGAACATCTCACTAGGCTTATTAGCATTATTATGTTGTAAGTCCTTATCAGCAGTTAGAGTGAGCAGGCCTTTGCAATTCTCAATTAATTCATTCTCTGTCATTAGTTATTTCCTCGATAAACCTTGCTACTATTTCTGGCTCAATACTAAAAAATTCTGTAGCACCATCAAAATCTTTATATTGACAATTATATTCCTTAAACTGTAAATGGGTTTCTCTCTCAATATGCATAGCTTTTGATCTATCTGAAAAGCTATACTCCTTAAATATTTTTAAATCATGTATGTTAGAGGAAGTTTTAATATCTCTGAGTCTATCTTTAGTTCTGCTAGACACACCTATTTTGGTTCCCACATTACTTACTAAAATATATACATTAGTAGGATAATTATCCTTCTCTAATAAACATATAGGACAACCAGAATTATGATTTCTAACACTATCAAGTGTAGACTCCCATTTATGATCATTCTCACAGCTGAACATGATTTTACTCTTGGAATTGATGTATTTACCTTCCATCTTTATTCCACGGGCAGCTAAAGATTCATTTACTTCTTTAAGATCTAAAGTACGGCTAGCACAATACGGGCAACCTCTACCACCTTTTACGTTATCTACTCTAGCCTCCCAACTATGCCCATTAGAGCACTTAAATATAGCATTGGATTTAGCTGATATATACGTGCTTAGCATAGCTATCCCTCTAGGAGCAAGTGCTAAGTTCACATCTTCTGTAGTTATTTTCTTTCTTACCATTAAATTCTCCTTAATTCACATATTATACATAATTCCACCCCATACGTCAACTACATTTTTCTAATACTATTTGACTTTTGATTTTTATCAATTTTTATTGATGCTATACAGCATAATATCTTTACATATAAATAAATGATTATCTAGTATCATATTTCTACCTTTATAAGCAAGTAAATTTTTTATTTAAAAGCAATATCATAGGTTTATTTAAAATTATACTTGCTTTTTGCTGTAAACCTTGTTATAATATATTTGTAAGTTGATAAACAAGATCTCTTTGTTGATCCTCTGTTAGAAGCGAAGTACACTATAGGAGTGTTATTTATGGGAAAAGCACGTCAAAAAAGAGAGAACCGCAATGGTTCAAGAAAGCGTGGCAACAAGTATGAGAATAACGTAATTCAGGCTGATTTTTCTAATGATTACGCTAACCCAGTTGCTAAATCCCTAGTAGGTAAAAACCGCGAGCAAAAATCATATATCAATATGATCAAGAATAACACAGTGACTGTGGGTATCGGTGAGCCAGGTACTGGTAAAACCTTTATTCCGTCCGTTCTTGCAGCTCAGGAACTCGTAGACATTCACTCAGATATTGAGCAAGTGATCCTCGTACGTCCTAATGAACCTCTAGGTAAGTCTCTTGGTATGCTTCCTGGTGATCTAGCAGAAAAGCTAGAGCCTTGGTTGGAGCCAATAGCTGACGGTATGAAATGGGCCATCGGCGATCATGCATATAAAGGATATGTCGAACGTCAGAAAATTAAATTTTTGGCTATCGAACATGCTCGTGGCAGAACTTTCAACAACTCCTATGTAATTGTCGATGAAGCTCAGAATATTTCCGTTGAGGCAATGATTTGTCTCCTAACTCGTGTAGGACAAGACTGCCGTTTAATTATCTGCGGAGATATAGCTCAGAAAGACATTAAAGGTGACTCAGGTCTAGCACTCCTTATGGAAGTCTATGAGAAATACGAAAATGCCCCATTCTCAATGATCGAATTGATTGATAACGTTCGTTCTGTCGAGTCTAAAGCATTCTATGATATTTTTAAAGACATGGGGAAGGTGTAATATGGGAAACGTCGTTCATCTGAGCCGTAAAACTAAAATACATCGTACTTCACTGAGTGCTGCTAATATTATTACACGTAAGGAAGGAGAAGAAAGTCCTAAGACAACCCTAGCGTGGAAAATTGTAACCTCAAACCCAAATAAACCATTCAATTATAACGAGCTGAGCACCTCCATAGATATTCTATTAAAAGAAGTAGCTAGAGCTAAAGTAATTGAATAAGCTAAAAAGCTAGACTGGTAATATACAGGGCCTGGGTATGAAAATACTCGGGCCTTTTCTATCAGAAAATTTTATTTGCCTAATGACCAATAATAATGTAGAATATTCCTTAAATCCTGATAACTATAAAAAGGAAAGCCAAATGAGCCATCGCATTGAAAAAGTAATTAAACGTGACGGTACTGTAGAAGACTTTGCTCCTGAAAAAATCAATGGTTGGGCAGAGTATGGTTGCAAAACAGTTGATGTAAGTTGGTCAGCCATTACTATGGCTGCTCAAAAAACTCTGCCTAAAGGGGTTGTAGATTCCGACACTCTGATGGATGCATTAATTAAAGCTGCTGAAAGTCTTATTAAAGATAATCCAGCATATGATGTGCCAGCAAAGGAATTACGTCTTGCGCAAATGCGTAAACGCCTTTATGATTCCTTCGAACCGCCTTCTCTGCGCTTCTTCCATGACCATATGGTTAGCGTAGGTGCATGGGAAGACATGAGTGCATGGATTACCGATGAGCAATTTGAAGCTCTGAATCAGGTTATCGACCATGATCGTGACCGTCTTTTTACTAGTGGTGGGCTGAAGCAGTTCTTTGATAAGTATTCCCGTCGTAACATAGCCACTGGTGAAATTTATGAAACTCCGCAGTTTGCCTACATGGGTATGGCAATGGCGATGCTATCTCAACCTAACTGGACAATTCTAGATGCAATCGACCTCTACAACGCAATGTCACTCCACAAAATCAACGTTCCTACGCCGCCACTGGTTGGTCTGCGCTCTAGTGATCGTGGATTTGCTAGTTGCTGCCTCGTGGATTCCACTGACACGTTGGATTCAATCGACACCGCCGAGCACATCGTCTTCAAAATGGTCGCAGCCAGAGCGGGAATCGGGTATCATCTTGAAAGCCGATCAATTGCTGATCCGGTGCGAAATGGGGCATTCCCGCATTCCGGAAAACTGCCATATTATCGACACATTGACCGCTCAGTAAAGGCCAATACTCAGCAAACTCGTGGTGGTTCTGCTACAGTGTCTTATCCATACTTCGACCCTGAAATCATTCAATTGATGCAGGTTAAGCAACAACGTGCTACAGATGAGAATAAAATCGATAAGATGGATTACTCTCTGAGCTTCAACAATCTTTTGTTAAAACGTTATCTGAAAAACGAAGATATTACGCTAATGTCATACTTCTATGCTCCAGAAGTTCATGAGGCGTTTTATAGTGATGACGAGGCTAAATTTGAAGAAATCTACGTGGCAGCGGAGAAACGTGTGGCATCTCTTACAAAGATCGACCACGAAGGAAAAACAGTTCCAGCAGCTCCTAAAGTCTCTGCAAAAGAAATCCTAGATACTTGGCTACGTATCCGAATGGAAACAGGACGTATGTATGCTCATCACATCGGGGAATCTAATCGTCACGGTAATTTCCTTGATCCGATTCGTATGACAAACCTTTGTGTTGAGATTACTCAGCCTACGCGCCCGTTCCATCATATCACGGAACTGTATAAAACAAAAGAACAACTTGATCAAATGAAGCCGGAGGATATTGGTGAAGTATCTCTGTGTAACTTAGGTGGTGTTGTACTTGGACGCATGGAGTCTCTGGCTGAGTGGGAAAAAACTTGCTACATCCTCCTGAAATTCGTTGATACAATTATTGAAATTCAGGATTATCCATTCCCAACTATGGAATATACGGCTAAGAAACGTCGTAATGTTGGTATTGGCCTGATGAACGCAGCAGGTGCAATGGCAGCAGAAGGTCTGGCTTATGAAGGTATTGAAGCCCGTAACTGGATTCACCGTGAGGCTGAAAAACTGTCTTACTTCCTGCATAAAGCCTCTGTACGCCTAGCTAAAGAACAGGGTGCATGTGAGTGGTTTGATCGTACTAAACCATCTAAAGGAATTCTGGTAATCGACACGTACAAGAAAACTGTTGATGAACTGGTATCTGTAGGTCTAGAAATGGATTGGGAGTCTCTACGTGCAGATATTCTGAAATATGGTATGCGTAACTCTGTTCTGACTGCTCAGATGCCAGGAGAAAGTTCTTCTGTTCTGCTAGGAGTTACTAACTCTATCGAACCTCCTCGTAAGATTGTATCTATCAAGGGTAGTGCAGTGAATAAAGTAATTGCAATTGCTCCAGGTGCAACCGATTGGGAAACGTTAATAAGCTATAAACTGGCTTATGATGTAGATCGTATCGAGTGGATCAAGTGGGTAGCAACTATGCAGAAATTCTTCAGTCAGTCTATCAGTACGAATATGTACTATGACTACACCAAGTTTGAGAATGAAATCATTCCTGGCCCAGTAGTAGTTCGTGATTTCATGACTGCTGTTAAGTATGGGTGGAAAACTTTCTACTATGCAAACTTCAATACAGCAAATGGTGGAGGTGCTGGAGAAGAAGCAGCCGGTTGTGCATCAGGTGGTTGTACTATTTAATAAAAACAAGGAGATCTTCGGGTCTCCTTTTTCTTTGAAATTTTACTTGCTAATCGCTACCAGATTTGTTATAATATCTCCATTAGTTAAGGAGATTAGTTTTGATAACACAAGATGAATTAAAAAGGATTCTGGAGTATAATCCAGATGAAGGAACATTTACTTGGTTAAATAACCAAGAAGTACACAATAAAGTAAGAGGACTACCTGCTGGTTGTTTAAAACCTCACTCAGTAGATCCTAACCGAAAAGACTTAGTAATACAAATCAATGGTAAGAAGTACCCTGCACAAAATATTGCTTTCCTATATATGACAGGAAGTCTACCTAAAGTTATGGTCGACCATATAGATGGAAATTCACTAAACTATAGGTGGGTTAATCTCAGAGAAGCAGATTGGCAACTAAACAGTCAAAATAGAAAAACCAGTAAAAACAATATGTTGGGTACTAAGAATATACGAAAGAAGGGGTCTGGATTTCAAGTTAGAAAATCTATTAACGGTATAAAGTATGTAAAAACCCTACCAACGCTAGAAGAAGCTATAGAATATAGGGATTCTTTAATACTCTCAGTAACTCAAGACCCAACACTGCTAAGAAACACAGATAAATAGGAGAACTAATGACAACTTTACTTAACTTAAACTGGGATCACACCAATAAAGATCTATTTCTCGGTGATTCTCTTGGTATTGCAGATTATGTACGAGTAGCCCATCCAGAGCTAGAAAGACTGGCGTTACTAGCTCGCTCTCAATTTTGGACTGAAACTGAAATCAGTCTGGAAGCAGATAAGAAACAATGGCCTAATCTCCCTCGTGAAATTCAGGAAATTACACTCCTGAACTTAGCATGGCAGACTCAAACAGACTCCTTTATCAGTCGTGCCCCCGAAGCAGCTATTATGCCACTTGTAAGTCGTCCAGAATTGGAAGGTATGCTCAAGCAGTGGAGCTACTTCGAAGATCTGCATAGTCGTGCTTATAGCAATATTATTCGTAATGTGCTAACTGATCCAGCAGAATTTATTGATTCTGTAACCAAAAACCAAGAAGCATTCGCACGCATCGCTGATTCTGTTGAACTATTCGATGAACTGTACCAGTTAGGTCAGTATTTCATCGCAGTACGCGATCATCGTGGCGACAATACATATCCAGAAACTGAGTTCCCTGAAGTTAAACGTGAAACTCAGGCTAAGCTATTAGACGCTTACTTTGCAATCTATGGTCTGGAAGCAATGCAGTTTTACGCATCCTTTGCATGTACCTTTGCATTAGCAGAGAACGATATTCTGCAGGGTATTGCTAAAAATCTGCAATTAATCGCTAAAGATGAAGCTCTGCACACTCAGATGTCCAAAGCAATCATCCAGATTATGTTCCAGCAGTTTGACAAAGACCTGGTGGATGAAGCAGTGGCTAAAGCACCAGCACAGCTCCTGAAAACTCTGAAAACTGAAATTGAATGGGGTCACTTCATTTTCAAAGGTCGTAGTCTGATTGGCTTGAATGCAGAACTTCTAGAAGAATATCTGTACTTTGTGGGGCGTAATGCATTTATGCACATCGGTGTAGAATGGCCAAGTAACCTGCCGGTAATCACCAAAAACCCTATTCCGTGGATCATGAACTGGTTGGATACCACTTCTTTACAGCCTGCTCCACAAGAAATCCAGATTGGTGCAGCCTACCGTGTAGGTCAGGTAACTGAGACCTCTACGGATACTCTGAAAGATCTGGGCAATGAATTTGGAGATTTCTTATGATAACGGCATTATATGCAGTTGGGCCGAATGGGGAGTTCGGCCTCCGAGGTAAACTCCCCTGGGGTTCCTTCAAAGAAGAATTAGATGCTTTCTACTCTCAACTGGACGTGTTGAACCCAGATAACATCATCATTGGTGCGGGTACTTATTTAGCACTTCCAGAAGTTGTTCGGCAACGTATGATTGGAGAATCTGACCTCTTTATTCGTGCGGATCGTCCTCTGCCTGATGATATTAAACATGGTATCTATACCCCAATTTCAAAGATTGGGGATACATTACCTACATTCTTAAAAGATCAACAGACGGTGGTTTTAGGTGGCGCAACATTACTGTACGAAATGTATATTCATGGGCATATTGAAAGTGCTTTTGTATCCACAATCTTTAGTAATCAAAAACTAGAGGCAGATGTACATCTGGATAATACGATTCTAGATTACAACTATGAATCTACTCGTTTAGTTTACGCAACCGGCGCAAACAGTGATAACAGCCTGCGATTTGTACAGGAATTGGTTACTTATTAATGCAACAATATTTAAAAATTCTAACAGATGTAATTTTACTAGGTGAACCCCGTAATGACCGTACAGGAACAGGCACAGTTTCAATTTTTGATTCCTATGCTAAGTTCGACCTACGTGAGGGATTTCCCGCTGTAACCACTAAACGTCTAGCTTGGAAATCAGTAGTTGGAGAACTCCTATGGTTTTTATCTGGATCTACAAATCTCCATGATCTGCGAGTATTCACATTTGGGCGTGACGAAGGACAGTGGACTATCTGGACTCCAAATTATGAAGACCAAGCTATAAGTATGGGCTATGACAACGGTAATCTAGGACCAGTATATGGTAAACAGTGGCGTAACTTTGGCGGACGAGATCAGATTCTAGAACTCATTGAGGGTCTCAAGAATAATCCACATGGTCGTAGACACCTAGTATCCGCATGGAACGTTGCTGAATTGGATAAGATGGCATTACCACCATGTCACTATGGTTTCCAGTGTTACGTAAGTAATGATGGATACTTAGATCTTAAATGGACACAACGTTCTGTAGACTGTTTTCTAGGCCTACCTTTCAATATTGCTAGTTATGCTTTATTAACACATATCCTGGCAAAACTGACTGGATTAAAACCACGTTATCTTATCTTTAGTGGGGGAGATACGCATATTTATAGTGATCATATGGAGCAAGTAGAAGAGCAAATGAAACGTAAACCACGTCCTTTGCCAACTCTAGTAATGCCAGAATTTGTAGATCTCTATGATTTATTAGAGAATAATACTGCGGCTTGGTCCTTCAAGCTGGAAGGATATGATCCGCATCCAGCTCTTAAAGCTAAAATGTCTTCTTAACTTAAGTAGCCGCTTCGGCGGCTACTATATTTGAAATTGTATTTGCTTATTAAATACAATTTCAAATATAATATACTCAATAAGTACAAAAGGATAATAAAATGAGTAAAGAAATTGAATTAGAACAAGCCCTTCTGAATTACTCCAATTACTTGCAGGGTGATAAAGAAACTATTACTAAGGAACAGGTATTATTAATACTAGACTCTATCACTTCTAAATTCAGGACTTTAGAAGATTACTACTCTGTAGGTAATGGAGATGAGAAGGTAGAGTTATGTCTAAATCTCCTAGAAGATATGGGTTGGGATGAGGAAGGTCAAGTAGGATATTTAGGTATATCTACAGAAATTCTAGAAAATACAGAGCATGAAAATATACTTGAAGTAAAGAGCAGAAGTGCTATTCGGTATAATACTTATGGTACAGGTATTACAGGAATAAAAGCATTACTTAGTATAGATATAGGATGGTTAGATGAATGATCACACAAGAAAGATTAAAAGAACTATTCGATTATAACCCCGATACAGGAATATTTACTAGAAGGATGGGAGTCAGGGGTAGAAACGGAAAAACAGGAAGTATTGCTGGTCATCTAAGGAAAGACGGATATATAACTATATCCGTGGATAAAAATCCATATTATGCACATCAGCTAGCGTTTCTCTATATGGAAGGCTATCTACCAGAAATGGTAGATCACATAAACCGTATACGAAATGATAATAGATGGATTAATCTCAGGAAATCTAACTACCAAGAGAATCAGAGAAATAAAACCACTAGAAGTAAATCTGGTTATCTAGGAATTACCTGGAATAGGCAAAATCAGAAATGGCAAGTACATGTTAGAGACTCTGATAAAAAGTCAGTATATGGTGGTTATTTTGAGTACAAAGACCTAAAATCCGCCATTCAATGTGCCAATGAACTTCGTCTACATTTACACGGTAAAAACGCTATTATAGAAACTTTTGATTCCACAAAACCACTTCCTATTTTAGAGGAACTTAATAGATGAGTACATTTCATATATATACAGATGGGGCTTGTAAAGGTAATCCAGGTTTAGGTGCTTGGGGTTTCGTAGTTTATGATCCTAATGACGAACGTTTAGGCTCTAAGTCGGGTTTCAGTTCAAAAACCACAAACAATGAAATGGAACTCACAGCTATTGTTGAGGTTCTGCGCTGGGCTACTAAGAATGATAAACGTCCAGTTATAATTTATACTGACTCTGCATACTGTAAAAATGGTATGGAAAGCTGGATGTGGTCTTGGCAGAAGAAAGGTTGGAAGAAGGGAGATGGTGAAGCTCCTCTCAATTTAGAACTCTGGCAAGAAGCATTTAAACTAACCCAACAGTATATTAATTTTCATAATACTAACCCTACCCTTATTAAGGTTAAAGGTCACTCAGGTATTAGAGGTAATGAAGAAGTTGACGCATTATGTAATACTGTTATTACCGAGCAAGAACTTGCCGATATGTAATAAATAAATTAAAAATTTTTCTTGCTTAAAGCCCTCTAATTTAGTATAATATTCGTATTGAAAGTGAGGAGGGCTTTATGCGAATTTATAACTCAAATTCATTAGGATTTAAACCATTGAGAAAACGTGCACAATCACCTCGTCAAATAAGAAAGGCTAATATTGGTGAGCCAGAGACACGTCTTCCACCTCCTCCAGAACAACGTTTAGTTTATCTGGATGAAGAATTAGCTGAACGCGAAAGAAAAGCTCAAGAAGAGATTGAGCGTAAGAAAATGTGTACTGCTCCAGCGTATAATAAAGGGGCGTATCAATATGTCTCAGATGCCGAACAAGCTAAGATGGTTGGTAGATAATTTTTAAAAAATTCATTTGCTAAACGCTTCAAATTCTCGTATAATATACTTCATAAATTGATAAACAAAAAGGAAAACAAATAATGGCTAAGCAGAAAAACGCAAAAACTCAAGCAGCTCCGGCAGTTAAAACTTTCCCGAAGACTGAGGCTAATCGCAAAGCTCGTCTGGAACGTCACCTGCGTAAGCATCCTACTGATGCTCAGGCTGCGCAAGCACTGAATAATCCGGCTCCGATTCGTCAGAAGCCTAAGGCTAAAAATGCCACCCGTAAATCCTACAAAATGGTTATGTATGTAGAAAATTACGGCCACAAATCTGTCCCAGTTTCCCTGAGCTTCAACGCTGGGGCTGAATTGTTCTCTCGTAATGGTATGTCTATGAAAGACTATGAGAAGGCAGTTAACCAGAAGCGTAAACCAACAGCAGATGTATTGCGTGATACTCGTGGACAGTTTGGTTCTGTTAAGCCAAATATCTTTGGCGTAGAGTATAGTAAAGATAATGTTCGTGCTCTGTGTTACGGTGTAGGCATTAAGTTCACGGGTGATTCTGCTCGTAAATCTGCTAAACCAGCGCGCAAGCGTAAAGCGAAGTAATAGATAAATAGGGGCGAAAGCCCCTCTTATTTGGAGAAACTATGCGTAATTTTGTAGTAAAGAATGATTTTAACCGTGCTAGCACTCATAAGTCCGCTAGAGATTATACACGACTTTCTAGTCATGAGGTAATGGATACCTGTTATGAAGAGCTGGAAGGTAGCTGGAATGAATGGCCCGACTTCTCTATGGAAGAGAACTGGGATGTCAGTGAGGATATGCTTCCTGGTTTTAAAGACCCCAAGAAGTGGGAGTCTATTAAAGAGACAGCTCTTTAATAGTTTTCTACACAATAAAGGATAAGTTATGAAAATAAAACCATTTGGTATGCTAGATATTGAATCTCTAGGAACTCCAGGAGATTGTGGTACTACTCATATCGCAATGCCTTCTTTCGCTTTTGTGGCTATGCATGGAATTGATAAAGACCCTGATCTAGTATTTGTTACTTTGGATGTGCAGGATCAGCTTAATTCTGGTGCCAAAGTTACAGCATCTACTCTAGCATTCTGGATGGATCAAGCTAAAAATAGCCCGTCTGCTATCCACATTATGGAGGCTATGAAGGAACGTAACCCAAAACTGATTGCCTTCCAAAATGGTAAACATCATTGCACTAATAAATTAGGCTCAAACTATGCTGCCTTCTCTATGGCTCAAAATATTATGGAGTTGGCTCTAGGCGAAAATGCTTTGTATTATGGCAATGGCCCAGAGTTTGATATGACTATCTACTCTGCAAACACGTTCCATGCTGGAATCAATGAAGAAGTAGTTCCGTGGAAATTCTGGAATTTGGGCAATGTTCGATCTCTTCGTAATCTCTGGATGCAAGCTGGATACAGTTATAAAGCTCTAGAAACCGAAGGTATTAGCTGGGCAATAGCTAAAATGGAGAAGATGGACACTATTCGTTATGGGATCTATCCGGTTAAGCATGATCCGGCATTTGATGCCTTAGTTGAGAGCTATTGTGTTGCAGCTATGATCGAAAAAATGAAAATTTGATTTGCTTCCGGCTCCAAAATTCTGTATAATATATTCATAAATTTGAGAAAACAATAAAAGGAAAACAAATATGCCAGTATCTAAAAATGTTCGTAAAAATGGTAAGAAAGCTACTCGTAATCTGGGTATCCGTCGTATGGCTGAACGTCAATCAGGTGTCAGAAAATCTTTGATCTGCTAAATCGTGCTAATCCTAAAATTGATAACAGTAACGATACTGTTCTGCGCACTCTGCTGGCAATTGGTCTGTAATAGACCAAATCTAAACAAATTCAAATCTCAAACTTCATATAAGGAAGCAAATAATGACTACTCGTATTTCTAAAACTCGTGCTCTGGCAACTATCAAATCTCTGGAAGCTAAAATCCGTAAAGCTACTGAACAGCAGCTTCTGATCGCTGTTGGTGAAGGTAAGGATAAAAACCAGGTTGTAGTTGGCGCTGCAATCGAAGTAGCTGATCTGTCTACTCGTATTAAGACTGATTTCCAGTCTCTGCTGGATATGATGTCTAAGCGTGATAGTATCAAATCTGCTCTGATTAAGAGCAATGCAGAAACAATCGTTGAGATTGGTTCTCGTAAGATGACTGTTGCGGAAGCAATTGAAGCTAAGCGTTCTATGGAGCTTAAAGCTCAGCTGCTGGCTAACATGCGTAAGCAGTTCCATGCCGCTACGGTTAAGTTTAATACGCAGAAAGCACAGTTTGATGCTAAATATGAGCGTTTGCAGGATAGCATGGCTACCCGCGATAAGAAAACTTCCGAAGATGAAGTTAAAATGCAGCTCAACCTGCTGGAACTCAAGAATACTCCATTCTTGATTGATCCTCTGGAACTGGAGAAGCTGATTAAGCAGCAAGACGAGGAATACCAGGACTTTGCAACAAATGTTGACTTTGTTCTGTCCGAGTCTAACGCCTCTACCTTCATTGAAGTAGAGTAATAATTTAAAAGCTAGTAAATCGGTAGACGAAAGCCCAAGCATCTTACCTCGCAGCAGCGGTTGAAATACGAGGTTAAATAAGACCGCTGACCATACTATAAAGTATAATCTATTGGAGATTATGTTTATTACATCAGACATTTAATCTGACACGTAAAAACAAAGCGTCGTTGATATTACCGACACAACTTCAAAGATCAACATTTAAGTATGAAAGCTGAAAAGTTTAAAGAACTCAAACTTCTAAACTTCTAAAGCTAAAAGATGCAAAGTATTCGTTGATGATTCAAATCCTAGATCAAAGGTACATGGCTCATAAGATATGGCCTGTGGCGCCTCTAGGCTGTTTATCGGTTTACTAGTTTCACAATTTAAAAATGTATTTGCTAATTTATTAAGTTTTCTGTATAATATATTTTTAAATTGATGAAACGAGGCTATTATGACTTTTCATATTTTGATTGATGATGTGCGTAATCTTCACGGAATGGACATTATCATTCGAACCCCAGAAGCCGCTGTAGAGTTTCTGAATAAAACTGATACCACCGGCCATTTTGTTTATTTCGACAATGATTTGGCTCCGAACGGCAAGGAAGGTTATCAAATTCTTCGTTTACTCTTAGAATTTGGACAGAGACCAAAGAAAGTGGTACTAGTAACCTCGAACCCAGTAGCTAAGCAAATTATGCGTAATGATTTACTTGACTTAGGGTATAAAGAAAATCCCAATCGTGTTGAATATGACTGGCAGGAGTAAAATGTATGGAGTTAACCCAAGAGCTTCTAAAGAAACACTTTGAGTATAGAGATGGGAATCTCTATAGGCGAGGCTCTGATAAACCGTGCGGATACTTGGAGTCTAGCGGATACCTAAGGTATAGTTGGTTAGGTAAAAATTATTTAGTCCATAGATTAATTTTCTTACTAGAAAATGGGTACTTACCTGATAAGGTAGATCATAAAGATTTAAATACATTAAATAACTATACTGATAATCTTAGAGATGCCACACATTCTGATAACATGTGCAACTCATTAGTGTATAGTAATAATCAATTAGGCATTAAAAATATACGACGTACTGCTAACGGAAGGTATCAAGTAAGGATACATAAAAATAAGAAAACTTCTAGTAAGACTTTTATAAATTTAGAGGATGCCATTACTTGGAGAGATGAAATGTTACCTATATTACATGGAGACTTTGCAAATAAAGGGGAAAAATAAATGAAAGTGGGTATCTTACTCGCTTTCCTTTATAGCTTTAATAGCTATGCATCTCATAATGTTAAGGAGATCAATTGCTTAGCCACTGCAATTTATCAAGAAAGCAGGGGAGAAGACTATAAAGGACAGCTGGCAGTAGCCTCTGTAACAAAAAATAGATTAAAGAGTGAAAATTTCCCGTCTACTTACTGTAAAGTTATATATCAACCATCTCAGTATAGCTGGACATCTAAAAATATAAAAGTAGATAAGTCCAGCAAAGCCTGGCAAACAGCTAAAGAAATAGCTACTATCGTTTATTATTTAGATATTCCAGATCCTACATATGGAGCACTATACTTCCATAGTGGTAAAGATAAACCTTACTGGACAAAGAAGTTTAAGAAAACAACTAAGATTAAGGGACATACGTTTTATAAACCTGTTGTCACTAAAACTTAAAAATTTACTTGCTTAAATACTTAAATTTCCGTATAATACTTCCATAAATTAATGAGAGGAGGCGAAATATGAAAAACTTGATCGTCATTGGTGTTAACACTCGCGGTATTCGTACTACGAAAACTGTTAAAACATCTAACGTGGCTGAAATTACTGCTAACCCTAAAAAGTTTGATTTCGCCAAAGTCTCAGCAGTTATGACAGAACAATCTTTTAACCAAGCGTTAGGAATGAAATAATGGAAGAGAATATTTTAGAGGTTTTGCGTAGAGCTTTACAGGATTCTAAGTTTAATGGTTCTGATAAAGAAGTCGCTAAAAGCTATCAGACCATAATTGGGGATCTTCAGCGTATTGATAAAGATTTCATCACTTCTGAACAATTTGTGTCTTATCTCAAAGCTCAGCTAAAAAGCATTAACCAGACGAAAGCTAAACTTCATGGTCAAGATCTTGATAGTTATAGCTTGCAGTCTGCTCAGTATGAATACATTCTAAATAAGTGGTTGCAGGAGTATCTGCCCCCTCAGTTATCTGATACTGAGATTCGTAAATACTTTGCAGAATTAGTTAAGCTAAACCCTGGAATTACAAAAGGTATGCTGATGAAAGCGATTAAGGAAGAATTTCCTGGGCGTTATGATGGTGGTACTGCTGCTCAGATTGCTGGCGAATTTAATTAAAAATTTATTTGCTAAATGCCTTTAAATTCTGTATAATATATTCATAAATTAGGGAACAGCGAGCCGATTACGCTGAATGCAGAATCCCAACCGGAGCGCATTGAATAGAGTCGGTGGGTTAGTTGTAAAACTAGTACACAGGGGGCGGCAATCCCGGTTAGTGGCTAGAACGTGTAAAATGAGGCGTCTGAAACCTCTCCCCTAAACTCTTCTCTAATTTATAAATAGTGGGGTGTGGAAATCACTTATGTAGTAACACTGCCGTCCTAGTATAATTGGTATTATCAAGCCGTAACTGGTGGAAGATGTAGGTTCGAATCCTACGGTCGGTAAGAACTGGATAACTGGTGCTTTTAATGTAAAAGCTTCCGAGGTTAGTTGCGCACTGCCTAAACCACGCGGTAGTTGGTTCCAGACTAACCAACCAGTCTGCTGAATAGTTTTATTACGATTTAACTATGTCCAGACTAAAGAAGAACTTTAGAAGGTATTCTAGGATAGTGAAGTTCTTTCTCCATATCGGAGTAGTTTTTCAAGCTATCCACAAAGTGGGAAATGCTGACATGAGAGATGTCACTAATGGTGCACAATAGCACAGGTAATTCGCGATAATTCCTGTTGAGTAGCAGCAAAAGGCGGGAAGTCATGACCCCAAGCCTAACCGAGTCCTCAATATACCGCAGGACATAACCACTAAGTCACCCTGACTTAAACTGGAAAATAATAGACGTTACCGTATTTTGTCTTGAAATACTTAATGAGTGAGACTTATGACTCTCCCGGTATCGTCTGTATTTTTAAGAGTTTTTACGAGAGTTCTTAAAAATATCGACACAGGAATATGTATATGAGAGATAACTCCTATGACACAGGACAAATAACTAAAGCCATTAATTTAGGGCTGATCCCTAAATGTGATGAATGGTTCAAAATTACTTACAGTTTAGTAAATCAAGTGGCTTTACTAAAAATAGAAGATAAACTAGCATTCTCAAAACTAAGACCAAGTAAACAAAAAAGTTTACTGCGACAATATTTCAGACTAGCAGCTATCAACCTATTAAAATATCGTGATTGTACGGTGGTTAGCAAGTTAAGGTCTAGGGAAGGTTTTGTCTACATAATGCAAGATTCCAAATGCCCTGAGTTTATAAAAGTAGGTAAGTCCATAGAACCTGCCCGCAGGTTAGAAGAAGCAAATTGTTTCTCACCGGAAAAATCCTTCCGTATACTCAGATGGTTCTTCTGTGAAGATGCTTATTCAGTAGAGAACTTAGTGCATAGAACATTTAAAGACTACAACACCACAGGAGAATGGTTTAAACTAAACCCTTCACTTGTGGAAGAACTAATTAAAACCCAGATTCATGCTCCGTTGGCCAAATTGGATAAGGCAAGATCGTTCTAAGTTCTTGATTAGGGGTTCGAATCCCTTACGGAGTACCAATTTTCATTCATCATAACCAAAAGCAAAGGAACTATATGTTTAGCAAAAACAAATCTGACAAGCCGTTGACCACCGAACAAAAGAACATTCGCACTGTTAAGCGCATCGTAGTTGGTGCTACAGTTGGTTTGGTAGGTTTAGTTCTGGCCCTTAACTCCTATACTGTTGTTCAAGACGGTACTGTTAAAACCCAGACTTTCCTGGGTAAAGTAGACCCTAATCCAGTATTACCCGGCTTTCATATTGTAAATCCTTTTGCTTCTTTCGATACTTTTAGTACAAAAGATATTGCTCTAAAATTAGATAAACTTCAGGTTCCTAGTCAGGATAAGTTTAAATCCACTGTTGACCTGACTGTTATGTTGCAGTTTGATGGTTCTAAGGCACCGATTAACCATATTAATGCAGGTACTCAGGATCAAGCGTTAGACAAATATGTAACTGAAAAATTACTGTCTACTATTCGTGAGTTTGGTAAGTCTGTACCTAAAGCACAAGATTTGTTTGATGCTAAAATTCAGGCTCAATTGCAAACTGCAATTCAACAGGAAGTTGAAGAGTACGCACGCCCATATGGTTACACAGTTAAGCAGGTGTTCCTTCAGGATATTACTTTGCCACCGGTAATCATGGAACAGGTACAGAATACCAAAGTTCGTGAAGAACAGGTTAATGCTGCTAAAGCTGAATTAGCTCGTGTTGAGCAGGAAGCACAGCAAAAAGTTAAACAGGCAGAAGCAGACCGTGAAGCTCGCAACAACCAAGCTATTGCTAATGAACGTGACGCAGATGCTAAACTGTACGCAGCTAAGAAAGAAGCTGAAGCTAACGCCGCATTGCAACGTACCATTACTCCTGAGATGATTCGTTGGAAGCAATTGGAAGTTGAAATGATTCGTGCTCAGAAATATCAAGGTGGTGTACCGCAGACTGTGGTTGGCACTGGCTACGACGGTCAAATGATTATGGATATGCGTAATAAATAATATCCGCACGTAACATCTGAAGTAAGCCCTGCGTTCCCTGAAGAGCGCAGGGTTTTTCTGTATTTAAGATAAAAGAAAAGCCCCTAGTCGAAAGACTTAGGGGCTTTATTGTTTGGTTCTTTAGAACCATATACTCTTATTACAGCAACCACCCATACGGGAGGCCAACCTTGACTGAAAATCTACTCTAGGGGGCAGGATAAGAGTAGGCTTAAAGGCAAACGGATTGAACGCCGGTATTTGTGTAAACATTGCTGAAGAGCAACAACGTGCTACAGGCATTGGGCAGCACGAAACAGATTTTCTGCAACACATAATTCCTCCTTAGGAGTTATTACCACCATTTTGAGCTTTTGCAACTTGGCTTTGGCAGAAGCTATTAAACTTACCCATAAGTGATACAAGCTGCTTCCCATCCTCTGTCTTTGCGAAGTCTTCGAAAAGGGCTAGTACTGCCTGTCCTTCCGCAGAAACCTGCGGTTGTTGGGTTTGTTGCTGAACTTGCTGCTGCGGCATCTGTTGCTGCATTTGTTGGGGCATTTGCGACTGCCCGCTCATTTGCTGCATCATTTGCATAGGACTCACACTTCCAGGATTTTGCTGGAGTTGTTGCTGCATCTGTTGCGCTTCTGCTAAACGCTGTTGCAATTGTTGTAAGTAGGGGTTATCCAGACCCGGAATGGGCTGCTGGGAGCCCATACTTTGATTAAGTCCGTTATTTACAAAACCATATTTACTCATAATGGGCTCCTCCCCTTAATATTAAGCCGGCAGTTTAGCCTGCAGACCAGCCAGAGTCTGAGTGATAGCACCAAGACTTAAAGCGATTTGATTAATTACCTGACCGTTAGCACCGCTACCCGCAGCGATTGCTTCACGTAGGCGACATGCGTCTAACTCATCCTGGATACGCGCAGTAGTTACACCAGCGATCGCAGTCTGAAGTTCACAGCAACATTCAGCGATCTGACGTTCCAGAGAGTTCTGGTTAGCACACATCTGAGCCTGAACAGCGGCAAACTGGTTATTAGTTTGTAAAGTCTGCTGGAAAGCGATCTGTGCAGAATCAAACTTATCTTGTGCACGAGCTATCTGATTAGCTGCGAAAGATTGATCAATCTGGCGAGAAAGATCGAACTGACCCTGAATAACGTTGCGAGTTTCCTGGCAGATTTGATTAGACAGATTAGCACCCGTACCATAGATCGTAGTTAGTACAGACTGAGTATCACGGCTCTGGTTTTGGGATGTCTGGCTAAAACCATTGTTAACTGCGCTTAAAACAGCTCCAGTACCCTGATTAGCTTCTGTACGAGTAGTGTTAATAGCTGCTAGAATACTAGCGGTATCTTGGTTCTGAAGTACTGCATCAACTGCGGTACCATCACCAACTATACCACGTCCACCGAATCCACCGAAACCACCGAATCCGCCTGTTAATAGAGCACCGATTAGGATAGCTCCGAATAGTCCCATACCTTCACCACCGAAAGCACCTGCGTTTGCTGGGTAACCACCCAGTAGGCCAGGGAAGCCACTAGTGAATACGTTTACTGGTTCTTGCATTTTATGTTTTCCATATTTATGACAATGTTCATCATCGTCATCTTCTTCATCATCATGTTCACGATGTTTTTCTTCGTAGGCTCTGACCTTCTCCCACTTTTTCTTATCTGATTCCTCGTGACGGTGCAGTTCTGCTGCAACGCTAGCGACGGTCTCAGGACTCTTAGCTACTTCTTCTGTCATTTTTTGACACCTCCTAGTATATAGAAAATGTGTGTCTCTTTGATCACTCATCCATAACATATACTTTACACTACCCCAACAAAAATGTCAAGGGGTCTTTAAAAATTGCCCCCGGATTTTTAGTGGGGTCACAAATTTTGGTCCTCACCACTTATCTGCTACCCTTAAGTGCCCTATGATTTTCCTCTAAAAAGTTAAAAAATTTTATTGCTTGAATGCTAAATTCTCTGTATAATATATCTATAAATTTGAGAGAGGAACCAAATATGAATGTTGATGAGCTAACACAGCACCTCTTATCTAGAGGATTTGATACAGATAAATATCATTGCTGGTTAAGTCCGGAAGGGTGGCTAACAGTCCCATTGTATGACTTCTCTGGGATGTTGAGAGGCTATCAGACGTATAATCCTTCTGCTCCAAAAGGTCATGGTAAGTGCCCATTTGAAGCTAAATATTTTACTTATTCTACTATCCAGTGTGTATGGGGACTAGAAACTCTCAATGGAGATGAAAAAATAGTATTGATTGCTGAATCTGTATTTAAGGCAGTTGCGTTACATAACGCTGGTTATCCAGCCCTGGCAATGTTGGGTTCTTCTCCAGGAAAAGCGTTATTAAAGCAACTGAAATTATTACCTTTTAAATTGGTAGCTATTGGGGATAATGATCCTGCCGGTGAAAAATTTGCTAGAAAATTAAACGGCTTTGTTTCTCCCGTAGATGTGGATGAGATGTCTACCGAAAACTTGAAAAATTTTCTTGCTATGAAGCTAAATTTCTAATATAATATATCTTATAAATTCGGAAGATTAACCCTAAAGGTAAGGGAGCTGTTTGCTAAACAGCCAGTAACTGTGGAAACACGGTGTGCCAGTTCGAGTCTGGCATCTTCCTCCAAACATAGGGTCGGTAGCTTAAAGTTAAAGCGGTGGCCTCATAAGCTAATGAGTAGGAGTTAGATTCTCCTCCGACCCACCAAATTAAGGAAATAAGATGTATAGACATCCACCTCCGCCAACACTTCGTTCTAGAGAAGTTATTCTCATGGAATTGACTAAAAACTTCAAGGCAACTCTTGAAGATAGAGATCTAGGCACGGATGAAGACATTGATTTTATTTGTAGGCTATTAAAGATGAAACTGGAGAAACAACATGGCTAATCCTGAAATTACCGCACAACGTTTCATGCTTAAAGGCATGATTGCTGAGGCAGGTATAACTCAAGAGGTTGCAGATTTTCATAAGCAATTTCTTGATATTATAACTCTAGCTAAAGAGACTGGAGAAAAAGAACATGGAGCAGCAATTATGGCTATATCTCTTATTAGTCTAGACTTGGCTGAAGAATCTGGAGTTTAGCTCCTCCAAACAGAATTTTTAAAAATGTACTTGCCTTTTGCTTTAAATTTCTGATATAATAGTTATATAAATTGATGAAGGAGTTAACGAATGCAAAATCGTGTTATAGCAACTGGTATTGAAAGATGAGGCACGGTTTGGAGAGGTATGCCGCTACACGCTACGGTGCTAACTCCGTCTAGGTGAAAATCCTAGTCAGCAGTATAAATTTAGGGTCGTTAGCCAAGCGGTTTGGCGGCGGATTGTTAATCCGTGTCGAAAGACAACGTAGGTTCGAATCCTACACGGCCCGCCAAATTCTGTGTAGAGTTAAGTAAACCGGTAGCCAACCAGCTATCATTGCTGATATCGAATTCAGCCACAGATACCATTTTCATTAATAACTGAGGAAACAAGCATGTCCAAGAATGTGATTGCGCAACTAGAAGTTCATCGTGATAGCACTATCAACAATATTGAAGTTGAAAAGAAATACATCGAAGAACTTAAACACGATATACTAGTAAGTCTCAATCGTCTTAATGTACGAAAAGAGTTTCTTAAAGAACTTAATGCAGCTATTGAAAAACTCAAAGCTGAATAAAAAAGTTAAAGGTACTATAGTCTAACGGTTAGGATACTCCCCTGTCACGGGAGAGATAGGGTTTCGATTACCCTTAGTACCCCCAAATTAATTCAGTATGAGAATATATTATGCGTAATGCTAAAGAAGAGTTGTTACTTGCCTTAAAAAATACTAATTCTGAAGTTAAGTGTATTAAAATAGAATTCGGGTATTATGGGGATAAAAAAGTTTGGGTATTACCTTTAGGTTATACAGAAGAAGATATTGAGGATTTTCTTAATAACCTAGACTTTGAATATGATTCTGGATATGGTGGGCAATTACTTTATGGTAATGTATGGTTTGCCGACGGAACTTGGCTAGAACGCGGGGAATATGATGGTGCTGAGTGGTGGGAATATAAGGCTACCCCGGCAATCCCAGAAGAATGCCGAACAATTAATGGTGAAGTAGATAATACTTTACGGTTAAACTAATAAAAAATCAGGGTAAGGGTGATAAGGTACGCCACCTCGTTTGGGGCGAGGAAATCTTTAGAGTTCGAATCTCTATACCCTGACCAAACAATTGCGGGTGGGAGGCATAGAGTTCTTCTTAGTCTCATAAGCTAAGTAAGTCCAGGGCAGTACTGGAACCCGCTACCAATTTCAAGAAAAACGCAGTTGCTTGATGCTTAATTTCTTGTTATAATATTTATATAAATTGATGAGGAGAAATCCTCATCATAGTTCGCTAAGGTATTAGCTCGACCTAGGACTGGCTGCCAAAAGCACGATCCCTACGATTCGGGAGAAGTTCTAGATTAGTCCACTAGATTCAGCGGCAACTGAATAGTGTATCGGGTTTGCGAGATGACGCGGTTCCTTCCGCTCGAAGCGAAGGTGCTGTAGTTACGCCGAGCTAATAGCCTTAGTAAACTAGAAGGAATTAACTAAGTGGAAACAAAAGTTTGTAGAGCATGTGGGGACGAACTTCCTCTTACTACTGAATATTTTTATTCTAATGGGTATCATCCTAGTGGCAAGAAAAAGTGGAAACCAACATGTAAATTATGCGAAAATGGAGAAAGAAAAGATAGCTACTATGCTATGATTAACGAAGTATTTCCTAAATTAGAGTGCCAAATTTGTGGGTACTCTAAGTGCAAAGCAGCCCTAGAGTTTCATCATTTAGACCCTGCTGAAAAGGAATACAGCGTATCTACTTTTAAATCTTCCAGACGCAACAAAGAAGTAGTTTTAGCGGAATTAAAAAAGTGTGTACTTCTATGCTCTAACTGTCATAGAGAGATACATGCGGGAATTACAGTTTTGGGCGAATAGTGTCAGCGGGAGCACACCAGACTTGCAATCTGGTAGGGAGGGTTCGAGTCCCTCTTTGTCCACCAAATTCGGGGTTAGTGGTGTAATGGGTAGCCACGAGGGTCTTAGAAGCCCTTGCTTAAGTGCGTGAGAGTTCGAGTCTCTCCTAACCCACCAAACAACGGAAAAGCAAATAGATTGGTGACTAAACCCGATTGGAAATCGGTTGAGTGGTAGCAATACCGCCTTATGGGTTCAACTCCCATCTTTTCCGCCAAACAATTTATATGGTAGGTCAATCCAATGGCTGGCGCTGGACTCCGACTTGAAATCGGTTGATCGTAGTGATACGGTGTAAGGGTTCGATCCCCTTACCTACCTCCA